CTAGGTGTGGGATGGTCCTAGACACAATTGAAGAGATAAACTCTTGTACGTATGAGTACGAGATCGTGCAAGAGGGAGGACTCTTCACTGTCGTAAAAAAATACGACAGAAAGCTAATTGAGATCTTCACCACCTTGGGCCAGGCTGAAGCCTGGATAAACGACATGGAGGAACCCTTCTGACGTTGCCCCCCAGCTGCCTTGGGCAAGCAGCTGGAAATCTCAACCATCGCCTACAAAAACTTAATCCCTCACAACGTGAGGAGAAACGAGACGAGACATGCATGCTCCGTGTCCTTCTTGCTATCACGGGGATTTATTGCCCGTGACCCAAGCTATCCTCTCGTGCTCCAATTGCGAGTACGATGAAAAGGCCGTCTTGCTCTCCCAATGGGGGGAGTGGGAACTCTGGGCAGAGGGTAGAGGGGTCCGCCTTTTTCGGGCGGGCATGAATTGGGGGTGGCATGCCTCCGCTGAGGAGGCATGGAAGGTCGTGGACGCAGACTAAAAAGCGTCCCTCAGTCACCTTGGGCAAGTGGCTGAGTATTAATTGCCTGTCTAAACCTCGTATGAGGAGAAACGAGACGAAACATATGCAGCCGATTTATATTTGCTTGGTGCAGGATAAGAAAATTAATCATAGCAAATATTGGTCTCGTAAGGTAAAGCTTTGCATGGCTCGGGGTGACTATGAGTTACTCCTGGACTGCAAGCATTACCTTGCGTTGTATGAGAATAAACACTGGGCCGCAAGGCTCATCAACAAGATCGAGGAGTGGTAAATGATTCAAGCTTTAATAATGCTGGCAATTGTTGCTAAAGTGATCATTGAGCTTGGTATTGTGACCGCCATGGTATATTGCTTCTCGCACTACGGTGCGGAATCATTGTTACCCTGGTTGGCGTTTTTCTTTGGGGGAATTGTCATTTCGCTCCTCAATATTGAGGAGCTAGATAAGTAAGATGCTCTTTTGGTTTCTAAGTGCGTATATGGTGGCCGCCGTCTATAACACTCTTTGGTATATTGATGAGTTCTCATATGAACTCAATGATTGCTTGAAGAGTTATAAATATATTATGACGGTGGCTTTGTTTATTGGTGGGTTGCTCTGGCCTATGAATTTGTTTCAACTCCTCACAAATAAGGAGAAACATCTAAATGAGTGCCGAGAGATCTTCAAGAAACGACCTCGAAATCTATCATGAAGCTTGTCAGAAGATGGGTGCCGCAAAGTTTTCAGACCTCAAGGATGAGTTGTCTGAGTTCATTGCGGAACCTAGTCTAGATGAGCTGAGTGATTGCCTGCACTCTTTCATGAGAGTATGCAGGCTCCCTTCAACCCTTACCTTCTTCGTCGCAAATAAAACTGCGATGAAGCATGTTAATCGTATGCGGGAATATGGTTGCCCCCGTTCTAAGCGCAACCACCTGGCCAATAACTGTAACTGCAACAACTAAGGAGAACAGAATGAGTAATCAGCAAGCAATCGTCGTAAACCATGTTGATATCTACAGGGCCATTCCTGAGGCACTTCGCCCCGTTTTCTACATCCACAAGATGTGGAGCGGGGTCAGCTGCATCCGCCTGGTCAAGGGCGGGTATAAGCAGCTCATGGAGCTCGGGAAGCAGTCTTTCGGGACTGAGTCTCATGCTTTGATCCTCTCCCTCGCGGAGACCGAGATTCTCCGTACGGCGCAGGCAACCAGGCCTCAGGTTTGGTGTTGTGCTCGTAGGGTGATCAAGGGTTCTGATGGGGTAGACTACGTTGGGGTGTTTATCTTCCTCGGGACCTCAAACTATGAGGACTTTATGGAGGACAGCAAAAAGAGGCGGACCACCCAATCTCCTAATAACCCATATCAACCTGACAACACGGCACCTGCGCCGATGGAGTTTTGATTATGGGTATTAGAGCTGAATGGGACAAGGCTCCTGATTGGGCAAAGCTCCTCTTGGCGATTGCGAGTATCATCGCGATTGTTAAGTGGTTTCCTATCGTGGAGCTTTTGCAGCTGTTCTTCTATGTCGTGATCATCCCTCTCGGACTTCTCATGGCAATCGGCTTTGTATCGCACGAAGCGTTCGATAGCTTCATCGAGACATACAAGGCGGTCATTGAGAAGCTTAGAGAGGGCAATAACACCCCCCCATCTGTTCAGGTATCTACTGAACAGTCTAATAATGAGGAGGCGTCCAACTAATGGAAGACGCACTCATCTTTAAAATCCTTATTATTTCAATCTCTTTCATCTTGTTCTTCTAAGGAGTAAATATGTCTTTCATTAATGATGTCTTGAGTGCTGTGCGTGAGATCGCTGCTACCAATGAGGAGCAGCGCCAAGTCGTGATCAAGAGCACGAAGCGCCTCGCTGAGGCGTATATGCTCGACATGTTCAGAACGGTGGACTTCGTAGCGAAGATCACCACCAACATGGATAAGCAAGACTTGATCAAGCTTGCCTTCCCCTCCACCGCTCAGGCGATGAAGGTGATGAACCAGGAGATGGATAAGGCCTTTGCGCCTCCTCCTGCTCCTGAGCCCACTCCTGAGCCCGAGCTTCGGCTCAAGCCAAAGCCTAACCCCTGGGCTCCCAATCGGGAGGCTTGGGTTGCTATTTGTGAGAAGAACGCAAATGGGTGATCGTGAGCTTAACGAGTTCCTAGATGTTCTAAGTCGCAATATTACCAAGTCAGTGCTCGGTACTGACGAGGGTCCCCTTGCGGCTCAGATAGCTAGGGAGTTCTATGCTCGTGCGGATAATAGGCGGCTTGAGATCAAGCAGTTGTTGGAGGAGTACTTGTTGATGAACAAGGGCGACCCAACAGACCAGATCCTCAAGCTGATCATCGAGTAAAAACCTCGGCGCGAGACGATTTGCTGATTCTACGCTTGCAAGAGGAAATCACTCATTTTTGAATGAGTGTTGGACCCCTAGAAAAAGTAGTCTCGCTTATCGATTCTACGCTCAAAACGGCAAATCAGTTTTGCGCCGTACTTCCTGCACTTCATCTCTTTGGCGGCTCCAAAGTACTGATTTTGCGATTCTACGCTTGTAGGCCAAAATCACTAGTTTAGAGCCCTCAAAAAATGAGTGTTCAACCCCCCTCAAAAGTAGTCTTTTACACTTTCAAAGGAGTTAAAATGAGTCTTCCATGTCTTTGTGTGAACGAGAATGCCCCTCCTATGAGACTGGTGACCTTGATCGCCAAGCACTATACTCTTAACATTAGGAGTTCAGGAACGTCTTGGGGAATCACATTCTCTCTCGGTAAGGGTGTGATTGCTAGTGTGATCATGTCTGAGTATGCGTACTGCGAGCCCCGGGAGTATCGGAACAGCATCGACGACTACACTGAGGTAGAGGTCGCCTTTAAGAAGGAAGGCACCTCCGAGTGGTTTAACGTCGTTGAGTTCTTGGAGCTTGAGAATGATGATGATGAGTTGTCGAATAACATCAAGGATATGTTTGAGAACTCAGAGTACTACCTTTGCCCCTACGCTCAAATTGTTGACGTAGACACTCTTTTTACCCTAATCAAGGAGGCGATGTATGAAGACTTTTGAGTACGATACTGACTTGGAGGTTGTCTATCAAATCATCTCCTTCTCAACCTGGGATGATGATGAGGAGGGTGATAGGCTGCAGGAAAAGGCAATTGCAGCAGGGTATCCTGAGGATGCTGTGTATTGCTTTCTTGCTGGTGATGAGTTTGATTTTGTGGGTAGAGATTTCTTTGAGCATATGGCGCCTAAGATTGTCTATCTCTTTGAAAACACTCCAGATTATGCATTTGAGACGCTTGAGTTTATTACTCAGTTGGGTCTTAAAGAGGAAGAGTACAGGTGGATCTGATGGTCTTTTTCCTCTTTATTATGTGGTTTAGGCGCTGGCATAAGGAGCAGTTAGAAGGGTGAGTAGTATGCCCCCCGACAGGGGGGCGAGGCTACGAACCCTTCAGGGTTTAGCCGATTTCTTCTATAGTTATTAAAACAAAAAGGTACGCCTGTAAGGAGACCTAAAGTTTTGATATATATAGAGAAAATATAATTGGGATAAGTTGGTGTTATTGGGGTAGTCGTAAGTCGTAAGTCGTAAGTCGTAAGCCAAAAGCCGCAAAGCCTTAAGACTCGTATAGAGTCGTAACCTCTCTTTTAGAGACATGGAGATTCTCATGTTAACGCTTGAAGATATTGATTACTTGCACGCTGGTTTAGTTCGTATAAGCGATAGTCTTTACGAGATTCAGCTTGGTAATGTTTCAGCGATTATTACCGTGCTTGATAGTGAACGCTATTCTATAGCGATGCTTGTAAATGGTCGTAAAGAGCATACTCATAGTCTTAATAGACTCAGTGAGCTTCTTGAGCTTGCTGAGCTAGATATGGTTTAGCCAGGGTGATTTTTTACCCTGCGGCAAAATGCCGCACCCCTCTTACTTGGAGTAATAATACACATGTCTTTTGATATATGGTTGTCTTCATTTAATCGTTGCTCTTCTATGAAAGAGCGTCTTCGTTTGATCTCTCTTTTAGAGAGAGCTTTAATTAACAATATGGTAATAAATGTGCGCCGCGTTGATGACAAGTCAACTTGGGGAGATATTATTAATGCATGCATTAAAAGAGTACACCACTCCTGAACAATTACAGATATTAGACTCTATGGCTACTATAGCTGAGACTCTTACTAGATTAGAATTATATGGATTACAGAGATTATCTGAGAAACAATATCAAGTATATCTAGAGTATTTAGATTTGTTGGATAAACAGAATATTAAATTACAGGAAGCTTATAATGCAAACAAATAATAAGTATGCCGCCGCTGCTTTAGAGATTGCTAATCTTATTTCTCTTAAGCAAGAAGCTTATGGCTGTGCATTTGATAATGCACATAAAATTCTAGAGGTGTTATATCCAAATGGGATTACGCCCGATGATTATAAAGAACTACTCACTATTACTCGTGTGATAGATAAACTATTTAGGATTGCTACTAATAATGATCCAGTATTTAAAGAAGAGCCTTGGAAAGATATCTGCGGATACTCTTTGTTATCTCTCTGTAGAAGTAATAAATAAAGAATTTACTTTTCTTGCTAGAGAGTTTGCTGAAGAGATAGTTTCTAAACTAGATCCTGCCAGCTATATAAAAGATAACTCTTATCTATTAGTTTCTAAAGTAGATCCAGCTTATGTAGAGAATTATGAAAAAATGTGCGCCGAGCTTTTTCTTAGATATAATAAAAGAGCTCTAGACATTTTAACTAAAAAAGACTCAATGCTACTGATTTTATTAAACAAGAAATACTTTATTGAAAAATACCTAAATATAACAGGAGATTTTCAAGAGTATTGTCTTAGTGTTATTAATGATTTAGTTAGTGAAGTAAGTAAATCCGCTAAAGTCTTTGATAAAGGAACTTTCCATTGATATATTATTTATGCGCCGTCTATATGATCAGTTGGCTTCTAGTTTATTCAGTGATTTTCAATCCAGTTGCTGTTTGGCTTGCCAAGCGCTCTGAATATCTAGATAAGCTTCTCAGCTGTATGATTTGTACCAGCTTCTGGGTCTCACTCTCACTTCTCTACTTTGTTAGAGATTTGCCTACTCATCAATTTGTTTTAACCCCCTTTGTATCACTCTTCTTTGTAAGAGTGGTCGCTCACTTTGTAGGAGATTTACATGATGATTGATCAATGCTTTGAGTATGATAATGAGTCCGGTGACTATCTGCTTCCAACTGAGATTGATATCTATGTAGTTGCTAAGCATCGAGATGACTCTCCTCTACTCGAAGGAGAGTTGTATCGTTTAGTAAATATTCTAGATGCTTCTACTAGTACTGTTGTGCTTTTTCAAAGCCAGTGTGGTCAGTATAAATTCTGGGAGGATTTATTTAACTTTACCAGGAAATATGATTTGGCGGCTTGTCCTCAAAACATTCCTGCAATGCTTTGGATTCTCAAGAAGAAGAAAATCAATTATACAATTACCTCTGTTATGAATCCTGATAGTGGATTAGTTCAGTACTCTATTAAGAATGATACTACTGTCATTACAGGTTCAGAGCTTTATATGCTCTTGTTTGATTTCATTGATAGTAAGGTTAACTTTCTATGCTAACTAATAATGTGTCCGCCGTTTTTGGGTTGCAGTATGGCGACGAAGGTAAAGGCAAGATTGCTTCTGCTATGGCAGCAAGTAAACGCTTTAGCTTAGTTGCCCGTTATAATGGTGGCCCAAATGCGGGACACACTATTATGATTGGCGATAAAGTTTGTAAAACTAGACAGGTACCTTGTGGAGCGCTACACAAGGTTAAGAGCTATATTGGTCCAGGCACTGTACTGGATCTAAAGAAGCTCGCTGTTGAAATTAAAACCTTAAATGATACCCTCGGCTTTGATATTGAACAGTATCTAATTATTGATCCAAGAGTCCCTATTATAGAAGAAAAACATATCCAAGAAGATATTGAGAAGTACTCTGTAAATGGTACTGTATCTACTGGAAGTGGTATCGCTCCAGCTTATAAAGAGTTCTATGGTCGAACTGCTACTCTTGCAGGAGACTTAGAGTTACCTTATGAAGTTAGAGAAATGCATCGTACTGAGCATCTATTACTAGAAGGTGCACAGGGTATTTGGCTTGATCCTATTCATGGCAACTACCCAAATTGCACTAGTAGTCATTGCTTACCTAGTTTTGCATCAGCAACATTTGGCTTTTCACCTTTAGCTTTTAAAGAGATAATTGGTGTCGCCAAGGTTTACGAAACTAGAAGTGGTGCAGATGATTATTTCTATTGGCCCAAGTCATTTAAAGGGGAGCCTTATCGCCCCAACGATGACCAGCTAAATAAGATTAAAAATCAACTAGAACAGCTACAAGTATTAGGCAAGGAATTTGGCGTAAATACAGGACGTAAGCGTGCATGTAAGCCACTAGATGTTACTGCACTATGCAGAGCAATTAGAACTTCAGGCACTACTCATACAGTAATTCAAAAGCTTGATATTCTAAGAGAAGCAAACTTCTGGTTTGTTTACTTAGATGGTGAGCTTGTAAAGCTAGATAATGAGCAAGAGTTTTGCAAGATAGTTGATATGTCTATTAAGACTTATAGCAACTGCAAAAAGATTACCTGGTTATCTTCACCTTATACTTTTTATGATGAAGGAGATTTTGTAGATGATTTCCCGTTACACAATCCCTGATATGCAAGCTATCTGGTCTGATGAGAATCGCTTCTTCAAGTATTCAGTATTTCATCATGCTTATTTAACTGAGCTTCTAAAGCGTCCAGTTATTTTAACAAAGCTTGATCCTGATTATGAGAAGATCAAACAATTTGAGTCTAAAACTCATCATGAGATGCAAGCATCTTTGCTTGAGTTTGAAACTCGTATTAACCCTGATGATCTAGAAGCTAAGGCTAATCTTCATAAAAACCTAACATCTTCTGATGTAATCGACACTGTACTTGCGTCTACTATCAAAGAAGCTAGTAATCTTCTAAAAACAAAGATTGCTGATTGTTTTGATGTTATACAAAAGCTAGTAGATGATACTAATGGCATTTATACTATTGGAAGAACTCATGGAAAGCATGCAATTCCAATGAAAATGTCCAGCAGGTTCAAAAGAGAGCTACATGATATTCATCTAGTAGCTACTAGTCTAAGAGAAAACTGTGATATTCCAGGAAAGCTAAGCGGTCCAGTAGGAGAGCTAGGCTATGATCATAAACTAATTAATGGCTTAAATGCTCAATTTAATCTAGTTAATTACATGACTAATGGTTTCTCTAATCAATGTGTATCAAGGCATTATCATTCTAAAATTATCTATGATATTGCACTGCTTGGTACTCTAATTGAAAGACTAGTTACTAATATCAGACTTCTATCTATGAACGAAATTGATGAGCTCAGCGAAGGCTTCTCTGAAGATCAAGCTGGCTCCTCTTCAATGCCGCACAAAAAAAACCCTATCCGTTGTGAAAACCTAGTAGGTATCGCACGCTTGCTGCGATCCTACGTTACCCCCTCCCTAGAAAATGTGCCACTATGGCTCGAGCGAGATATGACTCATTCGAGTGTAGAGCGTGTTATATTGCCGGATTCATTTAACTTGATTTACTATATGTTTACCAAGTTGGAAGAGATCCTAAGTACTTTATCTATTAATAAAACTTCTATTGAGAGAAATCTTCGCAATTACGAAGGTAGCTCATACAATGAGCTTAATAATTCAAAGCTACCTAGAAGCGAAGCTTATAATCTAATCAAAGATAAGTATCATGCAACTTAAAGATATCATCTCTAAAGAGCGATACAAAGAGCGCATGCAGACTTGTCTTAAATGTGAATACTACAATCCTACTCTGAAGCAGTGCAAAGAGTGTGGATGCTTCTTAATTCTTAAAGCCGCCTTATCTGTAACCAAATGTCCGAAAGGAAAGTGGAAAGATGAAGATTGATATTAAAGATTTAGATATTGACCTCAAGGATGATTACTACTACTGGGCTTATAAAAATTATCAAGGTGCTACTATCATTCACCTTTATCCAAAAGAAGTTGCTAAGAAAGCTTTAATTAATCTTAATAAGTCTATTTGGAAGCCTCTTGTTGAAACTAAGCACGATCCTGATCAACTCGAGCTTTTTACAGAGGAACAGCTAAATGGATAACTTCATTGCTTTTGTAATATTTATCAGCATAATTGTAGGAGTCTTGCTTTATGATAGTAATGCAGAAATTACTATCAAGATATGCAAAACTTCAGATGGAAACGTAGTCTTTGCTGGAGAGAAAATTGATTACGATTTTCTTGTAAGGAAAGATCTAATATCTAAAGGATTAGTTTGCTCTGAAAGGCTTTACAAGAAGCAAGATTGGTATACTTTAAAAAACATAACAAAGCGCTCAATTAATATCAAATAAGGAATACAAATCATGCAATGGTTTAAAGCTGATGGCGAACATATATTCTGGCAGGATATCTGCAATTCAATTACAGAAATGATCAGATCCGGAGCTGAGCATCAAATTGTAATAGGTTCAGATAGCCAGCCTAATTATAATAAATCTATGTTCGTTGTAGCTTTATGCGTTATATCAGACTTTCCAGGTATGGAGAGAAGATATTACTATGCAAAAGTCAAACATGATAAGTATATGCCTCTTAGAGAACGCATATTAAAAGAAGCTAATCTTTCAATTGAAACTGCTTGCTTGCTAAGAGAGCGTTCTGATCTTGTAAATCAACAAGCTAATATTCAAATTCATTTAGATGTTAGCTCTGAAGATTCAAAGAATAAGACAAGTAAAATGTCTTCAAGTATTATTAATCTAGTAAAGGCTTATAACTTTGAAGATGTTCAAATCAAACCTAATAGTTGGGCTGCTTCTTACATAGCAGACAAACACTCTAAATAAAGGATAAGTATATGTATCATATTGTAATTAAGAACCCTTATCGAAATTTTAGCAGTACTATTAATATTCTAAATGAAGATGCTTTGAAATTTCATTTAAACTTTATTAATCGCAATCCCTATTCTTGGAACTTTGATGAAGATCCAGATTATTATATTGCCACTGATAATCTAAATACTGATGAAACAGTAATTAAGCTTCACAAGAGCTTTCCTCGTAATCTCCTCAAGGAGCTTTTTGCTTGAAGCTACCTCGCGGTGTACTTGAATTAGCTGTATCTCAAGCGCTCAAGAGTACTATGCTTCATCAACACGGAGCTGTTGTATGGAAAAATGGTACTATTCTTAGCGCAGGGTATAACTATCATAAATCTCCTCCTAGCGATAAAGATCAAAGGAGACTCTCTATTCATGGAGAGAAAGATGCTTTGGCTGGCTTGCGTGGAGATCAAATTTATGGCGCATCAATTCTAGCTGTTAGAGTTAGAAAGGATGGCTCCGTAAGTTCAGGTGCACCATGTAAAGGTTGCTACAAGCTTTTAAAACGTAAAGGTATCGCTCGTGCCTATTGGTTCGACGAGCATGGACAACTCAACTGCACTTATATGTAAGGAAACAAAATGAATGATCCTAACAATACTAATCGAGATGATATTGAAGATGATGAGACCCTAGACGCCTTTAACCGAGATTGGGACCGAGAGGTTGCAAGAGAGGAAGGTATGCTAGGTGGTTTAGATGCTTATAATGATTATATGGGTAATTATTATGAGCCAGAATATGATGGTTACGACCAAGATTATTAAAAAAACTTCTTGCACATAAAAAATTATGTGCTATATATAAAAACATAAGCGCTCATAGCTCAGCTGGATAGAGCAACGGCCTTCTAAGCCGTAGGTCATAGGTTCGAATCCTATTGAGCGTATAAAATACTCTTTGAAAACAAAGACTTTTTACGCTTCCTTAGCTCAATGGTAGAGCGAGGTGTGTGTTGTAACCCCTGGGTTCTAGGTTCGATTCCTAGAGGAAGCATTAATTTGTATTAATCAATGAAAGAATTTTGAAATGATTATCTGTCGTATTACAGAGAATGAATATCTTCAAGTTGTTTATCTTGATGATATGGCTTCAAGAATAGATTCATTACAAGTGAGAGTTTCTCTTAAAGAAATCCCATTTATTGAAGATTTTCTTTATAAAGCACTAAAAAGAATTGAAACATCTACTAATACTGTAGATGCTGAAACTATAACTGAAGGTGCATATTCTATTTGCCTCTATCCTGCTGTTCATAAAGCAATCATTACCCTTAGAGGAGAAACTATTAAACTTCACTTTGATACTATTTCAGAACTAAAAAATAAACTAGCTTCCTTAGCTCAATAGGTTAGAGCAACTGGCTGTTAACCAGTAGGTTCTAGGTTCAAGTCCTAGAGGAAGCGCTTACAAACTCTCTACGGTGTTGAAAGAGTCTTAAATCTGTACGATCTGGTGGCATTGCAAGGCTTTTCTTGCAAACAGTCAGATGGAGTTTGTTTTTATGCCGCTGTGGTGGAATAGGTAGTCACAGGGGACTTAAAATCCCCCGCTCTAAAAGGCGTACCGGTTCGAGTCCGGTCAGCGGTATACGGGCGTGTAGCTCAGTGGTTAGAGCAGCCGGCTCATAACCGGTCGGTCGTGGGTTCAATCCCCTCCGCGCCCACTTATTATAATATAAAGGGTTAAAAATGATTCAATACTTACTTCCATGTACGTTACTAGTTATATCTAGTATAATATTTTGGTTTAAAGGTAACGCAAAAGATCTATTCGGTATAGAATGGGGCCCTTTTGAATGGTGGATATATACAAGCCTAGCTACTAACTACATGACACTTATATCATGGTGGAAGTTACTAGAGCTTGGAGATGTATGGAAGGCAGGAGTGATATGGGGAGTAATAAGTCTTTTTGTAGACCTAACTTTGAATTCCTGGTATTACGGATTCAATTGGAAAGGTCTTGTCGCTATGTGCTTATGCGCATGCGCAGCCATCATAATACATAACTAATAACCTGTAACAACAAAGGAATAACTATGCTTACTAAAGAAGAACAAAATAATTTTGCCTCCTCTGAGGATCCTAAAGATAAAGTGCGAATTGCAATCTCAATTGCCTTTTATGTCTCCTCAGTTTCTACTCTCTCTTATGATACTCAAAATCTTGCTTTGCTTGCTGCTCATAGGTGGCAAGTAGCTTATGATTTTGGTACTATCGAAAGAGTTTATCCTTGGATCTTTGGCTTGCCAAACGATCCTTTCGGAGAGTTTGAAAGACTCTTCGGTATGCAGGGTTGGAATCCTGATGATATTATTGTCGACAAGTTTGCAAACGTCATACCCACCAAAGATTATCTCGATGAGCTAATGGCTGGTATTGACGCTTACAAGTTTGATCGTACTGTTAGTCCTGAGGAAGACTTTTAGTCAACTCTAACCTAACTAGTCTCTCTTCAAGTTCTTTGACGTCTTTTTGAAGTGGCTCAATCACTTCTTCTTCAAGCTCTTCAATGGACTTAACCTTGTCTTCCTTTAACTCTAAATGCTTTAAAGCTAATTTATAAGCAAAAAAAGATATAAAACAAAGTACTCCAGCCCAAATGTTCTGCTCTATAATCTTTAAAACGATTATAGTAATATCTATTTCTTTGACATTAGTCTGTTCTGGCATTATAGTTCTCCTATATGGGAAGGATGCTCGATGGTTGGGCAGCAGGCTGTAAACCTGTGGTCTTTGGACACTGTGGGTTCGACCCCCTCCCTTCCCATTTTACTACTAACGTGCGAGTAGTAAAACCTGGCTTATGAAGCTGGGGCGTTTTTTGGATATCCTCAGTAATTCTGCTGGGGATATCCGTCCTGCGAAAGTAACTCAATGGTAGAGTATCTGCCTTCCAAGCAGAATGTTGCGGGTTCAAATCCCGTCTTTCGCTATTCTTTTAACTGTAAAAGAGCAATCGTAATGAAAGTAATTCAACCTGTACCTGCAGTTCAAGAGTTTATGCTTAGTTTCGATATCGCTTGGCCTATACTCGAAACGCTTCATAATAATAACTTAGCAGATAACCTAATAGCTAAAACAATCACAAGCCATCAAGTAGTAGAAAATACATTTCTTTATGAAGTATGGCTCATGGGTGATTTTAGTAACCACACTATAGCTGATAAGCTAAATGGAATCTGGATTGCTTTTACTACGAGTACAATCCCAGATTATAATCTATGTACTACTATTCTTAAAACAATCAAAGAAGCTAAACTGCTTTACTCTACAAGAGAAGCAGCACTAGCTAATCCTATTGTACTGAGCGTTTAAAGGTATTATGCAAAAGAATGTAATTGATGATTACAAAGAGTGGGAAACTATTAAGATCAAAGAAGATTTAGATCGTAAAGCTTTTCCTTACTCTGTAATGATGCAACATATTCAAGGTGATTTCAACATTTCTACATTTATTAGAAATGGAAATGCCTTTGGAGTTAAAGAACTATTCTATTATGGCATTAAGAAATGGGATCGCCGAGGAGCTGTAGGCACTCATAACTACAAGCAACTCACGCATCTTAATTCTTTTGAAGAAATTAAATCTTTAAAAGATAAATACACTCTTGTTGCCGTAGAAAACACTTTAGAAAATTCAGTACCAATTCAAGATTTTCAATTAAAAGAAAATCTATTATTTATTTTTGGAGAAGAAATGCTAGGAATTTCAAAAGAAGTTCTAGACATTTGCGATTATTCTGTACATATTAATCAATACGGTAGCGTGCGTTCTTTAAATGTAGGCACCGCTAGCGGGATTATAATGCAATATGCTTCTAATTACTTTTCTAAAATGAGAAATAAATGAGTAGGAACGATCTTAGAATTAAAGAATTACACGAAACAATCTCTCTTTATAAAGACAAGCTCGAATATTATGAAGAGATCGATGACAAAAAGAATATTAAGTCTCTAAAAGATTCAATAAAGAAGCTCGAAAAAGAACTTAATAAGCTTTTAAATGTGAAAGAAGCTTAATCACTTCACTACTTGTATTGGAAATAACATGTCTAAGAATGCATTAGTATTAACAACTCAAACATATGATTCAAATATCATTACGAGGGTAATCAAAGACTTTAACTCTTGGTTTACCAGGTACAACATAGATACTTACAGCTTTAAGCTAGTAGATCAACATGCAAAGTTTGATCTTCCCAGCCATGATTGTCTTTTGTTACTAGAAGACGATCCATTCGCTCCAGACTTATTGTTGCAAATTTCTATTCTCGATTTAACTGACAAAGAGGTATTCCTAGTATGAGCTGCAGTGTACTTTATTATGTAGATTCCAATGGTCAATCCATGTGGAGATGCCCAAAGACTTTTGGCACTAAAGAAACTCATTACATGCATGAGACTCGCTGCTGGCGTTTCAACTGTCCAGGAGCTAAGCCTCCCAACCCTGTATCTATTTGTCAAAGAGAAGGTTGCTCAAACTTACGCAGAGCTTCTAGAGATGCTAAGTATTGCAGTGACAATTGTAGAAAAGTTGCACATCGTCAAAGGCAAAGAAGTGCATTACAATTACCTTCCTAAGTTTCTTTATAAAGAAGAAGCTGATTACTTACTTAACTACCTGAAAAATGAAATACCTTGGCGCCAAATAAAGTATTACAAGCCCGAAAGGGGATATGTAATTACTCCAAGATTAACTTGGGTAGCTGGGTTCCACCAAGATACTCATTATAAGCTAAAGAATGGCGTTTTCCCGAACGCTATTCCAGACCCCTTACTCCCACTCAAGAATTTAGTAGAAGAGCACACAGGCGTTATTTATAACTTTATTCTATTCGCTCAATATAGGGATGGACAAGATTCAATTACTTATCATTCTGATGACGAAATGTTTCTTGGTTCCTCCCCTACTATAGCCTCTATCACTGTAGGTGAAGAAAGACTATTTTGCCTAAAGCATAAAGAGTCTAAAGAAGTAGAATCTTTTAATCTAGGGCATGGAGATATGCTTGTTATGCAAGAAAACTGTCAAAAAGACTACATGCACTCAGTCCCCAAAACAACTCAACAAAAGTCTCCAAGATATTCTCTTACCTTCAGAAGAGCATTAAATGAATATGGTTCTTCTAATTATTATACATACAATTGATTTTCCTTTAATATTCTGTTAAATAGGCTCAAAAAGGAGCTTATTATGGAAGAAACCTTTTACTTTACCTTTATAATTTTCTCTTACTCTTCAATAATTATAGGAAATATTTTAAATAAATGAGTAGTGTTCCTCTAGAAGTAAAAACTTTCATTAATGAACTTAACGTTTTACTTCGTAAGCATAAGATGATTATCGACTTCACTACAGGCTCTCTAATCTTCAAGCAATATAATCAAGGTAACCTTGAGGATAACTACACAAGAGTTACACTTGCTGATGATTTCTCTGAGCTTTACGAGTCTAAACTAATCCACTCACAGGAAGACTCTTGATTGATCCAGTACTATTCTGTTTAGTTTTTCAGAACTTAATTTCCTTTAATAAAATTGATGCTACTCCAGAAGCTGCTAAGGTTTTCTGTGAACAAGCAGAGAATTTAGTTAGCGCTGCAGAAGCTAACGATCTCTCTCCTTTTATATTGGCATCAATTATTTATTGCGAAAGTAGATGGATTCCAGAAACCAAAAGCACTGCTGGTGCTTGTGGTTTAGCTCAAGTAGTACCCAAGTATTTTGGTGTTACTTGCCAAGAGCTAGTAAATAATCCTGACTTAGCAATAGAAACTGGAGCTTATGCTTTTCATCTTTGGAAGTTGCGTACCAAAGGTGATCGTTATAAAGCTTTAGAGTGCTATAGCACTGGAAATAAATGCTCTTACCCTGATTACGCAAATAAAGTTATATCTACAGCAAATCTTTTTAGAAAGACATACGAAAGGTTAAATAAATGAAGATTTATGGTTCTCTTACAGTACCGAATCTAGCTTGGCGCCACACATACAACAGTATCCTCACATTCTTCAATGAGGAGATCAAGAATAGCTTTATCCGAGCTAGTCAATTTCATGTAGCGAATCTAGATTCAGATAAGACTGTTGATGAAATTACTGAACTCTTTGATGAGTACTCTGTTACTAATAAGCTTAGCCCTTATCAAGATTATCTAATTAGATCTTCTTTGTTTAATGGTGGCAACTTTTGCAAGCCAAAGCGTAGCAATTTTACACCTTACACTAACCGCACAACTTACATTCATGCAGTTGGTGTTAAGCTAAACATTGATAAAGATAATCATTCAATTACTCTAGAGACTTCTGAGTTTGATGATTTCGATAAGTATATGGCTTCTAATGGCTTCATTACAGAGTTTACTACTATGGTGAATAGTATTAATTGGCCCACTCGTACAGGGCCTTCTAAGACTGTTAGGGGTTGTACTCTAGTTAAGGAAGACGCTCGAAGCAATCGCACGCTTTACTATCAAGTAGGACCTTATCCTCCTGTGATGGATTATAGCTCAGATGAAACTCTTCCTGAGCCTGCACATTTGTCTTCTACTATGCTTCGTAATATCAAAGTCTCTTCTGTTACTCCAGACCCTATGTTGCAGCCTCTGCCCCAGCCAGAGGATCTTAGTGAGGTATAAATGACTCCTTCAGAACTTCGTAGTAATATTAAGACTATATTCTCATACTATCAGATGAATGCACTTTCTACTGTACTTGATCCCGATACAGATCTAAATATTATCAATGCAATCAGTTTTCTAAACTCAGTTATGAGTGACCTAAGCATTGAAGATATTGCAGAAAATAGAATCCCAGAAGATAAACGCTTGTTTGCTTCTTATGCAATTATGTGTTCAACTCTTGCTTTGCATAATATTGCTAATAAGAATAACATGAATGTTAAACTGGACCTATAATGCTAGATATTGTTTTAGATCAAGAAACTAAATCTGCGCTACTCTATTCTAACAGAAGCGACATTCCAGGTTCAGTACATCTAATGCAGTATATGGGTGAAGATGGTATCACCCAAGTAAATGCAGCAAGAGCTTCCTTTATGAAGGAAGTTACTGAAATGTCTCCTCGAGATTATAAGCTACTAGAGTATTGCATTAGAGAGAAGCACACTAGTGTAGCTGAGCACAATGTACTTACTTTTAGATTTAAGGTGCCTCTTTTTGTTGCTAGACAACATATGAGGCATCGTACTTGGTCTTATAATGAAGTCAGCAGGCGTTATACTAGTGAAGCTTTAGACTTCTATCTCCCTAGAACATTCAGAAAGCAAGCGGCTTCTAACCGTCAAGCTTCTATTGATTCTGATGAAATCTGGAATCCTACTATCTCAGAGATTCATGGAACTAGACACATTTGGCCTCTTAAAGCATATGAAGCAGGTAAGGAAATAACAGAGCGCTCTGTTAAGATGTACAATGCAATGCTTGAAGCTGGCGTATCTAGAGAGGAAGCACGTATGTTTCTTCCTCAGAATCTCTATACTACATATTGGGGTACAGTTAATCTTAATAATTTCTTGAAGTTTTATGAGTTGCGCTCACATGAAGGCGCACAAAAAGAAATTGTTGAAGTCGCTGAAGCCTGTATGTCTCTTGTTCAAATGGTATGGCCTCACACTGTTGAGAGATATCAAAAAGCAAAACAACCAACAGTAAATAATATTATTAGTCAAATCAATCTACTAACCTCAGATGAGCGTGAGACGCTCATTAGTTCTCTAAATACAAAAGGATAATAACATGTCTAATTTTAATCAGTGGATCGGCGAAGGCAATCTCTCTTGTGACCCCGAGCTTCGTTTTACTCACGATTCAAGTCGTCCAGTAACTAACTTTAATCTCTTCGTTGATAATACTTACAAGTCAAAGAAGGGTGTTGAGGAAGCTGTAATGAAGAAGCGTAGCTCTCGCATCCCAGTAGTAGCTTGGGCTGCAAAAGCAGAGGCTATTTCAAAGAACTTCAAGAAGGGAGATAAGGTCCGAGTAGTCGGCCATATTCGTACCCGCCTTGTAGAGAAGGATGGGGTTACTTTCAATAGCTTTGAGATTGTAGCTGAGGAAGTAACTCTTATTCGAAAGTACACTCCTCGCGAAGATCTATCTCAGGACTGAGAAAAAGCTTTAGCTTGCTCAAGTACTGCAGCCATATCTAAAGAAGAGCAATCTACTTTATTGTCTGTAAGGTTGTAATGGTTAATGAATCCATTAAATGCTCCTTGCACACAATCCTCATCTACTCCTTTAGTTAAACACACATCTAGATTCATTCCAGTAGCATCATGAATAGCCGCCCACAAAGCAGCTAGTGCTTGTAGTTGTACAGGATAAAAGTCTAGGTGTGGTCCAGTTTTGCGTCCATGAACTCTTGATTCAACGATAGGTCTCGGTCCAAAACCTTTCTTTACATACCAGTCCTGGTATTTTGTATAGTAAGCATTTGAGACTTCGACACCAATACCATTTACATTCCAAAGTCTAGCTCCAGCTTGCCAAGCTACATGCTGAATATCTAGCAACTGATAAATGGTACCATCGTTATCAATTAAGAAATGCATAGACAATCCTCTCTTGGCGATTATGTTCGCGCAAGACTCGGAAGAGAGGCACACATCCCAATGATTTACAAATTGAATAGGTCTTCTATCCGGCCTTCCTGACCAATCATTATATGTACCTTCCTTACATCCGAGTCCACCGTGCTCATCCCAGAGAATTACCTTATCCCAAGCGATTGGGAATCTTCTCTTATTGTAAACAATGTTCTTGTCACCTTTCCTTCTATTCCTCTTAGGTGGAGTATAATCTGCTTCTGCTAAAAGTTTCGTCTCTAACCTACGAAGAGTAGCAGGTCCGACAAGACCATCTGCTTTTAAGTCATGTTCCTCTTGGAAACGCTTAACTGCTTCTGTTAACTGCTCATTGAAAGTGTCGCAACCAAACCACTCAGAAGTCCAACCGTACTTCTTAGCGCTTTCAATATTAAATTGAATTTCTTTTGTCATAAAAGCTCCAAAAAAGAAAAGAGAAAATATTATGAGATTTGTTAAGAGAAATTTCTTTAAGATTTACGAATCAGCCAAGATTGTTTTTGATGCTGCAGTAGCTCTCTTTGCTATCTGGTACATCTAAATGAACTGGTACTTTTTACCAGCCTGGCTTGTTTCTATCTTAGCTTTTATAGGGCTCTCAGTACTCAGTCAAGCGTTATTATACATGATGCGCATGGCTGTTAATTACATAGTATTTAAAGAGCCGTATAGAAGCGATAAAGAAATGAGATACTTCTTATTATTAGAAGAAAATAAAAAACTAAAAGATAAGCTTTCTGAACTAGAAGAACAAAACGATCAGATTAGCCGCTCTATCATTAAACAACTGCAAGATAAACTTTAAGGAAATTATCATGCCTAATTATAATGTAACCTTTACCTTCACCGGTCACTCTCCTACCTATGTCGTCCAAGCTAGCTGCGAAGCTGAGGCTTATGATGTTGCTTTTGAAAACTTCGAAGATGACGGGCGCCCTCTAGAGGAAATCGAGTGGAACACCTTTGACTCTGATGTTACCGAGAGGATGGCTTTGCGTCCTGTGGGTTATACAAGTATGCGTGCGCTGGTTGATCAGCAAGCTAGCATCGAAACTCTTCAGCGTCAGGTTCAAGAAGAGATGCAACGTTCTGCTGTTCAAGCAGGTCTTAATGCTGCTGTAGCCAATTATAATCGCTTTACTCAAGAGCCTGTTACTCGCACTTATGTAGCTACTGATCCAGTTTATACACGACTCGTTGATATTACTCCTGTTGCTGTTGCACCTTCACGCCCTGCTACACCAGGTTATGTGCGTCTAGTTCGCTAACAGTTACTTAATATTAAGAGATATCAGAGAAGATGCGAATGCATCAAAACTGAGTATTTATACTCAGAGCAAGACCAAAGTATTTTTAAGATAATAACAACCCACATAGTATTAGGAGCTTGGCTTTGCTCATCAAGTCTACTATTGATAATAAATATATTCCTTATCACGACAAAGTTATGTATTCTTTTAACAAGATCCTTGGAAAGGTACATAATAAACTTATTGATACATCTCCTATCCTTAGCGGTAGCGCTGCAATATCTTTATTATATGCCCCTAAAAAAGCATTCAGTGACTTAGATCTTTATTTCAGCAAAGAGTCAGATTATCTAAATGCATTTAATTTTATTAAAGAAGTAGTACCTCAAACAAAAGAAAATACATATATAGATACTAAAGATAACGAAGAAGATATAGACGAAGAAGGTAATCTACTTTACTACATTACTGATAATGCAGTCTCAGTAGTTACTCCAGCATACAAGATCCAGCTTATTAAAAGAGAGTTCTTATCTCCCGAAGAACTTATCTACAAGCATGATTTTACAAATGTCTCTGTAGCTATATCTCCTCAAGGTATTTATACAACAAAAGAAACCAATTCAGCTTGGTTTGAAAAGAAACTTGTTCTTAGAAATTATCAAATAAAAGATGACGCTTCTTTAGAAGATACACTTATGTTTTATTATAATTTTCTAAACAGAGTTAATAAATATAGACTTCGCTATTCTCTTAAATTATCGAATGAGCTATATTTTAAAATAAAAACTATCAAAGATAACCTAAACTATCTTTTAAATGATGACTCTTCAGAACAAGTTACTCGTGCTCTTGAAAACGTTGCTTTGAATACGAATCCATACTACTCCGGAGAAAGAAAGATTTTTGCTATTGCTTCTTTAAAGAGCAAGCTTCTAGACACTGCAAAAGTCTTACTGGCATCAGGACTCATGTTAGAGAATTCAAACAATGAAAATATTCTGTTTTGATAGAGAAAATTGCGGATACTTCTACTACTTGGAAGAAGAAGACTACAAGAACATAGACTTCTCCAATAAATTCATCAACTGTCCCGAGTGTACTTCCTTAGCAGCTTATGTTCCTGACGATTTTGTTATGGAAACAAGCAAAGAAGAGTACATTCAAATCTATGCTAAGATTAATAAGGTATTTAAAGAATATGACGACGACAATTAATTACTATAGAGATTCGCAAAACAATCTTGCTTCTTTTGAATTGCAAGATGATGTTTTTCCAGGTTTTACTGATTTGCCTGATGATGCTTCTAGAGCATTACTCCTCTCAGCTTACTCTTCTTCTTTTTCTCAAGACCCTATTCTAAGTTATGCTGGTAACAACCTCTTGACTGGTTATCCTTTCCAGGCAGAAAGAAGGACTCTTAATAGTCTTACTCCTCTATTAAGCCTAACAGATCAATCTACTGCAATTTACAATAGTACAAGATATACAAGCCCAAGTTACTTTAATAATGTTGATAGCTTCTTACCAAGTATTAGCTTTAACAAGGATGTATATAGGCAACTTTATACTGATCACCAAGTAGTAGCCTTTCAAAACACTTATACTACAGAGTTCCTTACTCAAAATGAAACAGTAAGAAGTTATACTCGTGGATCAATAAACGATCCTCAAGTGTTTTTCGAAAATCCACCTCAGCTTCCATACCTTTACTATTGTAAGAAAAAGCTAGTTGGAACTGTTGATAATCTACCTGTCTTTTCAACTTTAGTTCCAGAAGCTTTTGTAACATTTAAAGATAAATGCATTAAGCTAGATGATATTACCTACCACTATGCTCCATTTGTTAAAAGCTCTTTTCCAGGTACTCATCGCCGGTGCTATGCAATTAAAAGCAACTTGAAATCAACTATAAAGTCTGGTGTTTTTGCTGACATTAGCACTGAAAATGCAAAGCTAATGGATATTATTGCTAACTCTACAGCTAAGCGTTTTACAGTAATTGAAGTACCAGGATGGTCATCTGCAGCTAAACTAAATGATCCTCTCAAGATTGTTGAATATACTAAGTCTCAGGTTCAAAAGCGTAAGGCTTGTTTGATTCCTGCGCTCTTCAAAATGCAATTTAGAGATGAAAACTTTCAACTAAAGGATTGCTATCATTTCTCTCTTGTTTTGAATGTAAAGCTATTCTTCTCAACTATTGCTAGTATTAATTCTTTTTCGAATCTAATAAATTCGTTAGGAGAAGGCGATGGTTTAAAGTTCTTTAATCCAGAAGCATACAAAGAAGCAATTTACAAAAAGCTTGGAATCTTAAGTTATTATAGCAGTCAGATGGTAGCCTCCTTGCCAGAAGCACAACTCAATATGCTTCTACACAAGTACACTACTCAAACCAAATCTACGCATCTTAATAGTGCTGATTGCGACGATATATTTTCTATTAAACTTAATGTAAATCCAACTATCACTACAAACCTAGATAAAGCTAACGCTAAGTATGAAGAGATTAAGAACAATATCAAAACATACAAAAAGCACTTTCTAGAAACTTTTAATCAAAAGTCTTCTGCAGTTACCACATATATTGATTACAAAAGACGACTTAAAGAAGTAAAAGATACTTACGAAAATACTACACTTCATAATCTTACCACAGTAATTGATAATATCTCCTTCTCTACGAGAGTAGCTCAAGTTGTAAAAGAATTTGAAAACGCTTATGAGGCAGATAAGAAAAGAGCTTTATCTGAAAAAGATTATGTAAAAGATGAGTTCTTTAATAATCTTGCAAAAGATGGAATTTATATCGAATCTATCTCTTTTAAAACTAAAAATGGCAACACAAAGACCCTTACAGCTAACACTTTTGATAAAACCCAAATCTTAGACCACTTACTAAGTAATGATAGATCAAGTCTAATTCAATCTATCTCTAATATTACTTTGGTAACTACTAAGCCTCAGAAGATTAAGGTAGATAACGACCCAAATATGATTGTTGTAGGCGGTCCTTACCGAGTGTATGCTGAGCCAAATCTCCTGCAAGTTTCCTTAGCAGAACTTCCTGCTGTTTGGGGTTATAATCCAAACAACACTGATTATATTTACGTTCACCCTCATGCTGCTAGTGTTACAATTAGCTCCACAACAGTACTTGATAAAGCTAGAGCATGTTTAGGTGAAGCTGCTCCAATGCTTCACAAAGCTGGTACTACTGGCGATATCAAGATGATGATCTATACTATTCTTATCTGGCTTCGCTCAGCGAATAGTGCAGATCCTTGGGGTCGTAATTATGTTCACTTTCCTAAGCTATCTGATGTTGACTTCGAAGGTATTACTATGGAGAAGTTTAACAAGATTAGGGAAGAGCAAAGTCTTGAGGTTAATGAGGAAGATATTGATTCTTTCCTTTTAACTGATTTAGGAGACCCCGAAGAGGACGATGATAGTGAGGAAGATCTCCCCTCTACAGACGACCCTGTAGTTGAAGATCAAACTATTACTATTGAGCAAATCTTTGATACAGCTTCTCCTCCGGCCTATGTAAGATGGTCGAATTTAGCAAATCAACCCACAGACCCAACAAGGTAATATCATGAAATCTGTTTCCGACTTTAGAATGTTAAATGCTCCACCAAATATCCTTGCAACAAGGAAAACAATTCAAGCGATCAAGCATATTGTTAAGATTGCTCCTGAAGAGGCTCAGTGGTTTCATACAGTCGAGTATGACTCTGAATCAAACTCTTTGATACTTGGTGAAGAACTATATATCCCTGAACAAGTTTGTTCTGCTGCAGAAGTTGATACTAGCTCTAGTATGATTGTTCGCTTTTACAAAGAGCTATCAGCTAAATATGATCAAGAGACTACAAATAATATTCTTAAATCTATGACTTGTTGGTGCCATAGTCACCACAATATGGCACCTAATCCAAGTGGTCAAGATGTAAGGCAGTTCTCTACATTAATCCAGCAATCCATAGATCAAAATCAGTCTTCTTGGCAAATCATGCTAATCTTCAATAAGAAAGATCAGTTTTATAGCCGAGTTTATGATCCAAATTCTGGCAACGTTTACGAGGGTGTCCCTATTGATGTTGTCGAGGATAGCTTTGATTTTAATTACATTGATGTTGCTGCTAAAACAAAGTTTAAAACTCCTACACCAGCACCTGCAGCTTTCGCTAATTATAAGTTTGGATCGCCTACACAGGTAAAGAAGATCCCAACAGATAATTACAATTCTCAGATTGCTGAAACTATTATGGATCAAATTTTTACTACTAAAGATCTACTTCTAGATAAGTTTAAATTCTCTAAGAAAGAAGCTCAAACTTACCTAGCTAATATCCATCAATGTTTAACCGATAAAGAGATTCTTTGGTTTTATAGTGTATTGTCTGGAAAGAAAGATATCATTATTGAATCTTATTCAGATGAAATTGCTAGTAATAAACTCAAAGAGCTTGAGCTTCCTCTAAATACTTTCTTTATAAACTTATTTACTTCAGGTAAGTTTACTCCAGATCATTGTAAGAAAGCTTTGAAGGCTATCTTTGAGCTAGATGACTGTCCGACTATTAGTGAATTAATCCAGAAAGTGAAGTTGGCTTAATGCAAGTAAGTTTCCTTAGGCATAGTGGTTTCTTTGGTCCTGAAGATGTAAATGGTAAAACTCTAAATATTATTGGAGTTGGTGCCACAGGAAGTTGGGTTGGTCTCATCGCTGCTAAGATGGGCTGGCATAACTTCCGAGTCTGGGACCTTGATATCGTTGAGTCTCATAATCTACCTAATCAAATTTATAGTGCAAAGCACATTGGTATGAAAAAGGTTGATGCTTTTGAGCAAGTACTAAAGGAGTTCAATCCTCAAGTACAAGTTCAAAAGTATGATCGTTTTTATACAAACCAAGAAGACATTTCTAAAATGGATTTTGGTTCTTATATGTTTATTGCAGTAGATAGTCTTTCCGCAAGGAAAGATATCATTGAAGGTGTTAAGAATAATCTCTTCTTAGAGTTAGTTGCTGAGTCCCAAATGGGTTTTACTCATGCTACTATTAACTACTTTGAGCCTAATGATTACCTTCAGTTAGATACTTACAAGTCTATGCTAAAAGATGATTCTGAAGTAACTGAATCAGCTTGCAATGAACGTATCATTACTACCTTGACAGCAATGGTTGCTTCTGAGATAGTTCAGACAATCTCTGCTCACGCTTCTAAAAGTCGTAGAACCGACGGATATAAGCGCCCACATAAACAAATCTTCTCTCTTAACCCTCTAAAAGTAATTACTTTTTAATAAGGAATTAAAATGACAACACGTGAACAACTACAAGAAATCGTAGATCTTCTAACCCCTGCACTTGACGATGCTGCTAAGTTTGATCGAGGCATGGAAAGCCCAGGTACTCGTGTAAGAGTTGCTGCGTCTCAAGCTTCTAAGCTACTAAAGGCACTTCGCTCATCAATTCAAGAGACTCGCAAGTCTCGTAAGGATCAAGAATAATGGTTACTATTACTCTCGTTGTAATTCCTGGCCCCGGTGCTCGCACCGTTCAACTCTCCGATACAGCTACAATTCAAGATCTTGTGGTTCAAGAGAATCTCCACGGTCGCGATATTATTGTAGATGGTCAAGGAGTAGCACCTGCTAGCTGGTCTTCAACACCAATTTCTTCTGGTGTTGAGATCTTTGCAACTGGCTCCGTTAAGGGCAACTCTTCTAACTAATTATCTCTTTATAAGATTTTAAGAAAACAGCCAGATTATTAAGAGATATTAACCTGTTACTTTAATTACCAACTAAGGGGCAATAAGCCCCTTTTTCATTTCATTATTAAGGATTTTACTATGGCTACCATTACTCTCGTCGTTATCCCTGGTCCTGGCGCTCGCACCGTAACCCTCGCAGCAGGTGCTTCTGTTGCTGACCTTGTGTGTCAAGAGAACCTCCATGGTCGTGATATTATTATCAACGGCCAAGGTGTTCCTGCTGCTACTTGGGCTACAGCAACAGTCCCTGAGGCTGCAGAAGTCTTTGCTACTGGCTCCGTTAAGGGCAACTCTAACTCTATCACGCTTGTTGTTATCCCTGGGCCTGGTGCCCGTAGTGTTGCGCTTCCTGCTGGTGCAACCGTTGCAGATCTAGTTTGTCAGGAAAACTTGCATGGTCGTGATATTATTATTAATGGCCAGGGCGTAGCGCCTGCGCTTTGGCCAACAACACAGGTGCCTAGCCAGGCTGAAGTTTTTGCAACCGGATCTGTTAAGGGTAATGCTCATACTGTTACTTTGATTGTGATCCCTGGACCTGGCGCTCGCATCGTACAAGTAGAGCAAGGAACTACTGTTGCTGATTTTGTTTGCCAAGAAAATCTTCATGGCCGTGATATCATTATTAATGGCATTGGCTTGATTCCAGCAGACTGGGCTTCTACACCAGTTCCTCCAAACGTCGAGATCTTTGCTACTGGTTCAGTTAAGGGCAATAAGGATTCATCTGTGCCCGCAAATTTTACTATGTAAGAGCTGTTGGCGAGACTGCTAAGAAAGCTTTCGTCAACATGCTCGAACAAGAGCAGGCTTGGGCTGATGTAAAGGCAACCCCATCTCCACTCTTGTCTAAGAACCGTTACTTTATTGTTAATACTTTTGTATTTAACAATGATATCCAAGCAGCTTTAAATTATGTCTATGAGAACTGGCAGTCTTTTAGATTTAAGAAGAAAGCTGCTGGAGCACTGATCCTCTCTGATACTGACTATCTGTTTTTTACTTACGACTTACCTAAGGATTAATTAAATGTCTGACAAGATTACTGTTTTTGTTATTACTGGTGATTCTAAAACTGTACTGAATTCTGTTAAAGAGATGGTAGCTTCTGGTGCAGTTGCTATCAAAGCCTCTACAGAGACAAAAGCTATTGCAGCTCCTGCAGTGCTTTCCTTGCACAAAACCAAGTGCACTGATGTTCCATTCTCAAAGCTTTATATCAAGCCAGCTGCAGAGTTCTTAACTGGAGTTGGCAATGGTATTGTCCGATTTTCGGAGATGCTAAAATTTATCAATAAGAAAGTTGGCTCTATGCCTTCAAACAGAGAGCTTTCTTCTTTCTTGCGCAATAACAATTACATTCGTCTTCGTCAAACTATTGATAGTAAATCAACCTTCTTCTGGGTAAAGAAAGGATCTGTTTATGCTCTCGGAATCTCTAAGTAATGCTTTTCAACGCACTGACCTTGAGAACAACGGTATCATCTATCGTTGGAATCTAAATAACGTTCCAGATGCAGTAACTCAAATCTTATTTCTAAATGATTTGATTCTTCACGAAATGTCCTCTGGACGTGTTTGCAAAGTAAGACCTGACAAGCGTAAGCGAGCTCAAGGTCTTGTTGTTGTATTTTCTAATCCTTTGGAGGGTTCAAAATAATGGGTGCTCAAACATTTTATGATGAAGGCTCAGGCACTGATCCAAAGCAAGTCTTTAAAGATTTAGTTCAAGACGCTTTGCATTGGCATGGACACTCTCCTTATTCTGGTACCATCAAGGAAAAGCATAACTTTATTATGGCTACTAAGGATATTTTATCTGTAGAAGATGCTTATTCTTTAGCTGATAAACTAATTAGTACGCCTAACTATTCCGATAAATGGGGCCCAGCTGGTTGTATCCAGATGCTTCCTTCAGCAGGCAATACTACCCCAAGATATCTATTCTTTGGTTGGGCTTCGTCTTGATCATTCAAGTTGTCGGCTTACCTTGCTCCGGAAAGTCTTATTACATAAATAACTTTATAGAAAAATATCCTCAATATAATTTTCTTAAGAAAGATATTTTAGATTTTTCTGGAACTACGCGAGAAAGAGACTTCTTGTTTGATATCATAGATAATAAAGACAAGAACTTATTTGTCGAGTCGGCTTGCGGTATATCACCCCTGAAGAGTACAGTCATATTAGTCAGAGCTTCAAAAGAAGAACACTTGATTAATATGCAAAAAAGGCAAGAAAAGTACTCAAAAAATCTACTAGAACAAATAAATAGCCAGATTATTCCTGCTAATTACACAGTTTATAATCAAGAATCTTTTGAAGCTTTAATACTATCTCTAATAGGAGCAAAGCATCATGAGAGAGTTGATAATAAGCCAAGAAGAAATCGATGAGCTATTTAAAGAAAATAAACTCTTAGTTGATATTGAGGCTGCTCAGAATGAATACCTTATTCTAAAAGCTTCAAGCTCTGCTCTTGTTAAATACAAAAGACCACACTTTACACCATTAAGAGATTTTAAAACTTATCAAGGTATAAAGCCTAAAGATGCACATCAGAAATGTTTCTTTGATTCAGTGGCAGATGATCAGATACTAATGACTGTTGTGCTTGGTAAGGCTGGTACTGGTAAAACATTACTGGCTATGGCTTATGCTGTTGATCAGTATTTCAAATCAAACAAAACAATAGTATTAATAAAGCCTACTATTTTTGTAGGTGGCAAATCTTCAGTTATGGGTCCTGTGCCTGGCGATGTTAATGATAAACTCGCAGGTACAATGTCTTCATTTATAGTGCATATGAACGCTTTGCTTGGCCACAAGGCTTCTTTCATACTCGAAGATATGCTTGATAAAGGTAATCTTAAGCTCTTACCTATCGAGCAAGCTAGAGGAATGAACTTAGAAAATTGCACTGTAATATTAGACGAAGCTCAAAACTGTGATATTCATGCTATGAAAACAATTGTTTCTAGAGTCGCCTCAAATAGTAAGCTTATTGTACTTGGAGATCTCTCTCAAATAGATGCTCCATTTAGAAGAACCGACTCTGGTCTTCATATCTTCATAGAGTCTAAAGCTTTTAAAGACTCTATTGTTACTTCACAAATCACTTTAACTACACAATACAGATCAGCCTTAGCTGATTTATGCGAAGCTGTATCTGAGGAATACTATAAGGATAAATAATTAATGTACGCTGCTTCATTTAATATCTACAAGAAATCTGCTGCTGCTCAATTCTCACTGCTACCTCCTCGTCGTGATGAGAATGGTCGTGTATCTAAGAATGGAGCTATTCTTGTAGAGATGGCACCTAGTATTGGCGAGAAAGCTTATGACTGGAAGGGCAAGAAGCTTACCTTTGCTTTTGGAATCAATGATCTAGTTCAGTTCTTTGACGATCAAACCAATCCAAAGTGGGGTCAGTTCCTTCATGATAATGAGGGTCAAATCAAAAAGCTTTCTATTACTCATGGAGAAGGTAAGTATGAGGGTACTTATATGATGGGTATCTCTTCTGGAGATAACCGAGTATCTGTCTCTCTTTCAGGAGGCGAGTTCGCTACATTGCATCGCCTATTTACTGCTGCACTCCCTAAGATTCTTGGATGGGACAGTGTCTGATTTTAAAATAGTAACTAAAGATTCTTCTATTAACTTAACAAAAGAAGAGCTCTTTAAAACTATATTAAAGACTGTTTTTGAAGATAAAGATAATCAGAGTTTAAGATTTTCTGACGAATACGCCGAGGCAATACTTGCTATCCTTGGTGCAGATTCTAATAAAGAATTTTATAATATATCTTTAAAACAGTTAACTGCTATTGCTTTCATGGCTGGTTACTACTACAAGCTGTTTTTGAGTAAAAATAATGTCACAATCATCGACAGAGATTCAAAAGAAGGAAGCTCTTAACTTTTTAGTTGACTTCCTATCTGATTTAATTGTAACCGTGATTCTCAAATATAAGAATCACACAACTAACAAGGACAAATAATGTTTTCTTATACTGTTAAAATTCGACGTATCAACTCTGCTAGCAGCTTTAAGGCTATTGCTTCAGTTCTCATTGATAACATGATTGAGATTGATGGCTTTAAAGTAATCAATGGTCGTAATGGATTATTCGTAAGTGTACCTAGCCACAAAGGCGAAGTAGTCGAAGATGGAGTCAAGGTAGAGAAATACTTTGACGATGTAAAATTCCCTGGAGAAGAAGCACTTGAGTTCTCTAAGGAGCTCAAAGAGGCTATCTTGTCTGCATACAATAACACTTCCACTAGTACTGGTTCTCCTTCTGAAGTTTTAGCTACAAAGCCTACTCCTAAAAGGCAAGTAGTTGATCAAGAAGAAACTGCTACTCGTAAATCAGTTGCGGCTACAGCTAAAGCTTCTGCAGCAACTACAGAGTCAGCTAAACCTGCTACAGCAACACGTGAGCGCAAACCTCTCTGGGGTTATTAATAATGACTGACGACTACGAGCCCGTAGAAGTAGTCGGAATTGAAGCTGAAGATCTTGTTGATGAATTAAAGCTAGGTGCAGAAACATATTCACAAATCACAGAAGCTTTTATTAAAGAATTTGTTTTTTATGACAAAACTTTATATCAATGGGCTAACGATTTGATGATAGATGTTCCGTCAGCTAAAAGTCTCGATATACAAAACTTCAGAGAACTTCTGACTCAACTTGCAACAAATATTCAAATATCATCTAACTATTACTCTCTTGCAGCATCTATGGTTGATGCGATTGGTGGAGGTAATAGTATGAAAAAATCTGACCTAGTTAACATTATAGTAGGAAATTATGCTGCTAAAGGAGCTAAAAGACCTGCTGCTTCTGTCATTGAGCGCATGGCTGACTCTTATCTCTCTAATACTGTCTCTGCTGAGAAAGCTGCAAAGATCGTAAAGAATTTTTGGAAACAAAGATTTGATACTCTTCTAGAGCTTAGAAAAGTGTTTGAACAAATAGGTCTATCACTCTCTGTAGAGATGAAGTTTACATCGAATTGAGGTTTTATGATAGACGGATTAATACTAGGAATTATTACCTGGTTTAGCTTTTGCTTAACATTTGTTCATTTGCCTATTCAGGCTAGAAACTTTATGCTTAAATACCCAATGGCTACTGATGCTACAGCTGCTGTTGCTTCTTTTTTCTTACTCACAGAAGTAAGTAAGTCAATTGTAGCTGCTGTAGCTTCTATGATATGTGGTGTGCTTGTAAGTTTAAGCTTGATCATTTACGAACATATCCGCTAATATCAAAAACTCACCTCAATTATCATAAGACCGTTTAGGTCTTTTTGTTTTTGGAGCAAAATAATATGAATTATCAATTTTCAGAACATGCATTATCTCTACTAAATAATTATTATATGAAAGATGGAGAGGCTCCGACTGAAGCGTTCAGGAGAGCTGCTTACGCTTATACTCCCAATAAAGAGCTAGCTGAAAGAATTACTAAGTATGCTAACGATGGTTGGTTCATGTTTAGTAGTCCTATTCTCTCCAATGCAGGTCGCTCAGGCCTACCTATTAGTTGCTTCTTAACTTACGTAGAAGATACTGTAGAATCGCTAATAGAGCATACTAACGAGCTCAGGTGGATGAGTGTTATGGGTGGTGGCGTTGGTGGACACTGGTCTCATGTAAGATCAGTGTCTAAGAAAGCTCCCGGCCCTATTCCATTCTTGAAAACCGTAGACTCAGACATGCTAGCATACTCTCAAGGTTCAACCAGGAGAGGAAGCTATGCCGCATATATGGACATTTCTCATCCTGATATCATTGAGTTTCTTAATATACGAATGCCTACAGGCGGAGACTCTAATAGAAAGTGTCTTAACATTCATAATGCTATTAATATTACTGATGCATTTATGAATGCTGTCTATAGAGATAAAGAATGGCAACTCATCGACCCTCATAGTAAAGAAGTAAAAGATACAGTAAACGCTAGAGACCTCTGGCATCGTATCTTGGAAGTAAGGTTTAGAACTGGCGAACCTTATATTCATTTCATTGACACTTCTAACAAAGCTTTGCCTGAATCTCTAAAAGATCAAGGATTACAAGTACTTGGCTCAAATCTTTGCTCAGAAATAACCCTTCCGACAAACTTTGAACGCTCTGCTGTATGTTGTTTATCTAGTTTGAATTTAGAGTATTTTGACGAATGGAAAGATACTTCTATTGTTCAAGACTTAGTTGAGTTCTTAGATGACGTACTTCAATATTTTATTGATAAAGCTCCAGAACATTTAAGTAAGGCTATCTACTCTGCAAAGCGTGAGCGCTCATTAGGCTTAGGAGCTATGGGGTTTCACTCTTATCTCCAGAAGCATAATGTTGCTTTTGAATCTATGTGGGCTACTGTTAAGAATCGCCAAATCTTTGAGCATATAAAGTCAGAAGCTTTAATTGCTACAAAGAGACTTGGTGAATTAAAAGGTGCTTACTTAGACGATACTCATACAGGACATAGAAACTCTCACTTACTTGCGATTGCTCCCAATGCAAACTCAAGCATTATCTTAGAGACTTCTCCCAGTATAGAGCCTTGGAAATCTAATGCTTTTACTTATAGAACTAGAGCTGGCTCATTTCTTCAGTTTAATAAATATCTTCTAGAGATACTAAAGACCAAAGGTGATGAAGCTTGGCTCCAAGATACAATCCAATCTGTTATCTTGAATCAAGGTTCGGTTCAGCATTTAGATTGCTTAGATGAACATCAGAAAAATGTTTTTAAGACCGCCTTTGAGCTTGATCAAATGTGGATTATTGAGCATGCAGGTGTACGCCAGGAATGGATATGCCAAGCTCAATCCGTAAATCTATTCTTCCCAGCCAATACTGATGTTAACTATGTTAACTTAGTGCACCTTGCTGCTCATAAGAAAGGGCTCAAGTCTCTTTACTATCTAAGGACTACAGCTGGTGTTATTGCAGAGAAAGTTTCTACTCAAGTCGAAAGACGTAAACTTAAAGATGTAGAGGAGTGTCTATCATGTCAGGGTTAACAGAGTTTTCTAAAGTCTATAAGCCTTTTCAATACCCTTGGGCTATGGAGTATGCAGAGCAACATGAAAAGATTCATTGGGGCTCGTGGGAAGCTAAGCTACAAGAAGATGTAGCTCAGTGGAAGAACAAGGTTATTACAGATAAAGAGCGCGCCCACATTACACAGATACTTCGTATCTTCACTCAAAGCGATGTAGCTGTTGGTGGTAACTATTGCGATATCTTTATTCCCAAGTTTAAGAATAATGAGATTCGTAATATGTTACTTTCTTTTGCAAATAGAGAAGGTACTCATCAACGCTCATATGCTTTGTTAAACGATACTCTCGGCTTAGCTGAATCTGAATATTCTAGCTTTCTCAATATAAAGGAGATGGCTGATAAAATAGATTTCATGCTTGAGACCGATTACAAACCAGAGAACGAAGCTCAAGAGTTAGCTTTTGATCTTGCTCGCTCAGTTTGTAATGAAGGTATGTGTCTCTTCTCAGCTTTTGTTATGTTACTAAACTTTCAAAGGTTTGGTAAAATGAAAGGTATGTGCGAGATAGTTGAATGGTCCATTCGTGACGAAACTTTACACGTAGAAGCCATGACTAAATTATTCCACACTTACTGCGAAGAGAACCCAAAACTAGTTACAACACAGCTTAAAAAGTATATTTATACTAACTTTACTAGAGCAGTAGCTATGGAAGATGCTTTGATTGATTTGCTCTATACAGATTACGAAAGTGAATCTCTCTCTGCTGATCAAGTTAAAACTTATATTCGTTATTTAGCTGATAGGCGTTTAATCCAACTAGGTTTAAAGCCACAATTTAAACAAAAGAAGAATCCTCTTGAATGGCTTGACTGGGTTGTCTCTGGCGACTCATTCAAAAATTTCTTTGAGGGTACTGTTACTGACTACAATGCTGCTGGCATGGTAGGTCAAATTGACTGGACTGTTTTAGGAGATTCTAATGAAAATCAATGAATATGTAAAAGAAGCTTATAATAATGCCGCCGAGAAAGGTTGGCATGAAAAAGAGCGCTCTATAGGCGAACTAATTGCACTTATGCACTCTGAGCTATCTGAAGCCTTAGAGGAACATCGTAATGGTCATGCACCTAATGAGACTTATTATCCAGAAGGCTCTTTAAAGCCAGAAGGTATTCCTGTTGAGTTAGCTGATTGCGTTATTCGTATTTTTGACTTTTGTGGGAAATATGATATTGATCTTGAAGATGCTATAAATACCAAGATGCAATATAACAAATCCCGGCCTCACAGGCACGGAGGCAAAAAGCTTTAGGATGATAAATGCTAAAAGATATGGACTTAGCAGACGATTATGAAAAATTACTTAAAGTAGTACTTGATGCTGCACTTGTTGATTTTATTAAACTTCAACACCCTAGAAATAGAACTAAAAAGTATTTAGAGGAAGCTTTAGATACTTCCGTTGAATTGTTTTTTGACCCTGATTTTCGCTTTGAATATTTTTTCAATCAAGATGATCCTAATGAAAAATACTCTTTAAAAGAAGCCTTAATCAGATTATTAAAAACAAGGAATATTTCTATGACTAAAGTAAAAAATCATGTCGTCAATGAGTCTATATCTTATTGGTGGGAAAAGAATTTCCACGATATAAAAGTACCAACTAAAGTTAATTTAGCTGGTAAGGTTTTTTATATAGTAAATTCAAAACAAGAACGAATAGATTATGAAAATAATAAACTCTATTTTGCCTGCAAAAAAGAAGCAGCAGATAGAGTTTTTTTTAAACTATGTCTTAAAGTTCTTATAGAAGAATCTAATTTAGATTTTACAGATGAACAACTAGAGCTTTTTTATAAATACTTTTATCTTTTCTTAAAAATAAATGATGCATTTCCTACATTAAAATTGAAAGATAACCAAAATGAATTGGATTGATATTATAACCGGTATACTGCTTTTAGGTTTAACATATGCTCTTTATAGGTCTACTCAAAAAGTAGAAATACTTAATGAGTGGATTAATATGGTTGCTTCTCAAAATGAATTTCTAAATAAAAAACATGATCAGCTATCTGAATATTATAGTACTGAAAACCATGCTTTAGAGGCAACAATCAAAGAGCTAAACTCTCGTAATGCTCACTTGGTTGATGAATTAAATACATTCTACAAGGACAACTCTTCTTTAAAAGAACAGATTTATCATTTAAAAGATAAGCATCCTGAAGAACTTAAAAAAGCAAGAGAAGAAGCCTTAACTAAATCAAGATCAGTAATGCGCGGTCAAGCTACAGAGCATCTCGCTCCTTATATTATAAAAGATACAAATCCTAAAGATTATCGCTTTATGGGTAACCCTGTAGACTATGTAATATTCGAAGGTCTATCTGATGTACTTGACGGTCAAGCTGATACAATCAAATCAATTACATTTCTAGATATTAAAACTGGTAAGTCTTCTTTAACTAAATCTCAAAGAAGAATTCGAGATGCAGTAAATTCTAGCTTTGTAACTTTTAAAGTATTAAATCTAGATGAGCTTGTTGAAAAACAAGCAGAAGGAACTGTTCAAGATGAACATAGCGTTCAAGACGAAAACGGGTCAAATCCGCCAGATTGATATTGATGAGTTGCTACCTATCATAGAAATCCCCGAGTATAACTTTACCACTCCTCAGAGTATAGATCTTTATGATAGCTCAATGCTTACTCTTAATGTTAAAACATTAGTATTTAAAAAAGTAGAAATGAAACTTCCGCATTATAATATGTCTTGGATTGAATATCATGAGGTCTGATTGGCATCAGTACTTTATGAATATAGCCTTTACTGTTTCTGCTAGAGCTACATGTCCAAGGCGTAGCGTTGGTTGCGTAATAGTAAGAGACAGATGCATTCTGGCTACTGGTTATAACGGTAGCTTATCTGGAATGCGGCATTGCACTGATGGTGGTTGCATGATAATCGATGCGCATTGTATTCAAACTGTGCATGCAGAATTGAATGCAATTGCACAAGCAGCAAAGCAGGGGGTATCTCTCAAAGATTCAACTGCTTATGTTACTACTAGACCTTGCTTCAATTGCTTTAAAGGTTTAGTAGCTGCAGGTATTACTACTATCTATTATCGAGAGACTTATGAATCTCACGCTAATCATTTCATTAATTATTATTTAGAGAAACATCCTGACTTTGTATTGGAGCAAATATGATTTTAACTAAACTATGCCCAATTACACTTAAAGAAAATACATATCAGATCCCTATTACTGAAGAACAGTATTTTGCTTGGAGGAACGGAAATCAACTTATTCAAGCTGCTTTTCCTCATCTAAATGAATACGATAGAGAGTTTCTTATTTCTGGCATGTCATTCGAAGCTCAAGATGTTTTCTTTAAAGATCCTCTTGATTTAAATGAAAGAGACTAATGAAACACTTAATTAAAAAACTACCCCCCAAGTATCGCATGACAATACATAATATTGTGGGTCATCCTTTAATGGAGATACTTAACTTAGTTGGTCTCAAAACTATTGCCGATATAGTTCATGACTCAACTTTACCCTTAGACTCAGAGGAATAATTAATGGCTATTAAGAAGCTTACTGGTATACCCGAAATAGATATGATTGCTTCTTCCCTTGCAAAGAAATTTGGCAAGGAAGATATCATGTCTGTTGGTCCTAAATATGAGAAGGTAAAAACTATCTCTACTGGCTCTATTAGTTTAGATGCCGCTCTTGGTGTAGGTGGGCTTCCCAGCGATAGAGTTGTAGAAATCTTCGGCCCACCATCTGCAGGTAAAACTAGCTTATGCTTGCAAGTAGTAAAGAACTATATCAATGCTCACGGCTACACTAGGATGCCTGTGTATATCGATCTAGAACGTACTACAGGGCTTGATCTTGTTACTAGTATGGGTATCGATGCAGGTAAGATGTTATTCTGCTATCCAGATACTGCAGAGGAAGCTTTACAGCTTGCTCAAGATCTAGGCAAGACTGGCAAAGTAGGTATCATTATCTTTGACTCTATTGACGCAGCTCAATCAGAGCGAGATACTAAGCGCTTAATGAATGAGATGGGCGTAGGTGATCTTCCAAGATTACTATCAAAAGCTCTCCGTGCTATCTCTAAGATTAGCGTAGACAGTGATTGTCTTTACTTGTTTATTAACCAAGTACGCATGAATATTGGAGTTATGTATGGAAATCCAGAGACAACGAGTGGGGGTAACGCTATTCCATTCTATGCTTCTGTTAGGCTTAGAGTAAGCAGCAAACCTTCTTCTGATACAGAAGGTGCTCTTACTATGAAGGTTAAAGTAGTAAAGAATAAAGTTGCGCCCGCTCTTAACAAGGAAGCTATCTTTGAATTCATTGCAGGTAAAGGTACTGAGACTTATGCTGACTTAGTATCTTATGCAAAGGATATTGGATTGCTTCGTTTTGCTGGCTCTGCAGTTAAATGGTTTAATCCAGATAATGGCGAAGAAGAAACACTATGCTCTGGTGGTAAAGCCGGCGCTGTAAGTTTCTTCAAGTCTAACAATGACAAGTACTTAGCTTTTAAAGCTTTATGTTTATCTAAAACAACACCAACTGTTACCGAGGCTACTGAAGATGACAGCTCAGATAGTGAAGACCTCTCACACGATCAGGTTTAAAGAATCGTGGGATGAGGTATCTAATAAAGTCTATGATATCTTACATCTACTTCCATGGAATAAGGATCATGTAGACTTCTTAACTTATATTACTAAAGAATATTCTAAAGGTCTTGATGACTTTTATAAAGAGAATATCTTTATCTGTCCCCGCTGTGAAGAAAAATCTATTTTAGGAAGAATGTGTCCTGCTCATAAGCATGCAGTGTGCATTGCTCCTAAAGTAGAACTAGACTATTGTGATGACGAAGAAGATGAGTTGTGAACATAATCATGAAGTGGCTTGTAATCATTGCGAGAAGCAATTTGTACACTTGCATGTGCATACAGAATACTCGCTTCTTGATGGAATTAATAAGGTAGATAGGCTCCCTAAGCATGTAAAAGCTATGAATCAACCTGCTGTTAGTCAAACAGATCATGGTACGATTTCTGGTTGTTACAAGTTTTACAAGGAGGCTAAAAAAGCTGGCGTTAAACCAATCATAGGCATGGAAGCTTATTATACGGTTGGTGATAGAGCTGCAAGAGAGCCAGATGAAATGGGTAAGAACTATTATCATCTTATTCTCTTAGCTCAAAATAACGTCGGGCTACATAACCTTATTAAGCTATCATCTTACTCCTATACAGAAGGTATGTATCATAAACCTCGCATTGATGATGAGTTGATTGCTCAATACTCAGAAGGCTTAATTGCTACTACTACTTGTCTTGGCAGTAGAGCTTCTCAGTTGATTCTAAACGGAGAAGTTAAAGCCGCAGAGAAATTGATACATCATCACAAGGCTATGTTCAAAGACAGGTTCCTTGTCGAGCTACAACCTCATGTAGATCCTGAACAGATGCTAGTAAACAAGACCCTGCTTCAGATCGCTACTTCTAATGATCTTCCTATGGTTATTACTGGTGACTGCCATTACCAGCATGACCACGATAAGATGCACCATGAAGCTGCGCTTTGTATGCAAACTAAAACTAAACTATCCGATGAGAAGAGATTCTCTTTTGGAGAGCTAGAAGTACATGTATCTGATCATGATTGGATGTGGGCTAAAGCAGAAGCTCAAGGACTTCCTTATGATGTAATATCTAATACTGTATCTGTTGCTAATATGATAGATAGTGATTCTTACTTCATGGATCGAATGAATCGCTATCCTAAATATCAAGAGATTCCAGATAACCTTAGATCATTTGAGCTATTAGAAATAGAAGCTCAACATGGTTTATGGGCTAGGTTTAATAGTATGCCGCCTCAAGAATACAGAGACAGGCTTGCTCATGAACTCAAAGCTATTAAGAAGATGGGCTTTTCAGATTACATGCTAATCGTTGCTCAATTTATGAATGGCGCAAGAGATTATGGAGTGATGCATGGCCCTGGTCGAGGTTCCGCAGCTGGCAGTCTAGTTGCCTATGCTCTAAGAATTACAGAAGTCGATCCTATTAAATACAACTTGGTGTTCTCTCGCTTTCTAAATGAAGGTCGCGGAGCTACACCCTTAATCTTTAACCATGAGATGGCTGCTATTGCAGACAGCCACCGACTACCTTTTTAAGGATAATTACAATGACTACTATTTATGCGATTCAGAATAAAACAAACAATAACTTTGTTCCTGTAAACGGCACTATGTTTTTCTCAAAGCGTAGTGATGCTCGTGCAGCTCGTGCAAACCTTCAGGGAAATGATTATCGAATTGTTACTACTACTGTTACCGATTGGAAGACAGCTAAGTAACTAACACCCACCTTTACAGTGGGCGCATCTCTTTAACATCCATCTCTTATAGGTTATGATGCTTCTCATATGCTCTCCAAAGATATATGTTTAAAATATATAGATACTAAAGTTATTGAAGAAAGATTAGATCAAATAGATCCTGACTTTCTAGAATATGAAGTAAAGATGATATCTCGAGAAGATATTAATCGAATACATAATGTACTAGTAGTTCAAGATTTTAAATTTGAAGAAAATCCTCATAACAGTATCTTGCTTTATATTACTGGGTTAACCGATCAATTTGATTTTGAAGCTATGAGATCGAATATGATTGGTGGTGCACCCCCGGATATCGATATAGATCACGATGCGCTAGAGCGTGAGAAAGCTATTCAATGGTGTATTGATTATTGGGGGCGAGAAAAAGTCGCCAATATTATTACTCATGGAACTTTTAAACCTAAAAGTCTAGCTAGATCTTATTATCGTATTACTGAGAAGGATCAAGAAGATTTAACAGAACTTCTTAAAATGATTCCGCCTCCTAAGTATGGCAAGGAAGCCTCTCTCTCAGAAATACTAGAACAAAACCCAAATCTATCCGAAGAAGAGAAGTATAAAACCTTTCTTGAATTTGCAGATAGAATAGAAGACATGGTTGCAAACTTTGGTATTCATGCGGCTGGCGTAATTATTTCTGACAAAGAAATCTCAGATACTATTCCTATCTGGAAGAATTCTAAAGCAGATAGAATTACTCAGTTTGATAAAGACGAATGCGAAGAGCTTGGGTTGCTCAAGTTCGACTTCCTCGGTATCGATACTATCTCTATTATCAAAGAGTGCGTTTCGCTTATCAAGAGAGACAAGGGTGTAGAAATACAGCCTTACTCTATCCCAGATGGCGATACTCTAGCTTATGAGAAACTAAACGAAGGGCATCTTGTTGGTGTGTTTCAAATGGAGACCTCTGGTACTGCCAAGAGGTTAATCATGGATATTCAACCAACTAGCATTGAGGACCTTAGTGCTATTAGTGCCATTAATCGCCCTGGACCGTTACAAGCTAATCTTGATAAAACCTATATAGCTAACAAACTAAACAAAGCTCCACCAGATACGCTTCCTGCTCAAGTAGCTGAGATACTCAAAGCTTCATACTGGACCTTGATATATCAGGAGCAGATTATGTCTTTGTTTACTGAGCTTGCAGGGTTTACACCTCAAGAGGCAGATGAAGTACGTCGAGCTATGGGTAAGAAAAAGCTAGAAGTATTAGAGCCTTACAAAGATAAGTTTATTATAAAGTCCCAAGAAATTGGAGGCTTGCTCGCTGAATATGCTCAATCTTTATGGTCTGATATATTAGGTTTTGCAGATTACTGTTTAGCTGGAAATACTCAAGTTAAGATTAAACAAACTCCTTATGTAAAAACTATTGCAGATATAGTAGATGACCAAATATCACCTACTGTTTTCTCTTATAATGGCTCTGAATTTATAAGACAGAGGGTTGAACAATGGCATTATAAGGGAGTAAAACAAACTTACACTTATCTTTGCGAAAACGGAGCGTCAGTTACTTGCACTCCAGATCATAAATTCCTTACAATAGATAATAAATTTAAATCTATTGATGAAATTTATACTAATAACTTAGAGATATACACCATAGAATAAGGAACAATTACATGGCTACTCATGCAAATAACTCACTACGGGGTGTACTTATTACAAGCTCTGTAGTCAATGTAGATGTAGATAATAATACTACTCTTGGTGAAGCTGAAGTAAGAACCTTGCTCCCCGTAGAACATGATCTTACTCCACAAATAAACGGCTTTACTACTGAGTTCGTGCTTAATCCAGCTATTGGTCAAGGTACGGAACAATTCGTAGAGGTTTATTTAGATGGCCAAAGGCTTAATAGAAGTTTTACTTCTGGTGGAGCAGACTACTATTTAAATCCAAATAGAGTTAGATTATTGTTATCTACTGATTTCTTATTAAACCAAAACTCAGTACTGATTATTAAATATATCGAAGCTGCAGAATAAAGGAGTCAACTATGACAATAAACAGAAGAACTAAATTTAGACCTGGCTCCTTAGATGCTTCAATTGTAAAAGATAATACTGGACTTCTTATTGAAGAAGATACTGGCAAATTATCTGCCCAGCCTTTAGTTGATGAGGACCTTGTACTTCATCAACGAATAAATGATTTATATTGGAAAGACCCATTAGAGGTCTTTGACGATATTACCGCACCTGAAGATTATAGAGTTGGCGATACCTTTTATATAAAAGAAGCTCAACAAATATATATCTATGGCGGAGTTCAAATTACTATCCCTGAAGGTGTTGATGTTTATCAACCACAGGCATGGATAGATGCTAATAGGCAAGAGGTTTTCTTTCCTATAGCTGTTGGTTTGGACAAAGACTCCCTTGCTACAAAAGCTTATGTTAACTCAGAGATATTGAATCTAATTGATAGCGCGCCTCAGTTACTCGATACTTTGAATGAGCTTGCTGCTGCAATTAATGATAATCCAAACTTTGCTACTGATATATTAAATATCACTACAAGTCTTCAAAACAGCAAAGCCGATAAAACATCCGTCTATACTAAGACAGAGGTCGATAATAAAGACGATGCTATCTATGATTACGTAGATACTTTAAATGCTCAAGCTAGAAGAGTGCCTGACTATGTTGTTGGTGCTGGCGCTTATGCAGACGACAATAATATTCAAGAACTTTTAAATGCTATTGATCTCACTGAGCTTTCTGAATTTAAAACGATTTATCTTAGAAAAGGCACTGAGTTTCCAGTAGTAACAAATATACTTGCTCCTTCTTTAGTCTTTACTTCTTTTGATAAAAATATAATTAAACTAAATCAGATAAATATAAACACTCAAGAAGCTTTAGAAGATTCTCCTAGCATTATCAGCTTTAGTAATATTTCTGCTAATAAATTAACCATAGCTTCAACAACTGCTCAAGTAGAAGTATTTATAAAGTCATGTCAGTTTGATAGAATTGATATTCTTTCTTCAAATGCAATTGTACATATAGAAGATTCTCTTCTAAACAAAGTTATAGTAAATAACTCTGTATTACATATTAAAAACTCTATATTGGATTCCTTAGATAATATTGAGCTTTTAAATATTGCTGGCTCAAGTAAAGTAAATATCTTTACTTCCAAGCTAAGAGGTCAGACATTTATCGCTGATACTGCAAAGCTTTATTTAAATAAGAATGAGCTCTTTAATATAGAAAACAATCCTTATTTAATTGTTAATTCTCTTACGAGTCTTTTGAGTCTAGAAAACAATAGCTTTTTCTCTGACTCTAGTTTCGCTACTTACCACGTAGATGGTATTGGTCAGCTTTATGCTAACTTAAATAACTATGATCGTAGACTAAATCCCGCATTAGATTCTGATAGCTCTTATACTACTAAAATAACTGTACAACCATTATTAAATAATGGAGCTGGGCTTCCTGTACAAAACTACTACCTTCCAGTAGGGTACGGTGATTTCTTTTATAATGACGAAAGAGCCAGGGATACTATTGCAGAAATGCTTCAAGTTCAACCTGGCATAGTCAAAAACTACGACGATATAAATAATACGCTCACTCTCAGCTTAAACATCAGTACTGCAAATCTTAGTGACGAAGCTAGCATTGCTTATAAAGATAGAGTCAATAGTTTTACTAAAGCTAATACTTTTGCAGCTACGCTTACAGCGAATGCTGGAATTTATACTAACTCTATTAGCGCTTCTTTTGGCACTATCAGTAATCTAAAAAGTACAACAGCTTCTTTAAGCGACAACTCCAATAAAGTAGCCACTACAGCTTTTGTACAAGCCAAATATGCTCAATTAGAATTTGATCTTCAAGATCTTGAACTCAATGAGTTGAAAGATGTTGATATTATAAGTCCTCAAGAAAAACATTACTTGACTTATATTCCTACATCTACTTTAACCGGAATTACTATAAATGCTCATTGGGCTAACCGAAGTATAGATTCTTTTGATTTAACAGATAGTGGAACTCTCGTTAGAGTTGGAAATTCTGTATTTGTTTTAGCAGATATAGGTCGTCCAGCTTTGTTAGATCAAAGTGGCGCTGCCGTTGGACCAATGGATGCTTGGCCCTCTACTTCTCAGATCCTAAGATGGAGTGGTCAACAATACGATATTGCCGGAACTTTAACTAAAGGATCTGGCCAGTGGATATCTGATTTTGCTAATAATCCAATATTAAGAGCTACGGAAGAACCTCTAGGTGCTGCTGGTTACGATGGTTGGGGTAAAATAGCCTTAGCTGATTTTGAGGAAGTTAGAGATGGTTCTAACTCTACTAAAGCTGTAGTACCCAGCTTACTACACACTTACTATGCTAGTGTTACTTTATCTAATTTAGATTCTACTCAAGTAAGATTGGCTAGAGAAAATATTGGCTTTCCAAATAGTCCTCAAGATTCTACTTACTTAGTATACTCTGCTGATGATAACGCATGGGTTACTACTAAAACTGCAAGGCCTAGCTATCTACATGTAAGCGCAGATGTAAATCAAACCATATATCCTGGTTTATTTTACTCAAGCGCATCTGCTTCTACTTTAATGACTTTAACTTTACCTAATGACTCTTCTGGCGATATCTTTTTTAGAAAAGCTGACGATAATACTAAAACTGTAAGATTTGTTGTAAAAAATAATAGTTTCCCAATAATTACTTCAGATAATGTAGTGCTCACTACTTTTGATGTTACATCTCAAGGGCAAACTATTGAGTTTTCTAAAGTAGAAATAGAAGGCTCTCCTTATTGGTTAGCTAAGGGTTACTATCAATCATCTACTACTGGCGCGATTGATAAAGAGTTCATACAAGATGCGGCCGCTGAGTTGTTCACACAGAACTCTCATGCCCCTGCGATATCTCTCACCTATCAAGATTCTGACCATAGAATAGATCTTGCTCTTAATTATGCAACCAATGCTCAAGTTCTAGCTGGCGTAGTAAACAATCTTCCTGTTACACCAGCTGGTGTAAAAGCAGCCTTAGATGCAAATGTCCCTCAAGGTGTTTTGTTTTCAGCAAACAATTTAAATGATTTAAATAATAAAGCTACTTCAAGAACCAATCTTGGTTTAAAAACAGCAGCTATATATGATGTTGGCTTTACAATAGATACTTTGCCTAAAAATGCTCAATCTCTTGCCGTTAATAAACTTATTGCTTACAATGGAACAGGTTTAGTTTCTGCTTCTGGCGATATATTAACCTCACTCGAAGCCAATTCAACTACACCTGGACTTGCTACATTAGCAGATCCTTCACAACCACTAGCTGATCCAACAGCCCCTTCTGTAGCCAATACTGTAGTAACTTTAAGTTATTTAAGCCAAATACTTAATAATTCAAATAGCTGGCTTACTGTTTTATTAAATCAAGTAGTTGAGGGGGAATCTACTGGTAACGGAGCCGGAGCTTTAACTTATACTCCAATGACTGAAACAACTTTTGTTGCAGACTACTTAAAGTATTACAGCCTTTCTACTTCCCTCAGCTCTATAGTAATTACTCTTCCTGCAATAACTTCTTTAAACTTAGGTAAAAGGATAGAGTTTAAGCTTGCTTCCAATACTGCTCCTAGAAAAGTAACAATACTTACTTCTGGATCAGATACTATTGATCATGTGTACACTGAAATAGAACTCGTAGAACAAGGACAGCATATAGCTCTCATACCTGGCATATCAAATAACTGGGAGATCGCATAATGGCTTATAAAATAACTAATGTTAATGGCGATAGAGGTCCTAATATAGTATTACAAACCACTCAGATACCTGAGGGTTCTAATCTTTACTTTACTGAACAAAGAGGCTTTGATGCTTCTCTTTTAAATAGAACTCAAAATCCTACTTATTTAGACAAGCATTTTTATACTATTGGAGCTTTAGAACAAAAAGTTGGAGATCTTTATTGGCATATTATAAATCCAATCAAGATTGTCCAAGTATTTGCTAAAGTAAAAATTCCATCAGCTGGTAATAGTATTGCACTTTATGTACAAAAAAACGGTGGAAATTCTCCAGATAAACTACTATATGATATAACGATTAATCCTGGAGCTCTTTCTGCTACCGTTGGTGGCGACAAGATATTGCAGCCTGGAGACTATATTCAAATAGATGTAGCTTCTATAGGTACAGTAAGTCCTGGTGCAGATTTAACTCTATCATTCAAATACCATAACATTCTATCTTGAGGTCATTATGCCAATTCTAAAGAAATCAAATGCTGTTACATTTCTTCCTTACGACATTGCACTATATAGTGCTTCTTATAAAAATCCATTTTATCAACAGTATGCAGCCGGCTATAACACTTTATTAATCGAAGATGAAGATCAGTCTACACTTTACCTAGATGGTGAAGCTTATGAATCTACAAGCTTAGTACCTTTCTTTGAAAAGAAACCACAAGCATTTAATCCTGCTCGCCAAGATATATCTACCATGTATGAAAAGAATACTTTATTTACAAAGTATTCTTTTGCAAATGCTTGTCTTCAAACTCACTCATTAGTAACTACTCAAAATAGTTACAATTCAGATAATAATTTAGGTTTAACTAATTTATCTAAAGCAGCAGATTTAACAGGAAATATGTCAACTGCTTTATTGCAAAGTGTAATCATTGGTGGTGAGACTTTTACTTTTTATCTAACAAGGCATTGGCCAAGAATAGTAAGCGCCCAAAACTCTTATGATCCTGCAGAACAAAAACTCATTATGATTCAGGGGACTTCTTTTGAAAATTCGACTGCAATAGTCGAATACTCTATCCCTCTAGATACACTTGATTATACTTCTTATAGTACAATTCCTGGTTATACTTTTCTTTATATAGATACTGTAAATCGTTATATTTATTTTCTTGATAATGCTAGAAGAAACGGATCAGCTGCTTATACTCATGAATACTTTAATAAAGTAGTTGCTTTAAAATTTAACATCCCATCACAAGATGGGGTATTAAGTTTTGCTGCTTCTCCTACAGTACTTATTCATAATAGATCTACTGCTAGTTTTGTTCTCTTCCCTATGCTTGCTAGAACAATTCAAAGCTCAATTATATCTTTTTGTGGATTAGATGCATTCAATAACCTTGTTTTTGTAGAGCAGTATAATAGAGCAGCAGCTTATCCTAGATCTGCAACTCCTGCTAATAAGTACTGGCTGCGTTTTCATATAGTAAAATATACTTCAGGAACTCCAAGCGTAACAAGAACAGTAGACCTATCCTCATCTTGGGATATTGGTGCTTCTCCCAGTGCTTGGGCTCCTGGACATTCAGCGAGTATGCTTAGTTATCCTACCAAGTTTATTTCAGACAGCACTACTCCTACAATAAAAAGATCCTTACTTGTACTTCCTCAGCAAACTTATCAAATTGCTCCAATTGTCATTACCTGGAACTCTGCTTTAGACTCAAGCAATGTTAGTACTACTCCATTTTCTATGGCTGCAGTTAGCCAATCAAATTTAACTTATCCATCAGGTACTACTTCTTTAGACTATATTGATATTCGATATGATAACGTAGTAAGTAACGCTTCTTCTGCTTATCAAAGCATATATGGTTTTCAAAAAGCTATTGTAACCAAATTAGCAGGCTCAACCTATATTACTTTCTTTACTTCCTGGAAGTATCAAGTAAATATGGATGTAGCTAAAACAATAGCAACAAGAAAGATGAATGCTATTTGTTATAGACTTACAAATCTTGAGACTAACCCAGCCTTAGAGTATATTCAAAGCTTCCCCATTGAGGCTTTAGATTATTTCTTAACTGACTCAGATACAACGTTAAATGTTATAGATAATGATGGAATCAGTTTTTACTCCTTAAGCCCTTCTGGTTGGGTAAATACCTCAAGAGAAGTTGGAGCCTTTACATCTATTGCTCTGGATAGTTTTGGAAGATTTTGGGCTACAAAGATTGCTGGTAAAAATTATTTACAATGGGATCAGCCATACTCAATTTGGTTACGCCCTTTCTATGACCCTAAGTTAGAGTTGCATATTATTCCTAGGACTTCTGCTTATACTACTAGCATTGAGTTTACAGATACCGATGTAGAATATAACGGTGTAAACATTAACAATACCCTCAAAGTTAACGCTTATAACGCGCTTGGTCAAAGAATCGCTACTACTGTATTGCTTTCTATTGAAGGACCCAATATGGAGTTCCAAGTAGGAGGTACTCAACTTCAAGTAACTACTTCTACTATTCAAGATACTAGCGTTCCCGTAGTGATTACAGGCCCAGGTTATGTTAACGTTACTGCTAGCTTCGTGATCTAATAATAATCTGGAGGGAATCATGCCACAATTTGAGTTTTTAGATAGAATAGTTAATACTATTTCTCTACAAACAAAGCCTGCATCTAAATTTAAGAAAAAAACCACTTCTTATTTTTACGATACTGATTCCCTTCAGGTTTTTAAAAAACTAAATTCAAACTCTTATCTTGCTGACTTTACTTTTCTTAATGTAAATACTCGTGCAAGCTTATTATCTACAATAATATCTTCAAGTATATTTTCAGTACCTACTGATTATATATATATGAATAGTTCTACTTCTATTGAAATAGACTATTTTAGTCCTCAAACTACTCAAGAAAAAACAGAAACTCTCTTATTCTTTTCACAAGAAGCTTCTGCTAATTCACTTCACTACTTAAATGAATCAGCTCAACTAAACTATTTGTTAAATAGTTATACAGCTTATACTGACTTAAATCAGTATACTGATATTTCTTTAATAAATAGTTCCGAATCTTTACTTGTAGCTTCAATTCAAGATAGCTATCAGGACTATCCTATAGGCTCTGCTGCTTCTGTATCTTTAAATACTCCTGCTTATATCTATGTTCAAAAGGTAAATGACGATTTAATTCTTGCTTTAGATTTACAAGAGAATTTAATTATTGAATATACCGAACCTCAAGATGTTGAGGAGTATGTGCCTCCAAATCCTGAAGACCTTATAATCATAACTCTAAAAGAATTTTGGGGCTAAAAATGACTGAATTACAACTCGTTGAAGGCTGTCTTTATGTTTATGAAGATAGCGTATTAATAATGACCACCAGGGGCAACCCTACTCTATATAATCAACCTTTTCTAACCTTAGAAGAAGCTCAAGCTTGGTATCTTACCACAGTTCCTCAAGAGCAAATACAAGTAGAAGAAGAGGAGGTTCAAGATGAGAGTACTATCTAATACTATTATAAAAAGACTTGGTGCTTTAAATTACGAGTATCCTCAAAACAAAATATTAGCAGGTTTTGATGCTAATAATATTTATGCAAATGATCTCAAAATTCATAATACGTCTAAATTAGAAAGACCTTATAAAGAGACTTTCTTCTCTACGCACGATACTTCAAACACAATTCCTTACAAAAATTATTTGGCTACGGAATTTCCTTGCAACTATTCTCCTCGATCAAATGTAGAAGCAGAAGACAATACAAGAAACTACACTGCTGGAAAAATAGATAAAACTCCTATTTGGAAAAACACTGCATACATGAATGTTCTTGATAAAAACTTAAGAGCGAAATGTGGAACTCTTTACAGTTTTCAAGATTCAGCATCAGTAAATCACTTTGTGCAGATAGATTATAATGAACCTATTCTTTCCGCTTCTCACAACTACACAATCAATATTTCCCTAGTTCAAGGAAATGACTTATCTAGTATTCAGGCTAGTACTATTAAGAGTTATTCTAATGGAATAATTACTCCTTTTAATCCAAACTATGTTTATACTGGAGTACCTTCCATTTTCTGGATAGATACAACTAGAAAATTTATTTATTTAAATATGTATGCTGGTTATACTTATAGTGCAGATATTAATAGTTATCAGTACCAAGCTAGACTTTTATATAGAGTTAGTTATACTACAGTTGCAGATGGCGGTTCCCTCTCTCTTGGCAACTATGAGTACATAGCTACTCCAGGAACAAGCTTTTATACAATGGCCTACATGCATGCCGATCAATTGTTTCTTTGTGGTTTTGGTAACAATGGCAATCCAGTATACTTAAGAGCAGTTGAAAAAAATGCTGCAGGCTCTATCAATAGCTGGTACAACGCAGCGCCTTATACTGATACACACTATCATAGGTATATAATATTTGAACACGTACTTAGTAATAATACTATTCTCACTTTGCACGATTTTGACTCTACTACTGGTTGGGGCCTTGGCGCTAACATAAACGATACTTCAAATAGAATAACTGGCCATTGCTCCCCTACTTGTTTTGAACAAGTAGATAGCGACAATTATAATGCTTTTTTTCCTGGGTTTAATACAAATAATCAACTGACTCCAATCCTTATAAAATGGAATAAAGCTACAAATGTTTTTCAACCAATAAGAGTACCTACAAGCATACAAGCTACAATTAAAAATCAGTATCAAGATGTACATGACGATGCAGTTCCTTACACCTATACATTTAGTAACACTACATTAAGTCTTAGTTTAAAAGTTGTAGCTCCTGTAGTTATGGAAATTGTTACTGGTGAATTAGGTAATAAATATTTAGTAGTATATAATGACCTATTCAATAACAGAATGAGAGCTTATTGCACTTCTACCGGCGTTAGAAATATTGTTACATTCTCTATAACAAATAGTTGGTATACTCTAACTCACCTACAGACTGCTTCTATTGATTCTTTGTTTTCTTTGCCATTAAATTCTAATAGAACTAAATTAGCTGTTGCAGAAGCTGCAAATGTTTCTCTTTGGTCATTTAACGAAATAAATTACTGGCAAAAAACTATTACTACTCCAGCTATTGCCTATTATCTTGTTAGAAAAGATGATAATTCTTTTTATGCAGTAACTATGGAATCGGATACACTTGGAGATTTAGCTATTACTCAGTATCCAGAGAGAAGATATTCTACTTCTAGGATTCTTGAAATTAATGAAAATGCCAGTTCTAAGCAAATAGTTATAAATCTTGGTTCAGATGTTTCTTATACAGGTACTTCTCAAAATAAAACTATTTCTGTAGATGTATTGGATAATGGTTTAAGGTCTGTTGAGTCTGTAACCCTTACTATAAGCTCAGATAATGCAGTTTTTGATACTACTCCTCAAGCTAATACTACTACAATAGTAACTTCATCTACTGCATCTACTTCAGTGCCTTTAATTCTAAACTCTCCAGGTGTAGTATTTATCAGCGCTAAATTTACTGATCTGGAGGTTTAAATGAGTAATGTCTCTTATCCAATAACAATAATCAATTCTACGATTAATATAACTGGTGAAAATTCAGTTGGTACTATAATCACTACTCATGATCTCTCCTCTTTTATTGATGGCGAGACTGTAGTCTTTCCCTTATCTCCAGCGCCTAACCCAAGTAATGTATTTGTAGTAAGCCTAGATGGTTTGGTTTTAACTCCAAACGCAGACTATACAAAAACAAGCAGCTTGCTTACTTTGAATTTTGATGCTCCTCAACCAGGAGCTAAACTTTTAGCTTTCTATCAGGATCTTTAAAATGCCAAGAGTTACAAAAGTAAAAGTAGATGGCTTAGATATCCCTAATATATTCTCTCCAGGATATTCATTAGACTCTTCAGGTTTAGTTATAGCTTCTAGCACACCAGGTCCTCAAGGTCCTCAAGGAGCACCTGGTCCACAAGGCGATAAAGGTGATACTGGAGACCAAGGCCCTCCAGGTGTTAATGCTTTATGGAACTATACTGGAGAATATAATAATGGTGCCGAATATGCTGTAGGAGATATAGCTACTTATGCAGGAAGTCTATGGTACAGATCAGATTCTAATGGAGGAAATGTTGGTGATGTTCCTGGTCTCGGTAGCAGTTTTTGGGATCTGCTTTCTTCTAAAGGTGATCAAGGACTTCAAGGGGAGCAGGGTATCCAAGGCTTGCAAGGGCCTCAAGGAGAACCTACTGACATTACAGATTTAGAACAAAATCGTTTATATTCACAGGTTATTTATGTAAATAATTCAGTAGAAGATATTCAACCTGCTATAGATCAAGTAACTAGTCAAAACATTTTAGTTTGGACATCTCCAGGTTCTTATGGTGGTTCTACTTTAACTTTAAATGATAAAATACTATTGAAATTAAAAGCAGAAGGTTCTTCTACTGGTGGTTTTGGTATTGCAGAATTACCTGAAAGAGCTTTAACAATTACTGGCTCTGCCTCAACTAGAAACCTTATTGAAGGTTTTCAAATAGAAGGTTTAGCTACAATTAATGGTACTCAAGGAAGACATGCTTTTATTAACTGCCAACTTTTAGGTGGTTTAACAATTAATAATGCTTGTTCAAATTTTATAACTATTCGTGATTGCGAAATTGTTGGACCTGTAAGTATTGCTGCAAGCGTTACTGCTGTTATTTATTTTATTAATTGTAATTTTCTAGGCGTTACTTTTAGTAACTCTGCTACGCCTACTCAAGTTATTATTGCTAATTGCAATGGATTCCCTTCAGCTTCTGCTTTGTCAGTAACTTTAGTGGGTCAGAATGGATTTTCAGATCTTTCTATTAGAGGTTTCTTTTCTGCTTTAACGCTTCCAAATGCATTAGCATTCACTGGAAATACTAATCAGTTAACTAATGGTGCCGGATTCATTACTAGCAGCCAAGCACCAGTACAATCTGTCAATACTGCTACTGGGGCCGTTACTATTAGTGGACAAAACACAAACACAAACCACACTCCAATAAACTACACTACTTCAGGTAATACGTTAACGCAACACCTTGCTGGTATAGACTCTAAGTTAAATTTCTTACAATTAACTTACGAAAGAAAAACAACTAGCTTTAATGCTTCAACTAGTTATCATTATTCAGTAGATACTAGCGCTGGAGATGTTATTGCTACGTTACCATTAAGCTCCTCTGCAGGAAGAGTTATTGGTTTTAAACGTAGGGCTGGTAATCACGTTTTAACCGTAACTCCTTCTGGTTCAAATACAATTGATAGTAATGGAGCTTATAGTTTAACTCATCAAGAGTATATACGTTTACTTGATAGTGGTTTAGGTGATTGGGAGATTATCAAATAAAGGAAATAAATGAAAATTGTCTCCAAGCAAGATGCTGGAGAGCAAGTAGTTTACGATATTGGAGTGGCTAGCTTAGAAGGTCATAACAATTTCTTACTAAACAATGGGCTCGTAGCATCTAACTGTTTTAACAAAGCGCATAGTGTTAGTTACTCTGTTCTAACTTACATTACTGCATACCTAAAGGCTCACTACCCTGTTGAGTTTTTCACCTCTCTGATGTCTACTCGATCAAAGACTTTGCAACCTAAAACCTGGGCTATTAAAGCTCCAGAATATATCAAGGAAGCAAAACACTTTGGAGTAGATATTAATCCTCCATCTGTAAATCAAAGTAGCTTTGAGTTTACTGTTATAGGCTCAGAGATTTACTTTGGACTTAATGCTATTAGGGATGTAGGGCAAACAGCTGCAAGAGCTATTATTGCAGCTAGAGGCTCTATAGCTTTTAAAGATATTAAAGACTTTCTTAATAGAGTTAATCTTCAGAAGGTAAACACTAAGGTCTTTGAGGCTCTTGTTAAAGCAGGTGCTTTTGACAAGATGGGTTATACTCGATCAGAGCTTCTAGAAAATACTTCTGCTATTTATTCTTATATAAAAGATATAGAAGATTATAAACAGCGAGAAATTGATTTTGTTGAAAGAGAAAATCACAATCTTAGAGTTGTTCCCTTAATAGAGCGTAGAGATTTTCTTAGAAATGAAATCAAGAAGATAGAGAATAGAATAGCTAAAGCTAAAGATAAGCCTGAAGATGCTGCCACACTTCTAGCTTATCAAGAAGAACTTCAACCTCTAGAAGATCAAGCACTTAAACGTTTACCTGCTTTGCAAAAGTTTGAGCTTCCAGTATTTCCTGAACTTCAAAGGAATAAACTTGTGCCTTTGAATCTTAAAGAAATTATGGAGCAAGCTCAATATATAGGTTGCTATATTGGTGGTCATCCACTAGATCTTATTTCTATTGAGAAAGATGATCTGGATACTCTAGAAGAAGATACGTATGCAACTGTAGCCGGTGTTGTTCTATCTACTAAAACTGTAAAAACAAGATCAGGCAAGATGATGGCTTTCTTTGAAATAGATGATTCTACTAGCAGTGCAGAGATTGTAGTATTTCCGCAGCTCTGGTCTAAGGTAGAAGCTCTAGAAGTAAAAGAGACTGATATTTTAAAGTGCCGAGTTAAAGTTGAATCTACAGATCCAGATATAAAACTAATTCTTCAATCAATAGAAAGATTTAAAATACAAAATGAAATGGACACCTGAAGAAGAAAAACTATTAGCTCGCTCTTTAGGCAAGCTTAACTATGCGGAGATTACTAGCCTAATCAACGCAAAATATAATGAGAATACCCCCGGCTTTCCTTACCAAAGAACAGAGCCTGCAGTTCGCAGGAAGATCTTAAGGGATAAAATCACTCCAACTGAAACTAAAGAGTATTCAGATAACTGGGATTTTATTATTGAGACTGCCAAGGAGTATCGTTCAAGATCTACCAAGTTAGATGTTGGATTGTCTGATAGTAAAGAGCGCAAGATTATTTCTTTTAGTGATTTACACTTACCATTCTTTCTTTGGGAAGATATGGAAAAAGCTCTAATACAACACAAAGATGCTAATATTATAGTACTCAATGGTGACATTTTAGATGCTTATATATTCAGTACATTTTCTAAAAGTAAAAACATTGCAGCTATCAAAGAATATAAGATGGCTTTCGATCTAGTACATTACCTCTCTGATAACTTTGAGAAAGTAGTATTAGTTTCAGGCAACCATGACTATCGAACATCTAGAGCTTTAAAGATGGCAGGCTTTTCTAATGATGCCTCTTCTGTCTATGGTGGAGACTTGCTCTTTAGAATAGCTAATGGTGAGAAACTAAATGATCAAGCTGTTCTCGAAGAGAAGATTGAGTTTGATAATGTTTACTATCAACGAGCAGATCCGTGGTATGTACGTATAGGCAAAACTATATTCTGCCACCCATCAGGCTTTGGAAGTAAATATCCTGGAGCTACTGTAGTAAAACTACTTGACCATTTCTCTGAGAGAATGCAAGATAGTGATTTCGATTCTATCGTTGTAGGTCATACTCATAAAGTATATAAAGGTATTGTCTCCGGAAAGCTTCTTATTGAACAAGGAGCTATGGCTCATAGGCTCCCTTATCAATTCCAAGCAGACCTTAAATTTAAAAATGCAATGAATGGATATGCCGTAATTTATCAAGACGTTTCCGGCAATACCAATTTCAACGATTCCACCCCAATTTACATAGGTTCACATCTACCTACTAAGAAAGGTCTAATATGACTACTGCTACCGACAATATGCCTAAAGAAGTTGCTGATCAACCAACTCCATTTGGTTTTACTATGAATCTGGCTCAAGCTCTTGAGTCTCGAATTGATTATAATTTCAATTCAATTATCCAGCTTTCTCTTCTTGTCGAGTTTCTTTATGACAAACTTGAAGAGAAGGGTTTAGGTATTGAACTTGACGAAAGCTTCCAGAAGTTTCAAGAAGAACGACTCGCTGATATCAAGAAGCAGTTCCAAGAAATTACTGAGTCTGTAAATAAAGAAACGGAAGCTGCAGCTAAACAAGCTGTAGAAGAGATTGCTGAAAAGCTAGATCTTAAGGATAACTAATGTCTTATCAAAGTAACTGGTCATTTGTTAATTGGATTACTAATGAGCTCTGTAAGATTCCATTAGATGAACAAAAGGCCCCTACATTATGGCCAAGCTCTGCTACGGCTATTGTAAATAACCAGGTAATGGGGAAATGTAGGCGCCAAGCATATTATCGTTATGCTACAGATCTATATAACTTCAGCCCCAAGTATTCTCACCTAGAAGAACTTATCTCTACAATCAAGCAGAATAAGCTTCCTCCAAGTCTTTATACTCAATGGATTTGGAAACAAGGTGAGCTTTACGAGCAACACTGCATTGATCTTGCAAGAGACTCAGGTATTTATGTAGGTACTCAGGTATCTGTATATATCCCCGCTTTCAATGTTTCAGGGAAGATCGATCTTATTGTACTTAACCCAGAAACCTCTACTTATCATATTGTAGAAGTTAAATCTGTTTATGGATTTAATGCTAACTCAGTAATTGGTACTGATGCTAATCATCGTATGGGCAAGCTTGGAGAACCAAGAGATGCTCACTTAATGCAGCTAGGTATCTATCAGTGGTGGTATGGTAACCCAAAAGCTTGGGGTCCAGGTATTCTTCTCTATGGTTCTAGAGATACTGGCAGGGCTGCTGAGTATCTTGTTACTGTAGAAGAGATCGATGGCTTAGATTATATCTTCTATCAAGGTCAATACCCTGTAAAGACTGAAAAAGTTAACAGTGGCATTACTATTCAAAGCATTATGAATAATTACAAAATGATTATGGATGCTGCGGATTCTAATGAGCTTCCACCTAAAGACTTTGAACTTATTTACTCTCAGGAAAAGATTGACGCTATGTATGAAGCTGGTCAGTTAAATAAAACTGATACAGTACAATATGAGCGCCGTAAGAAGCAGATAGAGGAAGGTAAGACTAAGCTTACTAAAGAAGTAATTAAAGGTGATTGGCAATGTAGATTGTGCGACTACAAGAAAGTATGTTATCCAGATGCTCCCGATACAGAAGACGGAGATGTCTCCGAATAGCTTCTATGTTGAAGCTAATGTAAATAACAAGCATATAGATATCTATGGGCCGTACTCGAAAGAGGCGGCTTTTGATTTTATAGTTAAAGATTTACTTTCTTGTTTAAAACAAAAACATGCATCTTCATTCTTTTTATCATCATTACTTTATTATTTAGATGAAAATCAAAATAAGATTGTATTTTTAAAAAGAAACCTATCTAGGATAAATAATGAGAAGCCACAACGATAAAATATTTTCTTTAGAAGACCCTACTGCTCCTAAGCTTACGACAGATGATGTACTTCTAGTACCTACTATTGGAAAGCTACAGTCCCGATCTCAAGCAAAAGTAGACTCTACATTTATTTATTCAAGTCCAATGGATGTAGTTACTGGGTTAGATCTATGTAAAGCTATGCTTAACGAAAGACAAGCTCCAGTACTTTGTAGGTTCCTACCAGAACCTGAACGAAGATATGCCTTGTCTTTATATCATGCTAATTCTAACTTCTGGTATTCTGTTGGTTTAAATAAAGAAGATTATGATTTCTTAGATTTTTACTTCACTCAAAAAGGTAAGAATTCAAAAGTAAATGTATCTGTAGATATAGCCCATGGTGCAACTGAACAAGCTTATAAGCTTTATAAACTGTACTCAGAAGCCCCTTGGTGTAGAGCTATTATGTCCGGAACAGTAGCTACTCCAGAAGCTGCTGAATATGTGAGTAATTACTGCTCTCATATACGCGTTGGAATAGGTCCAGGAAGCGCTTGTTCTACAAGGATAGTCACTGGTTGCGGGTATCCTAATCTCGCTGCTGTATACGAAATTAGAGCTACATTAGGAAGTGATCATTATATTATTGCTGATGGTGGCATTAGATCTTCAGGAGATATCATTAAATACTTAGCGGCAGGTGCTGATGGCGTAATGCTTGGTAGTATGCTCTCTAGTATTGATGAGTCTCATGGATGGTTAGAACCATTTATTGGCAAACCATATAAGTATTATAGAGGTCAAGCTTCTAAGCAGTTTCAAATTGAACGTCGAGGGAAGGTTAATGGTGCGCCCGAAGGTGTTCAATCAAATAAAAAGATTTATAAATCAGGTAGCTTCTCTGATTTTAATAATCAAACAAAAGCATCAATTGCTTCGGCAATTTCGTATCTAGGTATTAACTGTATACAGGATTTAAATCCTGACAATGTTAAATTTGTTCGAATAACTACTTCTGGCTTACAAGAAAGCCACCCCCATATTTTATTAAAATAAAAGAAGGAGAATTAATTGTACATTACTCAAGTCGATGAAGTTGTAACTCTTCTAAGAGGAAAGCTTCCTGACTATCTTAAACTTAAACTTGGTAAAGATTTTGATCCTACTAAGAAATTTAAATGCTTTGCTCATGACGATAACAGTCCCAGCATGCATCTCAATCCAAAGTCTGGTAATGAGACTGTAAAGTGTTTTGGTTGTGGTTTCCACGGCGATATCTTTACGGTTGCTAATCAGCTTGATAACTTACCTACCAATGGCCCTGAATGGCTATTTACTACGCTCCCTGAGCTGGCAAAACTATTCTCTATTGACTATCTTCCAGGCACTCTGACCGAAGAAGATAAAGAGAGAATTAATCTTTACAAAATTGCTCAAGATATCTCCGATATCTTAGCTTCATTATCTCTTAATGATAATGAATATATTCTTGAGCGCAACTGGCTTCAAAAGCATGTTTCTGTAGGTTCTATTGATCAGACTGTTCTCATTAATAAGTTGATGGAGCGAGGCTGGTCTTCTGAGTATATTAACTCTACAAATCTAATTAAGACTCGTTTCGTATCTTATTTTGGTGAAGACAAAGTTACCTTTGCTATTAAAGATCATGTAAAGCGTACTGTTGGTTTTATTTGTAGAAATATTAATCATGAAGAAAAGCAGATTCCTAAATATATCAATACTCCAGAGTCTTTGATTTATAAGAAGAATCAAGCTTTATTAGGTTTAGATGTAGCTTATCAGGAAGCTAAAAAGTATGGACTTTATATCGTTGAAGGTCCAGGCGATCTTATGCAACTTTATCGCCTTGGGGTCAAGAATGCTGTTGCTGTATGTGGCACTGCTTTTACTGAAGCTCATTTACTTCTTCTCAAGCAATTAGGAATCAGAAAGATTTTCTTGAACTTTGATTGGGATCAAGCGGGTTATGCTGCTACTCAACGAGTTCTAGAATCTATTCTCAAAACTACATCTGGTTTTTCAATCAGCGTAGTAATGGCTCCTGCTTCTGGAGACTACAAGGATGTAGATGATTTCTTGAAGGGGAAGGAGACTGCTCACGAATACTGGGATCTCCATAAGATGACTGCTTTTGAATGGCAGCTCAACTCATTCTCAGATCAAGATACTCCAGATATCATTTGCCAGAAAATGATTCCTATTGTCGCTGCTGAAGAAGCTACTGTAAAGCGTGAGCTTTATATTAAAGAGCTTTCTCAGTTCACCACAGTATCTGCTGGCTCTATTGCTGCAGATGTAAATGCTATTCGTAATAATAAGTTCTCTGAGCGTTTAGAGAAAACTAAAGCTGCTGCAGAATCTTATCTACGAGCTGTTACTGAAGATCCAGACTCTATTCGTTCTCATATTGCTAATCACGAACAACAAGTTGAGCTTATCGAGAAAGAATTCAAACAAGACTCTATCGGTATTAATTACCAGATTAGTCGCTTCGAAGCTATTCAGCAGCTTAGAGAAGAGAGTCAAGATGATGACTCCGCTACTTCTTTTAAGATGAATTACTTCAAGCAGTTTGCTTTGAATATGAATGGCGGTATGCCCTGGACTACTGGCACTCTTATGTATGTCGGTGGTCGTGCTAACTCTGGTAAGACTGCAACTTGCTTGATGATTGCAACTGATGTCGCTTTGAGTGATGAGAACGCTGTAGTTCTAATTCACTCTACTGACGATTCTTATGAGCAAATCGAGCCTCGTATCAAAACTAATATCTATCGTATGACTTGTCCCGAAGGTCCTACGCTTACTATTGGTATGGTAGTTCAGCCTAAGCTTAATATGCGTGGTAAGGGTGATGAGCATTGGCAAGCTTTTAAACGAGCCAATGATACATTCAGAGAGCTCATTGAGAAAGAACGTCTTGTTATTATCGACAGCGAAGACGGTCCTACATTATCTACTCTTGAGCAAAACTTAAGGTATTATAGGAATCGCTATCCAAATAGAAAGATTTTAATGGTGTGTGATAACACCCACAACTATATTGAATTCATGAATTTGGAACAATCAGCTCGTATGACTGCTATCTCTAACCAGCAAAAGAATCTTACTGTTAAGTATCATGCTTGTATGATTGCTACTGCAGAGTATCGCAAGAACATGCCTATGGATCATAGCAAGATTAAGCTTCCGGTTGACGATGACCTTGCAGATGCCCGTGCGCTCATGTATCGTCCCAACGTTATCTGGCATGTATATAACGATATCCATGATCGTAAAGAGCATGCAGAGATCTTCTGGCGAGATGAAGAAGGTAATATGCGCCCCCGCTTACTACTACACTTCACTAAGAACAAGATCTCAGGTTTCAAAGACAAGCTTATTCTTGACCTTGATCCTGCAACTGTAAGCCTTACTCCTGTAGATCCAAAGCAAGCTCTTCGCGATGCAGAGAGCTTCAAAGAGTTGAAAGAGTCAGGTTACGTACATACAGATGGCAAGCAAGTTAAATATATCGAAGCAGACGAATATGACGAAGGAGAGTTAGATGGCTAAAGATACAGATATTGGAATTTATTTATTCTCAGACAAAACATTTTACTATCTAGAAGCTGGTGATAATTTTATCGGCAATACTCTAGATAGAGTTCGCAAAACTTTGATTCAACGAGGCAAGATTGTTGGTCTTGTCGAGACTCCTCATAAGCAATCATATGAGATGATTACTGTTAAGGAGGCTCGAGCTAGAGACCTTAAAATGCAACCTGTTTATATATCTAAACATGTTCAGCAACTTGCACCAACAGAGCCTGCCAAGCAGAAAGGATTTAAGTAATGCCTTACTCCTCTCCAGTTTGGTTTGCTAGTGTAGGGTTTCTCATTTGTTTTGCAATCGTAGGTTATATTTGGCCCGAGCCGCCGAAATACGAAGTCTTTTGTAAGGCTACTATTGAAGAGTTAGCTAAAACTAAGAACTCTTTATCATTACAATCTACTAGATGTTTAACTGAAAAAGCTAAGCTTGTAGAGGATTGTAAGGTTGATATGGATAAGTTTTGCGCTAGCAAAATAGAAGCTGTTTCTAAATTATGCGATGAAATTAACTGCACACTTTTGGAGGTCATATGCTCAGAGCAATGATTATTTCTTTATGTTTTTTCTCTTCTACTGCTTTTGCACAACCTAATAGCAAGAGCTTTGCTTTGAATCTCGGAACTTATTCTGCTGATTTAACTTTTGTTAAGAAGGGCGTTCGTTCACCTTACGATGCTGTACTTTTTAACACTGGTAAACTATCAGAACTAAAAGTTCACTTTGATACTATTGAGCAATCTTGTCAGATACAAAAGAATCTAATTACAGACTCTTGCGTTGCTGAGACCGAGGCTTTAAAGCTTGAAATCTTTTCACTTCAAGATGAAATCGATAAACTTAATAGTACTTATAAAGAAGATGTTTCTCATAGAGACAAGCTATTAGCTTCTTTAGAATCGCAACTAGATCTAGAGAAGAAGAATGCTTCTTTTGAAAAGACAGTTATTTATATTATAGGTGGTACTACTACTATAGCTTCGGCTGTAATTACTTATCTGCTAGTAAAATGACACATATATTAGAAAGCCAAATTGTTACCGCAAGCTATTGTTCTGAACTCTATAAGCTTAAAGGTGACTATACTGAGCTCTCTTATATTCAAAAAACAATAGCTACTTCTATTAAATATATATATGAAAGTACTAATAATCTTGAGAACTTTAGCAAGCTAGACAAGATTGTTGGTGCCTCAATATTTAAAGCTTTAACTGAAGATTCTGTTAAGTTTAATAGCTTTACAGATTATGAACGCAGAACCTTTACGGCTTATTGCTCTAATATGATTTATCAGTTCTTTAAAGTATACCCACCTTCTGAATGGATTCTTGTTTTAAGAGAACCTATTTATCATGAATATTACAATAAGACTGCATTTGTTTTTTGTACAGATATTATTCTTAGAAAAAGAAATGATAGCCGTTTGTTTTTTCATGCAGTGGATTTTATAAAGGATGTATCTTTAACTCCGCTAACTGATCTTTATAAGCATAAACGTAACCTTGTAAGCAAAGTACTATGGCGAGCCTTTAATAAATTTAAGCTAAGTTATTTCGTATTTTCTTTTAGAGATTTTAATTATACAAATAATATGAATTTACCTCCTATAGAGAGTAAAGAGATTATTGTTGATAAAGAAATTAAGCTTGGTGCACATTATCAACATCTACTAAATGCTGATAATATTCCCAAGAGATTAATTTGTCTTGATAGAAAATGCCCTAAAAGAAAGGAATGCATGAAAGATGAATAACTACGGTGATTTTATACTTGCTTCTAGAACACGTTTAACGCTCCCTAGCCACATCTTTGGCGGTGGTCCATGGACACATATGGCTACCGTTAAAAGATCTCTTAGAGAGTACGTTTGCTTGCTTCATGAGCCTACTCAAAAGATTTACATCGAAGAGATTAGTGCTACTGGACAAATGCACCATATAGAAGATGATGCCTTGTGGAGTGATCTTCTAAACTTTCTATTCAGTAAAGGGATCGTTGGTTTTGTAAAAGACCAAGAGGTTGTTGTTGGCAAACTCAACTAAACTAAAGAATCAATTCTTCCATTATGAGAATGCTTCTAAGTTTCATAATGATGTAAGAGCTGTTTTTATAAATGATGATTTCTTTAAGAAACTTCAATGCTTTCAAGAAGTATTAGTCTCTGAATTAGTAGAAGGTTACTCAAATAATTATGATGCTGTAGATTGGTATATTCGTGAGCTTAATTGCATTATCGAATTACATGGTAAACAGCATTATGAGCAGGTTAAATTTTCAAATAATAATTCTTTCTTTGAAAATAAGAAGGAGTTTCACAATATCCAATATAGAGATAATCGTAAGAAAACTGCGCTTATTGATGCTGGATATTTATATTTGGAAATCTCATATAAAGATGCTAAGAAAATAAATGCAGAATTTCTAAAAGAAAAACTATTCTCAATTGGAGACTAAAATGAAAAACCTAAAAGATCTTATTGTTCAAGAAATGTTATCTCAACCAGATATCGACTCTTGGCATATTCATGAGACGAAGTATTTTGGACCTACTACAAGGTCTCTCTTCTTTACTACCGAAGTTACTTCTGAGACAGCTGCTATATTGATTAGTCAGCTTTTACATCTAGAAGAACTTGATCCTGAAGAACAGATTACTCTCTATCTGAATACTGAAGGCGGTTCCTTAACTGATGGCTTAGCTATCTATGATTGCATTACCAATATTGCTTGTCCTGTAGTTATTATTGCTACAGGCCTATGTGCTTCTGCAGGATTGTTAATCTTGAGTGCTGGTGATTATCGCGCTGCCACGCCTAACACTACATTCTTCTATCACCAACCCATTCTTGGTGATTCTCATATTAACTCTACTGCTGATATGGAATCTCTTAATAGCCATTACGCTTACTGCAAAGATAAAGCAGATGGCATTATTAAGAAGCGCACTAAGATGAAAAAGCTTGTATGGGATAAACATTTCAAAGACAAGACAAGCTTCTATTTTACTCCAGAAGAAGCTATCGAGTTTAAATTCATTGATAAAGTTATGCCTTCAAGAAAAGCAAAATTCACAGTTGAGGAAACTAAATGACTAGTAGAGGAAGAGGCGCTAGAATTAAAGGCGCTACATTTGAACGCCAGTTAGCTAAATACTTCACTGAAAATACTCCACTAGAAGCTAAGCGTGGCCTTGGTCAAACTAGGCTTGGTGGCGCAGAAGTCTCTGATGTAGATATGCCTATTATTCATGTAGAAGCTAAACGCCATGCTAGATGTAACATCAAAGCTGCGCTTAGACAAGCTATTGAAGATGCAGCCGTTAATGGCAAGATCCCTGTAGCTATTACAAAAGATGATCGTGAAGAGATTCTTTGTACTATGCTACTAGATGATTGGGTTAAACTATTTAATGGGTATTTGAAAACCCTGGATTAATTATGGAAGTTCAAGCTTTAGAATTTAAGGGAGATTATAAAAGGTTTGAGAAAGCCTATGTGCGATATAGGCAAACTAAAAAACCTGAGTATATGGAATATATCTATAAGAATATCAAAGATAACTTTATTAAATTTGAAGAACTAATTCTTTCTAGGAATTATAAATCAGATATAACAATTTATACTTTGATGTGTTTGCTAGAGAAAGATTCCAAGACTCCAGTAAGTTTAAAGCGTTTACTTTATATCTTTGAGGAATGGATGCAGTCTATGCATCTTACCTGGTTTGATATTTTTACTGAAGCTTTCTTGTTACATATGAACAAGTTCTTCAGGATATCTAAATGGTATAAAAGCCCAAGGCATCTTGCCTATTTTATATCTCTTGATATGAAAATGTTTGTCTTCGCTAAAATAAGAAATATCTACTTTTTAAAAAGAAGAGATATCTCTTTAACAAATTCTAAGCGAAAAGAATATTTTCTTGAACAAGAAAAAGTATTTGATCCAATTCATTTTGATTCATATTCTTTTATAAAAGAACTTGAACAAAATAAAAAAATGCTTAGTATCTTTATGAAACAAATCTTTAATAAAACTTTAAACAAACAGGATAAAGAATATTTATGTCACTCAATAAGTCAGAAGCTATTAGACAACTTGGAAACAACTCAAATGTTACCAACCAGCAATCCCTTGTAAAGAAGCTTGCTGGTCCTCAGATTAATAAGCAAATCAAGCATATTATTCCCGGAGGAGCTACCTTAACAGAGGATATCTCTAAAGAGAATCTACCTGCAGCTATTGAGACATGGCTAAAGAGAGTACGCCACTTTAAAGATGTTATTATCTCCTTTGTAGATAACTATGCTACTAAAGAGTATCAAACATCTACAGTAGTGGACTTTAATGCATCGACTAAGCTTCCTCAATGGGAACTAGAGTCGAAGAAGTGGCTAGCTGAAAGAATCGCAGAGGTACTTGTAATGGATCATGTTTTTGCTGTAAAAGTTGATAAGACAGGAATTCATGTGATTCTAGATAAGACTCAGAAGTTCTCACCTGAGTCTGAATCTTGGGAGCCACATCTAATCTTTACACCTCATAAGCCTACAGGATTTTAATCATGGGTCTATTTGAAGAACGCCAAGCTTCTGCTAAGAAAGTAGTCGCTTTACAAAACGAAATCATCTCTCTTAAGACACAGCTACAAGCAGTACCTGATTGTTCTGCTTGTCAGAAAGAGCTTGCTGCTCTCAAAGCTCAAGTAGAGTCGCTCAAAGCTCAAGTAGCTAAGCTACAAGAGCAAGAGACTCCAGTTGTTCAAGAAGAGAAGCCTAAGCGTCGTGGTCGTCAACCTGCCCAAGATAAGCAAGAAGACGAAGAAGATGCCTTGTAATTGTAAGAAAACTAGAACTAAAGAAGCTAAACAAGATCTTGACTCACTTAAGCAGAAAGCACAAGAACTTGAGAAACTTCTTCAAGAGTTAAAAGCTAGGACAGCTCCTAAAACCAATTAATTGATATTAGGAATATCCTCTAGTATAGAAACTCTACGCTCTAGAGATATTAAAGTCTCTTGGATTACAGCAAGCTCAGTACTTATAACTGTTAAAAGTTCTTGAGTCTGAGTTGCTGATACAAATTGTGTTTGAGCAGTAAGTATATCTCTTACTCGCTCTTCTAAGTTAGCGACTCTTCTTAATAAGAGTGCGTCGCCTGGGTTATTGCTATCTAATGGCATCACTCACCTCCAAGTAGTTTAACTACAAATGCGCTCACTAAACCACCGCCAGCACCCCAACTAAGTTTCTCCGCCATAGAGATCTTAAGACCAGTAATATCCTTCTGGATCTTCTCGTCTTCTTTGCGGAGCTTAGTTAACTCTTCCTCCAGCTTCCCAACTTTAACTTCAAGAGTAGCTTGAGCAATTACATTTCTATTTAGTTGTTCAATAATAGAGTCGATCTTATCAGAGATTTTGTCCATGCTACTTTTCAAGTTATTCTCCGTCTCTTTCAGACGGTAAGATATTAAAGATAAGTCTTGAGGTATAGGTGTCTGTGATTTAGAGTCCGACATTTTTAGCTTCCTTGTTGTTGGTTGATAGCTTTTTTATAACAAATTAGAGCTTTAATTTACAATATGCTAAGCTAAATTCTACCAATGGAGCTATTGCTTCTCTTTGAGTTGGATTAAAAAGATCTTTACTTCCGGAATATTTACTAGTCCAAAGATCGTCTATAAACTCATAAAATGTATTTCCGGTACTAAAATTGCCGTCAATATCTAACAGGTCAGCACATAATTTGTGTGAATCTGAGATATTCAAACCGTAATCTACTACGCCAAGTATACCACCTAAATCTACTCGCCCCCCTACTTCAGAATCATAGTTATATTTCTTAGTGACTACTCCTATAAAGTTCTTTTCATTAAGCACTTCATTACTGATAGTTTCTATTTGGCTATTACTAAAGTCCTCCGCTACTAGGTAGCTTCCAAGTTTTTGATTAAAGTATGTATCTGAAATACAAAAAGTCACCTCTTTATTAACAAGTCCATACCTTCTATTTATATAAGAAGGACAAGCATATAGTTTATCTGAAACATTATACGTTCCCAGTATCATAACTAAAGATTCTCCTTCAGTCATGATATCTGTTTCTGTTATAAGATTTTTATAAATACTAAAGTAGGAATTCTCTGTATTATTTGCATTTAAAAAATAATTACCTTGAATTCTTTCGTACGTTTTATCACTTCTATAGATTCCAACAGCGCTAGTACCCATATTATAAAAAGCTTCTATTCCTGCTTCCCACCACAAGGAATGAGAGCTCATTACTCTTGATTTTGGATCTTTCAACTCATCAAATAAAGTTACTGTTTCTTCTATTTCACTTGAATATTCTGCATAAAGGCTCGCATTTGAACTTAAGGGATACTTAGCGTTCTTATAAGCAAAAGCTAAAGTGAATGGTACTTTCTTAATAATGTGCCCACTAATCGATATATTTGTTTTCAATATATCTAGTCCATAAGAAATTGCAGGGCTTAAGGATTTATAGTCTTTATACTTTGCAATCTCCCACTTATTACTACTCTTTTTGTAAGACAAAGTATTGTGGCTCTTAAGAAGAGTATCTTTTTCTTCAAAAGTATAGTCTTGTTTTGTATTTATGATATTAGAGTTTTGACTAGATGAATATAGTTGCGCCTCTGTTACTGAAGGGCGCATCTGTATGTCTTCCCAAACAATAAGCCTATTTATAAATTTCTGGCTAGCAGAATCATAAATTAAGGTATGCTTGTTAAGTAAAGCGTTAGGATTATTAACATCAGCTAGATCAAATATGGAAGATTCCTGTAGCTTTTCAAAAGCAACATCTTTGATACTTTCTCTAAATAGATTTGTCTCTTCAGCTTCTACTGCATCAAACTCTAAAGATTGAATTAGATGTTCAGTGGTTACAGCCAAGTAGCTACTCCCACTTGAACTATCGCTTGGCCCCGCCATTAAAGCTATATCTCTTACTGTTGCTACTTCCAAAGTACCGCTTACTGTCTCTGTTGCTTCTACTGTACTAACTGATCCTGCAATCCATTCTCCATTATTATAAACTAAAGCTTGTCCATTAGACACTACATCTACATCTACATTTGTTAGATCATTTAACTCTAAGCTTCTATTTAAATTTAAACTTAATGCTGGATATGTTGATCCATCATTAAGATTTTGAATCAAAGATAAATCTAAGCCGCTGGTTAGTTGAGTCAAGATCTCATAAAGATGTTTACTTAATGGCCAGTTTAGTAAATTATTTTGACTGCAACTAAAATTGTATAAACTGCCAAATGAATCTTTTCTGAGTCTCTCTAAGTTAAATCCATTACAAGCAATTTCATCTACAAGCCCAGTAATATCATTAACCACTGCTTGAGCTTCTACTACCCTATCTACTACTGACTCGAATAGATAATCAAAAGATTCTTTTACAGTACAAGGTCTTCCCTCTCCAGCGACAACACCTGCTTTCCAATATAATCCGCTTTGAAAGCTATCGTTACCTTGCTCTTCTGGATAAGTAACTACTGTTAACCCACTGATTCCTACTTGGGCTGCATCATAAGTATATCTTGGTCCAGAAGCTAAACTTTTAAATCCTGGTACAATAAGACTGTTAATATAATTAGCAATCTTATTTAGATCATCTCTGCTTCTTTTAGTTGTTAAAAGAAATGCGTCTTTGTTTTCTGTATTAGAAATAGCCGCTGTATTTATCTTAATGATCTGATTCAGATTGTTTAGATAGTTTGCCATTATATAACCCTAACTTGGATTTGATCTATTTTGGGAGTAACTCTCTGGTCGAAAGTTTTAAGGATAGCCTTTATGTATAAAAGGTTATTATTTTCTTCCAACTTTACTCTGGTTTTGCAAGTGATTTCAAAGTCTTCAAGCTTTGAATCTCCTACAGTAGTTTTATTTTTAATTTTAAAGTAAAGACCTTGAGAAGTTTCTACAATAGTATAAATCCCAAAATCGTTATCACTTAAAAATCTTTGATTTGATACTTCTTTTAAAGCATGCGCATACACTTTATCAACACCAATATACTCTTTTACCCCTCTAAATACCGAAGAATAATCAAAGCCTTCAATTACGTATTTATGATTAAATGGATATAATCTATCTATACTTCTTAACTGTCTAATTGATTGAACTGATCGCTCATCTATATCTAAGTCAATCCAGTTTTCTTTAGAAGTTTTAAAGCTATGAGTTCCAAAAGTTAAAAATACTTTTCCATTTACAATTCTACCATTTAAAAGTGCAGATGCATTTCCAAGATTAATATATCTGCCTTCTGGTTGAGTAATCTCTATTGTAGTACAGTATTTACTTCCATCAAATTCCCAACCACTACTGGCTTGATATGTTTTACTATCTTTATTTGATAATACGTTCCTTTTGATACTAAGGCTTTCTTTTATAAACAGCTCCTTGTTCTCTGCGCTTATATAGTAGTTTAAAAGCTTTTCATTGTTTTTAAGAGTTATCTCCTGAGGAATACTCTCTGCTAAAAAGCCAAGACTGCTTTCAGAATCTACTATCTCAAATATATCATTCTCAGTTTCTCCAAACTGAACTACTTGTCTTGATTCTCCATTAAAGTCTGCTTTTAACCAATTAACATTATCTTTGCTTAAATAAATATCTACTGTAGTTTTTTCCGGAACAATACAACAAGTTCCACCTTTGATTGTTGCAAGGTTAAAGTTAATAGGCTCAGAGTTTTCATCTAGGATTTCGTATGGTCCTAGATAGGCTACTGACTCTTCATTTATTCTATAAGCAGATTTTGTGTGCCCTATAAAATCTAAAGAAAATACATAACCATAATCATTTGCTACTTTTATATCATAACCTCGTTTAGTAATAACTAGTCTTAGTCTCTTAACATTATCTTGATTTACTTCTACATAGTTTTCATTATTTGTAACTCTTAAATCACTTTCAAATACTTGAAAGTAGTTACTCCCATCCTTCGTATACAATACGCTATAACTTTGCTTAGAATTGATCTCTAAAGCATCTGTAGTAAATTTCAATGTACCAATAGACCTTCCTGTAGGTTCTGAAAAACTTGTCTCTACAATAAAGTCTACTACTTCATCTTCATACTTGGAATATGAAACCACCTTGAAGAAGGTTCCATCTTCTTTAAAAGCATTTGAAAAGGCATTGTAGGCAGTTTCTCTTAACTTCCCATTACCTCTATGCCTTACATGATATTGAGTATTACCAAACTCAAAGCTTTCTGAAGCTACTTTATCAAAGCCTACAGTAAGCTTACCATTGAAGAGATAGATGTTACTCCTATCCATATCTATATTTGAGTAGTCGCTAAAATCTTCAACTATTCCATAGTTGTAAATATCTGATTTACTATAGAGTAGTAAGTCTTTATTTAGATTACGCTCAAGCCTCTTAACCTCTCTAAATGTCTCATCTATCCTTCCAGAATAAATTCTGAAATTATCTTCAAGCATTTTAGATTCAGATTCTATTTTCTTAAATAGCGAATCTAAGTCTTCATGAGCTTTTAAAAGAATATCATTGTAATGTTCACTTGAAGATTCTGCTCCTACCAAGAAGTAGTTTTCTATACCCCCGGCAAGCATTCCGACTTCTTCAGCTTTTCTATTTGTTTCTATATAATTGTTATATAGAACATTTAATTCATTTCTCTTCGGAGCTCTGTTATTCGCTCTAATAAAATCTTTTAATAATTTATTCTTAATCATTTTAAGCCATTTCAAGATTTAAATTATAAATAATAGGCGAATAATATTTTTCTATTCCTTCAAGATTTAATCCATCTGGTTTTTCTAACCATAAGAATTTGATCTTATTATTAACTGGAAGCAGCTCCTCGGTATATACTGAGATTCCGTTTTCAATTTTAATATTAGTTATCTCTTTAAAGATATCATACTCAAAGTAAACATCTGCAATTGAGTAAGATACATCTTTAATCGTACTAGCTTCTATAGCTTCTTCTGTATAGATAACTCCATTTGTATAATCTACTGAGTACTTCAATACTTCTTCTTTGGTTCCAAGATAATAGTACTCTACACTATAGCCTTTACTAATAGAGTCTTCTTCTTTTAAATCTATGGTGCACACTCTTCCGTTTACAGTAGCAGTGCCTAATTCTTCGTTTCCTTTGAAAACCTTTACTTTAAATCCTTTTTCTAGATAGGGAATTTCTACTAAAGTAAAACTTACTTTTCCAGATAAGTTCTTTTCTATATTTGGTACTGGATCGTTTTCCATGAAGTTGAGGTTCAAGAACTCTGTGAAGCCGTCAATATAATCTACTTCCTTGTATAAAACATCTTCTCCAAACAAATCTTCACTTAAAGTTAAACTTCCTTCAATAATATTACTGTGCTTCATTATAAAGCATTGGTTACTATCACTCGTTCCTCTTCTCTCTACGTAGCTTTTATTTATAGAGTCGTAACTTCTTGTAGAGCTTTCTTTTAGCTTCTGAGTTATTTCATCTATATATAGGCTATCTTCATAGAAATATAATCCATTAATTACATTTTCCTTAGCCCATATTTCGTATTCATTTTTATTTAAAGTCTTTTCTTTGAAGAATTTATAGATGCATTTTCTTTCAGCAGTAGAATTAGCATCATAGTAAAGTATTCCGTCTTGGCTATTTAGCTCAAAATCTTCCACTGCTTCTTTAATCCAAATATTGTTTTCCAGATAGAAAAGCTCAAAGCTATCTGAGTCTAGATTCTCTTCTTTTAAAAAGAAACGAGACTCTTCTTTAGGTAAAAATTCAGTAACCCTCTCTGAGCTTCCATATAGAGAGGTTACTTTAATTTCATCTTTATCATAATCAAAACTCTCGTTGATTGGAGAGTAGTAGCCTTCAGGTTTCTTTATTATGGAGGCCCTTAACGGTATCAAAGATAGCTTTGGCAAGTAAGTTCCACCAGTAAGATTTACAACTATCTCTTTACCATTCTCTCTTACGTAAAAACTTCCATTTGAAACTACTTCTGCCTCAGTACTTTTATTTACCCAGTACTCATTATTCATCTGAAGCTTTATCTCACTACGCTTTATATTGCTCTTATTGAGATTGTAAGGTAACGGAATAATATTCTTACCCTGGTTACTTACTGTACCGAGGCTAATTCCATTTTCTTTTCTAGAGAGAACTTTAGGTTGAACAACTTTCAATGTTTTCCCATTGAAGCTTTCTAAGCTGTAGTTCACTGGAGATATATTTCTATTTATATTCTTTGTTACTTTTTGAACATTCGCAAAGAAGTTCTCTGTAACTATATCTTCTATAAGATTATTTTCTCTTGTTAATTTATAATTAAAAATTAACTCTTTTGACTTTCCGTCTAATATAGCTAGATTGTTTGTAATATCTAAGTACTCGCCACCTTTATCAAAACTAACTTTTAGGTCTTCCATATAAGTAGCTGATTTAACCGGAAATAAAGATCTTGTCCCTTTCAAAGAGTAAAGTCCTTCTGGGGTTTGGTAAACAGAGGAACTTAACTCGCCGCTCTCTTTATAAACGTTAGAGTAAAATTCTAAGTTCTTTATTCCTAGCCCAAATACTTTCTCTCCCACGCTATTGCTATACTCAGAAGTTTCTAAAGTAATTGCAATCTTAATTGCTCGTACTGGTAAATGCTTAATGGGTAGTGAATCTGAGTAAGTGTAAGAGTCTAAATTTAACTGTTGATAGCTTTTATTAATCAACGAATCTAAGCTAACTCTTCTCCCATTACTATCTGTATAGATGAGCTCTTTTATTTTAAAAGATAAGCTCCCATTAGTATTCATTCTTCCGATTACTACTTCGTTGATAATCTCTTCTCTATTTAAATCTAATATTAGTTTTACTTTTAAGGGGCCGCTACCTTTCTTGTGTATCTCAAAACAAGTATCAGGATTCTCATCTATTAGATTGTAGATTAGCTTATTCTTCCCAGTCTCTGGGTTGCCTGGTATCCCATTACTTTCCTTTGAGATTAATATTTTGTTAATCCCGACCTTGCTTCTTTTCTCAATAGGCAGTGTCGCTACTTCAGCTACAGTATCTACACTTAAACTAACGCTACTATTTCTAGAATTATCAATATTATATAAATTTATAAAATCTTCTTTGATTGCAAACTTAACACTATCTTTGAATTTAGAAATTAAAGACGCCTTTTTTCTAAGCTCGTTTGTCTTTCCAATCAAACCAAGCTTTTTAACTTCTATCTTATTGTAATATTCTTTAATTAAATCTAATAAGCGTTTCTCAAGAAATACAATCTCTTTAATCTTATAATCAATTAAAGCTTTTTCATTTACTTCTTGTTCAATATTTAGCTGAGTAAAAGTGTTTCTCTTTAGTACTCTTGTATGTAAAAGTTCCTTATAAGCTTCAATATCTAAAGCTAAAGATTCAGCTGCATTTCTTTCTTCTACGGTTATGAAACTACTACTCTGGATGGATGATACTAACGACTCTTGAAGTGCTAAATTAGGCCTGTTTATTAAGCTATTAAATGACATTTGATGTTGCTCCGTATTGGCTCTCTTCAAAAGTTTCATACTCTATATAAGCTTGCTCATCTTGAGCTTTCTCTTCTATCAGCACCCTGTACTTAGAAAGTATACTGGATTCATTCATCTTGCTTTCGCTTCTAAATATTAACCTTGGTCTTATAAAACCAAAACTATCAGAGAGAAGCTTTGAGAATATCACTTCGCCATTTACCAATTTTAAGGCTTTGATTTCATCTAAGTAAAACTCGTCATCAAGTATATACTCTACTGTATATACTGATTCAAACTCTGGAAAAGACTTTAGCTTTATCCAAAAATAACCAGCTATCTTTTCTTTGATCTTCTTGCTCAGCTCTTCTGAAGTTATTACTGTTTCTTCAAAGGAGTCTTTTTCGTTAATAGAAACAAAGTAGTCATTAAACATTGTTAATAATTCTTTGTTTCCATTCTTAGTTTTATAAACCTTAATGCTGTTAGATAAATTTATATCTTTATTTATCTTAGGGAAAAGTAAAACTTTAGCTTCTCTGTTCTTAAAAACTAAGACTTCTTTTTCTTGATACTTTCCATTTGGAAGTGAAATTACTTTATTGTATCTTGGGGTTTTAAAGCTTTTATTTTTAAAAGCTTCTATGTTTGTTTCCCCATAGAGTACAACATGTAAGCTCTTCTCAATAAAGCATTCAGGGTCTTCATAGATTAATTTATAATCCATAAAAGCTGATATAGGTTTACTTACTGGAACTATTTCAGCTTCTCTATAAAAACCAAAAGCCTTATTAATTCTAAGTGAAGTTTTTATTTGTTTAATTGAAAGATCATATATTCTATAAGATTCACTCTCCTGGAGTACTGGATACTTATTCAAATAAGATTTAAAAATGAGCTCATCTTCTTTAGATGATTCGCTATAGCTAACATTCTCAAAATACTTTGTTTGAATTAGCTTTATCTTTAATTTTTTAGTTCTAGTCTTATTGAAGAAAACTTGTTTTCTATTATACTCCTCTGAGACACAAACACCTTCTAGAGCTTTCCAACCAAACTGCTCATCAAAATAGAATATGTTTCCTGTCTCTAGGTTTACTGGTAGAGATGATGCGCTCTCTACGAACAGATGATTAAGCTCTTGTTCTCCATTGAATCTCAATACAAGGCTTACCGATACTGGTCTATGCACTCTTCTCTGACCATCTAAAGAGTTTTCCTTCTTGCCAACTATATACTTCCAGGTTCTATCTTCCCTGATTAAATCAAAGTTATCTTTGCTTATATCTATAGGCTTATAGGTGTCTCCAAGGAAAGACTCTTCTGCTAGTAAGTCTATTTTTACAATAGATAGCTTTTGTTCATAGAGTAATGGAGACTCAATTGAGTCATCTTTAAATGATACTTGATCTTCCTTTGTAAAACGCATCCCCGTTTTGGAATCTACTAAATCATAAGACTCTTGAAAGTCTTTCTCTTTAAATAAAGAGACTACTTTTACTTTGTTGTATTTGCTGTTTAATTTTAAATTAATCTCTTCTATCTGATCTTTAAATACTTTTAAATCTTTATTAAAAGACTTAAACCAGTTTTCAGTTTTGTTATAAAACGAATCTAATACTTGATCTACTGTTTTCATTTTTGAGTTGTACATATAAAGCATATAGCTTAGGTTCTTGAAACTAAAAGAAAACTCTTCAGCTCTTATAAGTCTATCGTATTTTAAATCTTGAAATTTAAAACGTTCAAACTCAGATATCCTTGATAATAAAAAAGCCTCGATATCTCTATCGAGGTCTTTAATTCTAGAATCGCCTCTTAAGGAGAGTCTATATTTTGCTGCATCCCGCGCAGCAAATGTAAAATCAAATAGTTCATTACGAATCATCTATTTCAACTCCTATGTAGAGTCGCCTTGTATCGGCTGTATCATTTCCAATGAACTTTAATTTTACAGTAAAAGTTCCAGCGTTATCTAGAACTGCTTGTGGTAGCAATATTTTATTTCTATAACTACTACCATTTTCTAAATTAAAAGCAATCCACTCTTCATTTATTTCTACAAATAAACCCTTAGGTTCCTCTAAGGAACCCCAGTGAATTATATCGTTATAATCTTTACTTAAGCTATTTTCTATAGGGTAGCTTATTTCTCCTAAAGTACTGCTAGCTTTTAGATAAATACCTGGACTAGTAGTAGCTTTATCACTAAACACCTGAAAAGAAATATCTTCCCCAGCTAAAAGTTCAGATCTAAGTTTTAACAAGTCTGATTCTTGCAAAACCTCTCCTGTTATTTTTCTGAATATAAAACTCATGTTGCCATAACTCCAAAAGTGTTTCCGTCAGGATATTTATCAAATCTACACTTGTAGTAATAAACCTTACCTATCTCTACTTCATCATCTATATATTCAATTACTTCCTCTTCATCAGAAATAATTTCAGCTATATCAATGAAGCCAAAACCATTCTCAATCTTCTTACTAAGAATGTAACTACCTTCACCTTCCCAGCTTATTGTTAACTTTATTTCACCGCTAATAGAGTTATCTAAAGATAAGCTTGGCTTCGGATATACATAGTCTACAATGATATCTATACCATGGGGAAGTTTCCTTCTTAATAATGACTCTACTTCTTCTGGCGTATAATCTCCACCCATGTTTTGAAGCAAATCTATTGGCGCTTCTAAATACAAGATGTTATTCTTTTGAACTACTTGTCCAAACTCGCCATACCCGTGTTTAGACTGCAAGATCTTCCATTGGTTAGCAAGTAAATCTTTGTAGTTGTTCTCATTGGTATAAGTAGCTTCTTTAACTTCTACTTGGTTTATTTCATCTAAGTAGAAATCCTCTTCTAGAGAAACTTCTCCTAGTTCCATGTACTGGTATGAGTTTTCATATCCATAACAATAGTTTGCTCTAAATTCCCTGATATTCATTCCAATAACAGTACTCGTATTAAACACTGCTCCAACCTTGAGTTTCTTTGAATCTTCTGAACATTCAAGTATTCTTCCATCTTCATCAAGTACTAAGTGATGTATGCTTCTTGAACCCCTAGCAGCATTACTTAATAAATAGAAATAATACTTATTATAAATCATGTTCTTGTTTTCTAGAGGGTTTACAGAGATTTGACTATAAAGATAGCAGTCAGTCTTGTAACAAAAATCTGCTTTGATTATTTGACTAGCGTCTATATCAAACTTCATCTCTACAAAGCCATTGAACTCATCCCACGAGTCAATATCGTTATCATACTTTATCTGCGTATTTGAATACCTGGTACCTACTTTTCTTAATTCTGTTGTTGAGCATTTAACAAGATTCTCTAATTCATCATAAATAAAAATATTTAAATGAATTTCATCTTCAATTTTAACTTTAATTTTATTAACAGGAAGTTTAATTATATTTCTTTTAACAAGATTACATGTTTTATTATGAAGCTTAATTAAACCAAATTCAGGGTCAAATGGTTGATTCTCAAATTCAGGCAACCAGTATTTCTTTTTATCAAGCACCCAACCATTTTGTACTCTGAGTATCCATGGATTTTCCAAAGAGAAACTCTCTGGTTTTATTAATCTAATAAGATTCTCTTCAGAGCCTCTTACATAAAGTTTTTGACTTGTTAAATCACAAGCGTCTATCTCGTCAAAATTTACTTTGAAGTAATAACCAGTCTCCTGCTCTTCCTTAGTGTATACATCTCCCACCAAGTCTCCTGACTCTAAATCAATATCTTCCCAGCTAGCTTCTTTTATTGCTGATACAAGATTAAGTAAATCATTAACTCTATTTCCTGAAGCATCTACTCCTGTTACAAAATAAACTCTATAACTTCCGGTTTCTGGATTGTAGAAGTTTTTATAATTAGTATATATCCAATCATTTACTATTTTGAATCCATTGCTAACAGAGAACTCATCTCCACTTTCTATATAATGTATCTTGGCTTCTTTAAGAGGCTTGTAGTGCTTATAGTAGAGTGGTTCTTCTTTGCCTTCAATGTTTATATATGTTTTATTAGTTAATTCTACATTTGAATAAGGCGAGTAAAATGCATTGCCTTCTATCTCAATCTCTGAATTTCTTTTTAGAAAGTTTGGATTATTAGAAGGCACTCTCCAAGAAAGATCATTTATATAAAGATTATCTCTTGAGTTTACTTCTTCTGATTCTAGATAGCTTATAGCTACGCTTCTATCATCAATGAATTTAGAAAACTCAAGTCGCTCTAAAGGAGAGTTTACTACTGAAATTACGTTCAGTATTAACTCTTCAGAAAGACTTTGATTTATAAGCTCTAGATTAAGCATTTACATATCTGCCAGTAATATTTACGATTGCATCGTTTAAGTTTTCTATTATTTCTACTTCAAATCTAATATCATTCATCAACACTCTTCTAAATCCTACTGGCGCATCTGCTTGAAAAAGGTTTTCTGCCGAATTTACAGAATTAAAACAAAGCTCTAATAAATTTACATTATTTCCAGCTTCTACAAATACGTTTCTTTTATACTCTGTTCCTAATCCAGCATTATATTCATGCATTTTAAAATGTACATATTTTGGTTTATCGAATCTTACTAAATAATTAGTTCCACTTATTCTAAAATCTGCTGTAAAATAATCTGACTTATTTATAATTAAGCTTTTTTTGTTTTTTTGATTAAAGTTTTGAAATTGGAATATAATGTTTTTATTACCAGTAGTATTGTAAACTTCTCTATCGTTTTCTAAAAAGTTTCCTATCATTTCATAATTTAAAAATTTAAAATCAACTTCTTCTTGAAGAAGATAAGCTGTTATGTTCTCAATTTTTTCTTCATTATCGAAAGAAGTAGTTTGAAATACACTATTTTTATTATTTAAAGCTTCAAACAAATAATTTTTTGAGCGTATAAATATTCTATAAGGATCTACAATTTCATAATCACTTAACTGGTAATTATAAATATATTTTTTATCAAATCCAGAAACATCAAAAGTATTAAATATGCTAGGCTCTTCTTCATCGTCTAACAAATCTAGAAAACCAGCTTCAGCCCATCTTCCATCTGAAACCTTTACAGAGTCAAAAAAACTTTTTGTATTTTGTGTTGTACTTATTTTTTGATCTATTTCATAAGTTTCTTTTAAATAATTTGAATCTACTTTTTGTACAATCAAACCTCTTTTATAGAGGTAGTCCAAGGTTTCAGATATATTATAATATTTTGTATCTTTAGCTTTGGATTCTAAAATTATATTATCAGATAATATATCTATATTATTTTGTTTTAACTCAACTTTCTCTTTATTTAAAATAATCGAGCCATCATTATCACTATCTAATGCATTTACATAAGCTTTAAAATATTCTTCTTCCTCAGCTTTTTCTTTAATTTCTATTTCAAATTTATTACTTTGAGTCTCAATACTTTCTTCTGAAATAATCCTTATCAATCTTCCTGAGTTAATTTGAGTTTGATCGCTGCTATAGCTAAGTATGTTTTGTGTATCAAGCTCAATCGCTTCTCCATTTCCTTCAAGAATTTTAGGAGTGTGAAGATTGATCCCGTACATAGCCTCTAAATTTATTCCTCCAGCTTCTACATTTATTGCTTTATAGTTACTATTAGTTATTTTAAGATCTGCACTATCCTCTCTATAGATTGCACAATCTGGACTTGTAAACAAAATAGGTTGGCTTTGATAACCTTCTGTAGTCTCTAATGTTGGTGAATTTTTTATAACAGTATTAACTATAGGGCTAAGTGAGTTAAAGCTTGTAGCTCCCATTAATAACGTACCAAGCATTGCGTTGTTACCATTGTTCAAATTAGAATCTAAAGAAAAGCCACTCCGATGAAGATACATGGGAAAATGGTTATTTGGTATAGAAGACTCTCCATATACTACACTAGAGTACTCAGAGAATTTATCTATAAGGCTTTTAACGCTAATCCTACCTTCACCGAAGCTTCCATCGTGCTTGTGAAGATGCAGCTTATTTCTTAGATCGTCAATGCTCGTAGTAATATCAGTACCTACAGTAATAACGCAAAACTCATGATCTACGCAAAGTGAAACACCTTTGATATGAATCTCAGTTGGACTAATAAAATAATAATTAGCGTTTTGATAAACTTCGTTAGTAGTTAAGTTCTTTACTACAAGAAATCCTTCAGGGATTGAGTCTCCATTTTCAAACCTAGGCAGATCTCCTTCCCACATCCACCCAGGAAGTTTAAGCTCTACCCCATTGTTAAACTCTCCAGCATTTAAAGAGCTTAATAGCAAAGAGTCTTTTGATTTAATTCCTGATTGTTGATGAGTGCAATTTCCTAGATCAATTGAGTAAGCGTTAACTTCATTAGCTAAGGCTACTACTGAAAGTTTACTTGGTTGATTAGGATCAGGAATAACATTGAAGCTTGCGCCTTCGTAGTTAGGTCCTCCAAATATTCCTTCGCTTGAAGTCTCATAAATTAAGCTTCTATTTACTCCACCTGGAGTTGTATTTGAAAAATAGATAATACCGTTACTTACTCTAAATTGATTTGTTCCAGTAAAGTAATCGGTTTCTACTCTTGTAAGAACTGCTCCGCCTCCAGCTGAAAAGCTTCCATCATTATAAGGATAAGCTAGAGTATATTCCATTACTAAGCCAGAAATACTCTCTGCCACTAGCTTATCAAATTTAAGCATCTTAGGATTCAAGTTGCTAGCAGGTCCAATTAGCCTTGCAAGGTTTACTATGTCTAACGGTCTGCCTTCAGGGTTAGGCTCGTAAGGGTTCCAGGCACCAGTTAAATGCGTGTACTTATTAGCATCAGAGACATGAGGATATCCTTGGTCTCTAATATCGCCAATAGCTTTTGAGATATCTCTAAGAGATCTAGCGAAGTATTCGTTCGCTGCGTTAAACTTATCAGCTGAAGGCTTTTCTCCGGCTGAAAACTTAATAATATTAGAAGTGAGTGTATGTAGTTTGTCAGCCATTTTGATCTCTTATAAGTATAAGTTGATTTGATTAGTGATTAATGGATTGATAGTTATAAAGTTAGCAAATCCTAATCCTGAACTATCATCATTATCTTCGCTAAAGAATTTAAATCCATTCTCCTTGCCTTTCAAGAAGTTTGGAAGATCTAAAGACATTCTTATGTCGTTTGATCTTATTGTTCTTCCTGTAGCTGGATCTGTCCCTGTAGCTTTGATTGTTACAAGCTTACCATAATAAAGCTTATATCCTGCAATCAAGTTACTCTTATCTGTGATTGAGCCTTGAGGTATCAGAATATTATCATACCAAACATAATTATTTGCTATTCTACTTGGTTTTATTCTTACAAATAAGTCTTGGTCTTCATTATAACTGTAAGCAACTCTTTCAACTCCATTACCATTAAATTCAATTTCATTTCGTTTAAATATTACAATTTCATTTGGGTTAAAAATATCTTCATATCTTTTCTTGTCTAGGAGAATAATCTCGTCTTTATTAATCTTGTGAATTAAAAGTCTTCTTGAAACTAGAGAATCTTGATACAGATAAGCATACCCGTAGTTCCCTACTAAAGGTTGACAGATATCAAAGCTGTTAGCGACTTCATCATTTCTTTCCAAGACCTGATAAGTTTCATACTCCTCCTCATCTTCTATGATCTCTGAGAGCTTAATCTTTATTAACCTTGTTGAATCATCTAGATCTTCGCCGATATCCCAGCTTTCAATACTAACTTTTCTTCCTAGATCCCCATAGTAGGGATCTGTTTTTAATACTTGGAACAAATAGAAATCATCTAAAGAAGCGCTCAAACTACTCTCTTCTAACCTGACTCTTGAGCTGTTTCCTATATGTTCTATCTCTACATATTCAAATCTATCGTAATCTGAGTAGGGTACACTATAAGTTGTCTTTGCTTCTCCAAGCAAATTAGCGACTTTAGTTGAGCTTAAACTATCACCTTCAAACCTTCCGTACTCCGCTTCAAACTTAATGTTAATACCTTCTACTGGTTTATCATTTCCATTTAATGCCGTTGCTTTTATTATTGAATAATCACCTTGTATGAATAACTTATCATACACATTCATACCTATTAAGTTTTTATCTGCCTCTAGTTTAATTTTAGCTAAATGCTTTTCTTGAGGAGATATCTCAAGAATCCCACCGCTATCAATTTTTTGATATGGCTTTACATTTATATTGTTGTCCCAAAATAAAGATTCTTTAATTTCATAATCTATTCTTGGGTAGGCAGTATAACTTATATATAGATCTAAGCCTGAATCTAAAACTAGGCTCTTCTTACTTATAGATACTTCAGAGCCTCTATTTAAAGTAGGCTCTCTATCTTGAGTATTTAAAATTAATTTATATTTAGTTTTTTCTTTATATTCTAAATTATTATTAATAATTCCAGTCTCTGGCAAATCGTCGGTGCTTTCAAACAACTCTAAAGCAAAACCAAGATCTTCTTTAATAAAGACTTGTTTTGTCTGAAAAGTATTAAAGCTAATTTTCCCAGAATGTTTATCGACTACAAAGTTGTAATCTATCTCAGGCTCCTCATTGAATGAATCAATTTCTTTCAATTCAATAAATGTTGAAGAGTCTTTTATCATTACCAGCTTAATATCATCTATGGGGAAGTACTCAGTGTACCCAATACTCCTATTGGTGCTTCTTCCAATGAGCTCCCAGTTACTCTTGATAGCTTCTACTGTATCTGCTTGTTGATCTCCTATTTGGATTTCTCCAAGCTCTTGAAGTACTAAAGTTCTTTCAGCAAAATCTTCAGTAGGGCTTACATCTGAGAGGAATGAAAAGCTTCTTCCAGAGGCTTCTGGAGTATCATCATAATACCACCTATATGCTGGTATATTATTAAAACTACTATCTCTCTTAAAAATACAAATCTCTACTGAATTTAACATTGCTAATTCTTCAAGTAATACTTGAGTAGTCTTTGCAACTTTTGAAGTAGAGTAATTAGAGAATAGCTTTTTATTAAAATGATAAATAGAATAAACGCCTGTTTCTAATTTAGGCACCCATTTATATCTGCTCGTTATATCTTTATAAGCTTCTATAGTTTTAATTTCGCATCCGCTAAGCACTCCCCCGTACCAGTGCTTAGCTTTAGTACCTTCTTCTAGATTATACTGGTAGCCTCCAACATGTTCATTAATACGAGTCTCTATATTCCTTAAATCTTGAGGAAATGTTTTATTCCAGAGCCAACCCTTAACACCAGCATACGTACCAGTTAGAGGATAGAACTCTTCTTCTGTTTTGATGTTAGATTTTATAGATACACTAACAGACTCTTCTACTGACTCTGTCTCATTACTACCTAAACCTTTAGTTATTAAGGTTGAGAATAGTCTTCTAGATATTAAAGACATATTTCATTCCTTATTTAGTAGGTCTTGGGCTTTTGTAAGTAAGTACTCTATGATAAGGGTTGCTATTAGTTGGCCCTCCGCTAGCTCCAAATAGATTGAACTTAGTGATTTCGTTTCCTTGAGAGTCTTTAATAACTAACTGGTTATTAGCTATTTGCCACTCACCTTCTTCTATATCAAGTAATCTGGTTACTAGAGCTTCTAAGTACTCAGCGCTAGCTAATATGCTATCAGCTTTTGTTTTAATAAGCTCTGCGCTAGCTTCTATACTCTCTGCAGTAGAAGGTAAGTAGTCGTGCCTTTCGAGCCTATTGATGATGTAACGCTCTCCAGGAGGAGTAGCTTCGCCAAGATCTATCTTAACTAGATAGCTATCCTCTGAAACCAGTGCCCAGTCAAAGCTATATTTATAAAAGCCATCACCCATCTCAGTAATGGTTGGAGTTGGCGTTAAAGATTGACCATTGCTTACTGCTTTGAATGTAGCAAAGCTAGGGCTTAGTCCATTTCCAACAACGCCGCCTACTTCTGCATATAGAGTATATGTAACTAGCTTGCTCATTTATTTCCCCCAATAAGTGTTTTGTTTTTCAAGAACTTTATTAAAAATCTTAGCACCTTTTTGAGTTAAATTTCCGGTTTCATCTTTTGATATATTCTCAAAGCTTAAATCATTTAAAGCAATAGCTTTAATAGGCAGCCATTTTAACTTGAAAGGAAAATCATCATAAGAAAAAGTTACTTCTCCATAACCTCTAGAACCTTTAATAAACAACTCATCTTCTTGTATGTAAAAAGAAGAGTCATTAATTAATTCTATTTCAGTGGTTTCGCTAACCAGCTCTCCTTGAAAATCTTTTATTTCTGTAATCTTATCCTTAGGAAGTAATGATTGGTAATTGTCTGTTTCGTACTTAAGATAGTTTCTTCTTGAATCTTGAGGCATCAAGTTTTCTGTTTTTAACAACTCCCAACTATCTGTATCATCAAGAACTTCAACTATAAAATATTCTTCTAGAATAGTCTTAAAATCTCTTAAGTATTTCAACTCTCTTAAAAGTTTCTTATAAAGAACCTCTTCTACTTCATAAATTATTAATTCACTTGAAGTTATTTCTATATTTAAATTATTTAAATTCTCTTTTCTATTTATTAAAAATACATCTTTATCTTGTAAAGAAGTTAAATAGCCAAGAGATTTATAAAAAGAATCTTTCTCTTGAACTGATATTTGCAAACAAGCTTTTAAAGTTCTTTTAAAGAAGTTATCGATAGTTTCATTCGTCTCTCTTACTAGTCCATATTTTAAAGCAATTTCATCTAATGCAGTACTATTTCTATTTCTCTTTGCTTTAATCATACGACACCTCTTCTAGAATAACACCGTTATCTATACTTACTTCTATACTATCGTACTTCTCTAAAGTAACTCCCTCCCCACTCTCGTAATCAAAAAGAAAATAATCTTTATATTCTTTTATTTTATATACGCTTTGATTATTCTCTTCAAACTTAATTACAAACAAATCGTTACTTATACCTTCATAAAAAATTCCAAAGTTCTCTCCTGAAAAACCAGTTTCAATACTATACTCTGGTAAAGAATATTCGCACATCATACTATAATTATTTATATAAACCTCATACTGTTCTGTATTTGCAGTGTATGAATTTAATTTTGTTACAAGATCTTCTATCTCAAAAATACTTTGGTTTTTTATTTGTAATAAAAGTAAATCTTTTGTTTCTGTTGTAAAAGATATTATATGGAAATTAATTTGCCCTATACTATCAAAATAATTTTCAAATTCAAAAGAGTCTGCGTTTTCAAAAACATCAGCTCTATCTCTACCTTGAAACAAATGAATTGAATTTCCCCAAGAATTGTCTTCTTGCAAAGAGCTGTAAACTCCATTTTTTTCTTTTAAAACTATATAATTTACAACTGGACCTTTTGGTCTTTCTAAATAACCATAAATTTTTGCTGTTTCATATAAACTTACTTGCTGTCTAATGCTCTCTAATGAGAAATCAATAAGTTTAGTTCTTCTTAAAATGCTTTGATTAAAGCCTGTTTTTCCAATTTTATAAAATCTAATTACTCCTGAACTATCAATTGTTGTAAGTTTATTTCTTACAGTATCAAAACAATAATCAACAATATCAAGGTTTTCTCCTGAAGTACCAAGTAGTGTTTGAGAAAATAGTATGTCCTGAAATGCTTCAGGAGACTCTATGTCTGCTACCCTGTATTTATTTCCCATATCGTAATATCGATATATATAATCCAAATATGTAACTTCGTTTTCTTTTCTTAATTCAAAGAAACCTTTATTTTCTATCAAAGAGTTATTCTTATTAACCCTGTCTGATTTTTCTACAAACAAAGAATAAGTATATTCTTTTGCTTGTATATTATAAGGCTTTATATAAACTTCTATCTCTCCATCAAAACCTTCTCTTTCAATACTTTTGCCACCTTTAATATTGAACTTAGGCTCTCTTTTTAAAGCCTTTATTTCTTTAAAATAATTCTTAGTTTCATAGAATCCGTCATCTTTTATAAAGATGGTTTCTTCTATCGGAAAATCTGCAATGTTTGTCCCTCTTATAGTTATAAAATAATTATAATCGAACTTTTCTTTTGTTCTTGAATCATAATAGTAGTCACTGTTTTTTATATTAAAATAAACTTTATAGATTTTATTATTAAAGTTCCAAGATTCTTCTTTTGTTTTTTCTTCTTTGTTAAAAGAGGTTATTTTAAAATCTATTCTTGTATCATGTATTTCAATTTCAGTTCTTGTTGGATATTCCAGGCATAACTGTTCGTAAGAATTGCTTTCTCTTAATAGGACACTGTTCTCTCCAACAACACCTGTAATAGCAATACTTGAATACTCTTTATTTTCCTGTGTATGCCTTACGTATTCATCAGAATCGCTTAAATTAAAATTCCAAAGATGCCCGGGCTCTGCAATTGGTTTACCTTCTAAAGTTTTTAATTGATCTTGCATTCTTAAGCTAGATACTCTTATTAACTCTATCGACTCTCCGATACTATCCAATACTCTTCCTCCTACGGAAGAATCATCTCTCCTTATAGTACTCCAGAGTGGAAATCTGTTTCTAATTGATTGTCCAATGAAGCTCATACAAGCTGCTCCTCTACGGTAATCTCAAGTATTCCAAAAGATATTCTTTCTTCTCGCCTTACCGTATAGCTTGTACTTAATAGCTCTTGTTTCTCTTCAGGAAGGAATCCTTCTCTATCTGTTTTTCTTATATAAATATTTTCAAATAAATTACTGTTTGAGTTTCCAAAACCAACTATGTTTGAATCTTTAAATTCTCTTTTTATTATTGAAGATATTTCGATAAAAGAAATAGTTTTAGTAAATTCTTTTTCTTTAATTGTTTTTATAATAAAACGTCTTGCATTTTCTTTTGCTCTTATTTTCTCAATTTCACTAATTCCAGCTTTTACAAAAACTCTAATATTAAAATCAAAGTAAACTTTTATCCCATTGCTTACGATTATTCTTTGTCCTGGTATTTTTAATTCATTTAATCTTTTTTCTAAAAGATTATTTATGTTTCTGCCGGACTCTCTACCGCTTCCAAATAGAACTACCCCTGTAGTTCCTATTCCATAATAAGAAGGTATTACCTCCAGATCCAAAACTCCAGGAAGCTCTAATGCTTTTAAAGTAATCGCGTCAATGTTTAAATTAACTTTAGCTTGTAAGTAATTTGAGATTCTAAATCTTAGAGAGTCATCGGATTCTATATCTGACCCCGATACAATTGGAAATGTGTTACTTATCTTTAAATAACCATTAATCGACTCCGTATAGTTCGTATAGTTGTGATAAATTAAACTATCACTATCTACATTATACGAACTTCCAACATTAAACGCTTCTACGTTGCAATAAGAAATTCTATCGTTAGCATTCAATATAGTATCGGTTACTAACCTATATACAATGCTATTTGTACTATTAACTATCTCGGTAGAGATTAATGTTCCTGCAGGAATAGAAATGCTATTCCCTGAATTTATTGTTCCGAAAGAGCCAGTAGTTGTATAAAAATATACATTTCTTTCTCTACTGTCAGAAAAAGCAAACGTAGCAGGCTTCCTACTTATCCCATACATATTGAATGCTAAACTATCTAAATCTAAACCCGAAGCATTCGATACTTGAATACTATTATAGACTTGAGAAATCTCTCTTCTCATCGATACTAGTTCACTACCTACTACATCTCCTATTAAATTAGAAGTTGAGTCTTGAGAAGTGTTTGACTCTCCGAGTCTACTTTTTATTCTATTAGATAGATTTCTTTTTAGGACAGATTCATTTTCATTAGATATTATCCTAGCCATCCTAAACTCTCTTTCGGATTTAAAAATCTTTGAGCGATTTTATTAACTCTTGTATCATAGTTAAAGTTAAGAATTAAATCATTGCCATACTTATCTTTCCTATATACTCTTAAAAAGAAATCTAAAGTTAGTCCATTCCCTGGTAACTCTAAAATTTCTACTTCATTTATGCTAAGTAAACCGTCTGATATTAAGACTCTGAATATCTCAGACTTTATATACTCAATCATATCTCTAGTTAATCTTTCCCCTCTAAATGAATCTAAAGAAGCAAATAGAACTGAATTGGAGTCCCAGTCGCTTGATGAGCACTGTAGTCTTCTTAGAATAGTATCTATGAGTATCTGGTTGTAATCGTCATTTATTATTTCTAAAGAATTGTTCTTCGTTAGAAAAAAATCTAAATCTTCAGTTAGCTTAATATCCTTCATGATAAAGCTCCAGCTACCAAAGCGTAAGTTGTACTTATATTTATTAAGTTTGGTATTTCATAAACGATTGGCATATCAAAAGTTTTTCTAGGAGTCATATTAGTTAAGCCTGGTAAATAATCTGCAGGTAAAGATGACTGTCTATGTAGGGGGCCAGTTACTGTTAAGGTGTTCAAGTATAAAGCATTGCCAGGACCAGGCTGAATATTAATTCCTTTAGGAGTTACTTCAATCGCAGCCATCTTTGATTGCCCACTAAATAAAGCTACAGTTTGAAAATCTAAGAAAATGCCACCGAGGCACATCTCATTAAATTGAGCTTTTAAGATTTTGCTTTTCATTTTTCAAACCTAAACCAAGTTTCACCTGGTCCTTGTGATTTATTGTTCATAAAGTTTCTGATCGTACTCGTTGGATTTACATTGATTCCTCCAAAACCACTAGTTGAAATATACGTATTACAAAGTTCGTCCTGGTAATAGTTATTTACACCAATCCCTATCTCCAGTCTTGCATACATTATATCTTTTTTACTTGAGCTTTTAGAGTGGATTATACAATTCCTACCAATGATATTCTCATCCACTCCATACACCATCCTAAGCATATCATAACTTTCTCTCCAATAAACTGCATTTACTTCTGCTAGTTCTTTAATCCCTACAATAAAAAATATTCCGCTATAAAAAGACTCACTATAATATTTTGATTTAGGATTATGAGCTCCGCAAATATCTAAAACAACCCCACTATAAGACTCTTCTGTTTTCTGTTTTGATTGAATTAAAAAATCACTAGACTGTTGTTCTTTAGAAATAACAGATTTTCTTCCGAATCTTGCCATTATCTACCTACTCTTTCTGGATTTAATTTATAATTTATTACACTCAAGTCAACTTCACTAGCTTGAACCGAATCTTCAATAATCCAATCTGGTATGTCTGCGAATACCGAAGACTTCCCATAAGACTCGATTAAATGTTTATTTTCGTTATATCCTTTATATCCATCTGATAGAGCACTATATATATTACCAAGTACATTATTAAATCTTTCTGCTTCCGAGTGATTCTCAAACCCTCCAGCAAGCAAAGGCCTTCCATCTTTTACAAGCGGAAAAACCTTAATAATATTATTATTATCTACTTTTGAAAAAATTGTAGGTCTAAATATATTTTTACCAAGCCACCCAGATTGAAGGCTTTCTGAAAGAAAGTTTCTTATACTACTTGGCATTAAAGCCCCTGCAGATAACAATCCAGTTAAAGTTGCTCCAACTAAGAATGGGATTCTTCCAGTTAACCTTGTTGCTCCCATATAATTTATTCCGTTTGTTTTAAAGATTTGATAAATTGCAGCTTCTAATCCTGTTATTCCAGCTGTAGTTGCTGCACCAACTCCTAAAGTTTTTCTAATTGGAGACTCTAATTCAACTGGTAACCTTGCATTCTCTCCAATCATGTCCTGCTGAAAGAATGGCTGATATCCATTTTTATTTTCAAAATACTGTATAAATTCTTTTGTTAACTGAGCTTTTACTTTATTAAGCACTTCTTTGTCTAAAACATTTCCTCTTTGAAAGAAATCTATTCCTTGTAAATCTTCTCCTTCAAGCAAACTATCAAAGAAGTCATCAATCTTTTCACTAACAATCTCTGCAATTTTTTCATTACCTTCATTAACATAGTTAAAAGCTGCTCTACTATAAAAGCTTTCATAAAGCTCTTTTCTACTTTCAAAGAAAACTGTTTGATGTAACATTGGGTAGGTTAGAGTATCTGATACTGGAGCCACTATTGCTTCGACTTCTATATCAGTTACAAAACCAGTTTGATGACTAAACATATGTGTTACTGCTTTTACTCCTACCGGCCCGTACATAACGTTAACATTATCATTTAATATAATCGCATCGTTTGTATTTATTTTTGAATTACCAAGTACAAGCAAAGATCCTTCATACATTTTCTTTGCACCATACAATAATCCTGCAGTAGCATATCTAGAAGCATTAGAAATACCTTTAATATTATCTGTCTTCAAAACATGATCTCTTAAACTCTCTGGAGGAATGTTACTATTTGCTACCGCTTTCCAAACTGAAGTACCGTCTACTTCTGAAACATCGTTACTGTTAGACATTAATGAATAGTGCACCGTGATTGAATTGTTTACATTGTGTCCGCTTACGATAATATTGTTTGCTATTAGATTTGTTCCTGAATTTACTAGATGGTACTGCCTAAATGGTACAAATCTATCTTTCGTTTTTTTCAACCAATCTTTCAAAGCAAAATCAGTAAAGTATTTTCTTTTATCTATAAACTTTGATAAGATATTATTTTTCTTATTTAAGATTGTCCAGTTAAAACTCTCTATTGGAAATAACAAGTTTATATCTTCTTCTGAAAGCAATTCATTTTGATTTAATTTTGATATTTTTTTATAAATATTATTTAAGCGATAAATATTATAATTACTCATATCATTTCTGAAATACCTTTGACCTGGTAATCCAAAGAACACTCTATACTCCATAGTTTTCCCATATGGCCTAACGCCATAAACATATCCTGGGTGCCTTAGACTCATTTCGTGTAGCACTTCCCAAAAGGTTTGGGATGTTACAACATATTCATTTTCGAATCTACTTGTGTCTAAACGCTCATCAATGAACCCTCTACTTTTTCTAATAGCATCATTTATCAACGAGCTAGATGAGTCTCCTTGCAAATCAATAAACATTCCTGGAATTCCCATAAAGGAATTCGAAACTAAATTACTTTGTGAATAATAGTATTTTTTAAATGCTGTTATTAATCCAGAGTTATTTTCGTTATTTCTTTTAAGGTAACTTTCTGGCCTTGGACACCAGAGGTTATCATCTTGTGGTGATATCAATATTTTTCTAGTATAAGGTCTTTGGCTCTCATTAAAGAATGAGAGTAAACTATTGTATAGATTTACTAAAGTATCAGTAGCTAATAAAGGTATTCCTATAGCAGTAGATATGAGTACATTTTTACCTGCGAATCTTGCCGCTGGCCAAAACCAACTATTAATAAAATTAGAAAACCTTTGAAGTCTAGTTAAACTCGTAGCGCTTGCAGTTACTACATCCGCTCCTAAAGCTGCAAAAGCTCTAGAACCCCCCCAGCCAAAAGTTGCAGTCAAGAAACCAAGTTCTTCTCTAATGACTGTTTGTACTACTGAATTTATTTGAGGTTCAGTTAAGGCACTAACACGTCTTCCACTCCTTGCTATTACATCTGCAACTTTTTTAGTTAGATTTGCGCTAAGACTAATTCCATTTATAGTAAGCGTACTTCCTACACTTCCTGTTACTGTAGTAAGCCCACTTTTAGCTAAATCATCAGCTAATTTAACTAAATCATCTATCTCACTTTGAACTAATCTAGTACCTCCCCAATTATTCATTCTTTGCCATAAAGGTTTTATGGTCATATTAAAAGCTTTACTTGTAACACTACCAACATTGCCTACTATTGGACCAAAGATTTTTGTAGCTCCACCAAGGCTAGTCAATTTACTGCTAACAGCATTTATTCCACTTCCTACTTTTCCAATTATTGCTGTTTTGCCTAAAGCATCCTTTAATATTTTTAAAGGTCTAGCTCCAATCGAAAGTATTACTCCACCAATTAAAATCAATCCTGAGTTATCTACAATCCAGTCATTCCAACTATTAAACCAGTTAAAAGACCATCCCCCTGACCTTGTATAAGTTTCCATATCTATGGATGGTATTTTAGATTCAAAGGTTTGAAATAGTTTTCCAGTCTTTACTCTACCAAAATGTTTGAGTTGAGGACTTAAGAGTAATGTTCCTAGAAGTTGATGCGTAGAATAAAACTTATTATTAATTTCGGCTTTGCTTGAAGTTCCATACTTTAACGATTCAAGCTCAATTCCATAACTTTGAACTACAATATTGCACAGCATATTATCACCGGAATAAGATATTTCTGTAACAACTCCAGAAATTAAAACATCTAAATCGTTAGTATTACTGGCATATCCTGCTCTTAGTTGAACATTTACTCCCTTCCTTAAAACTACGCTTTCAATAGTAGGTAACACTTCTTCTGCATTTTGATTTACATTTCCAATATCAATGTCTCTAAGCATCCCCTTCCTTGTACCATCTAATAGTCCAGATATATTTTGTAATTGTATACTTGCTGTACTTGTCGCTAACTCTCTATCACTATGCACATTGAATGAGATAACTGAGTTGTAATAAAAAAAGTCATCAAATGCTAAAAGTCTATCACTGTAAATTGCATCTTCTTCTACTAAATAGAGTCTAAAAGTAGGAAATGCTTTTTTCATTCCTTCTGATTCTTTTAAAGACAGGAAAGAATCTTCGCACAAATCAAAGAATTTTTCATCATTTACAGCTGATGATTCTTCTTCAAAGTAAGATAACGCCTCTTGATTTTCATAAGCAAACTTACTTCCAAAGTTGCTTCTTAATTTTATTAAAGCTTCTTTTTGATTTTTAATTTGAGTTTCATAGTGAGCCTTTAGCTCACTTATATAATTCTCAACTTCATTTTCTGGTACTGAATTTAAAGTCTTATTATCTACCAATAATGATAGTTTTGCATTGTTTCCATCTGTTGAATTAGGATCGTTATTGTCAATTTTTATTTCTGCATCTCTATTATCATATGATAAGTTTCCAAAATTAAACAAAATACCAGAATCAAAAATAGATACTGCTTTTTCTTCTGATTTAGAAATCACTCCTTTATCTTTTATATTTTTTATAAAATCTAAAGATTTCGTTAAGATTTTATTTCCTCTAGATCTTTCATTTTCATTCATCTCGGAAAGATAGTTGTTTATTTTAAAGTAGTAAAAATCTATTGGAAGTCTATTTGCACTGTCTTTGAAGCGTGCAATTACTGGATCTTTAGGAGTTATAATATCAGGGTAAGCACTGTCTTCTAATAAACTAAAGACATCTTGTTCTCCAAGCATCCTTGCTAATGCTGGATCTGTTTCTGCAATAGTATCAAAATTATTAACGGCTACTTCTTCTAAAAGACTGTCTAGTAGCGTCTTTAAATAAGCAATTGTTTTTCTATTTTGCTCTTTTAGTCTTTCTTTATTTTTACTAAAATATCCTTGTTGTAGAGCTGTAGATGCTTCATATCTATTGTTTTCTAGTTGATAGTCAAAAAGGTATCTTCCTGTACCGACTTTTTCTCCTGACTGATAATAACCTTCTTCGCCAAGTGAAGCATATATATCATTAGAAGTTACCGTTCCATTTACATTTATACTAAATACATCTACAGCATCTTCTTCATCTGCACCAAATTCGCTTAAACTTGGAAAATTTAAAATAAAGTTCAAGAAGCTAGAAATCTCAGCTCCAATAACTTCATTAGAAAATATATTTAAAGTTTTTTTATCTGCTTCTCTTTCTGATTGGGTATTTTTACTTCTTAGTAGTTCACTTACTCTTGCTCCCACCTTTATATCTGAAGCTAAACTTTCTAAAAGTTTAAAAGAACTACTTTGCATATAAACTTCTTCTACAAAATATTCTATCGCTTTATCTATTTCATCTGAAGTTCCTACTGATTCAAAGTAATTTTCATAATTAAAATCTTTATTAGTATTATATCTTAATATATCTTTGAAATAATTAGCATCCATCCCTTCTAAAGACAAGCCTACCCCGCCTCGCATTATTCTTTCCAAATTTCTATTACTACTTCTATCTTCAGTTAAATCAAACAAAAATCCATCAAAATTTGTTCCAGCAACTCCAAACGCTAAAATACCTAAAGCTATCCAGCCAATCGGATTTGTTGCTGCAAAAGTTATGGCTGCTACAGCTCCAGCTGTTAAAATATAACTTCCTAAAGCAACTTCTGTCGCAGTCGTAATGTATCTAAATATTAATGATTCATCTTTATATATTAAAGCGGTCAAATAGTTATAAAACGATGGCACTATTTTAAATTCATTACCAAAAGTTTTTTTAATAAAATCTAGTTCTGCATTTACTTCATTTTGATTTTCACAATAAACCTTTGGTTCAATAATTAATATTGATGCTAAAAAAGCAAAATCTTCAATAGCTTTAATACTAATGTTGGTAGCTGCTTTTACAAAATTTTGTTCAATCACTTCTATCTTTGGTACTAAGATACTATAAGAACTTTCTCCACCTAATGCATTACTCCCAATAGTTGAAACTTTATACTGCCTTCCAAGCTCTAGTCTTATTGCTTCTATTTTTTCTGCGCTGTCGTAAGTAAAAGCATTCATGCTAGTTTGCATCATTACAAATTCAAACTCATCATTAACTTCAGTATATTGCTTAGATACGTTACGTTGCTGCTCTTCAGTTAAATCTTTAAATTTAACAGTTTTAAATGATAAGTTATTATCTTTTATTTTTCTTACATTTTCTTCACTAAAAAAATTATTAGGAGAAAAATTAACTTTTGAACTATTGCTTATTTCTCCGTCTCTAGTCTCGTTTGCATCATTTTCATCTAGTTCAAAATCTGCCATTATGATCTCCTCTTGAAATAACCTTGTTGACTCCAAACAAAATCTTTAACTTCATCAAAGTATTTATGCTTTTCCATAGCTTCTTTCAATGTATACATTTTTAACATTTCATTCAATGCTGTAGTTTCGTTTACCACAAGACCATCATGTATCTCATAGTGCCACCATTCAGTTCCCTTAAAATTACCTTTAGTTAAATAATCATCAATTGGTGGAATTCGTACAAAACCTTGATCTTCTAGAATCTTTGTAAGATTAAAAGCTTCTCCTGTCCACTGATATGTACTTTGGTTTTGAAGAGTCTTTACTAGACTTACAGTAAAAGTTTGATTTGTTATTAATCCTGTTTCATTTAGTGCCGCATTATATACTGCTTGATCAAAATCAGGTCTAGTTTTAACTATTGGACACCATACCGTATAAAGAGATTTTTCATTATTTGGATTGTCTCTTATTACTAAATACACTGTGTCTTCATTTTCATTTATGTTTCCATAAAGACCGCTATAAGCTCCAAGATCAATAGCTCTTCCAATATTGTGCATCCCTAATCTGGGCTTATCTATTGTTGATAAGTCTCTTCTTCCTCCACCAGAAGTTAATACTCCACCAAGCGCTATTATCTTATTATAAGCATTCATATATTTATCTTCAAATTCACTGCTAATACTATTCCGATTATAAGAAACTCCACCATTTTTAATCCCGAATGCTGGTACTTGCGACCAAGTGAATATTTTTTCTGGTCTAGTACTAGGTATATTTGTTTTTGAATTGTTTATAGCCTCTAAAACTTTTGCTCTTATTTCATTTTTAATTTGTTCTATTCTTGTTTTCCAGAAATGCCCAACGCTATCTTCTATAAACCTATCGTCTCCACTTTTTCCAACCCATCTTCTTCTTCCATATTTAAACTCTTCAAAAGAGTAAGTCCCTAAAATGCTTTTAGTACCAGCGCTATGATCTTTATTTAGCTTCGCGTTAAGATCTATATGAACAAATCCGTTACTACCGGAACCATCCATTACCCTGTTTTCGTTATAGCTATTCTCTCCATATATTCCTAAACCAAATAAACCTAATCCACTATTAAGCAACATTTTAGGATTTTTAAGATAGTTTTCTTCCATTAAAATTTCTATAATTCCACAAAGCTCCATAGCGTTTAAGCCATTTACTCTAATGTCTGCCGCTGAGCCATGATAATGATTTGAAACAGTATCTCTAATTCCTGTATCTGAACTATCAAAAGTAGAACCTAAAGTTATCTTTAATGGTTTATTAATAAAATTATAATATGGACTATAATTATTTAATAAATCTTGAAGAACATCTAAGCAAAGGCAAAGTTGGTATGCGTTGAAGTCTTGATTTAAATCGCTTTCTTCTTCAGTATTAATATAATTTACAAGATTAGTTTTAATTTTTGTATTTTTAGAATACCAAAGCTGGCTATTGTAGTATTTTGTTTTCCAATTCAAGAACACATAGCCCTTACTGCCATTATTTAAAGCTTCTACGGCTACAGGTTTGCCTTGATTGTCTTTTACGGTTGCTTCGGGATTATTAATCTTAATAATGTTATTTGATTTTAAATTCGAAAGTATCTTTCTTTGAAAATCAGACCCAATCTTATTTGAAGCTACTGGTCTTAAATTTTCTTCTCTATAAGATTTACTTTCTCCAAACCTAAAATTTAAACCTGTAGTATTCGGAGAGCCTTCAATAGTGAAGGTATCTAATGAAGAAATACTAAAGTTTGGTTGAAAAATTCCTATAGTCTCCCCTTCTGCTTCAACAAGAAGTTTATTTGATTCTTTATAAGAACCAAGAAGTCTTGTAATGAAGCACTCTACCATAAAATTCCCAGCATCAGGTATCGCTGAAAAATTCTTTGCATAGTATTGAGAGTTAGCTCTTCCTTGTTCAAGAAAGCTTATAATATTTAAATCTACTGCAATATTATCTTTTGCTATGATATTGATCTGAAATTCAGGCTCAATAGATCCTAAAAACTGATGTGTTGGGTATTCTTGTCCAAGGATTGGGATAGAACTAATTATATTTCTTAAACTACCTGATACTGCTGTTATTGCATGCCTAGTCGTTTTTAGATCTTCTTCTGCAATTCCGTATTGCAACATCTCCTCATTTAATATCTCCCTACCAATAATTGCTTCTAAATCTTCTTTACTAAAATCTAAATTCACTTCACTTATAACTTTTTCTAAAACATTTTCTAGACCTTCAACCCCACTGTATATACTAAAGTTATCATCTATATATTTTTTTAATTCTTTAAAATCATTTGCATAAGTTGTTTTTGTTTTCTCTATTCTTGAACTCGAAGTATTAACACCTCGTATATAATAATCTACAATTTCTTTTGATGTAGTGATTGAGCTTTCTTCTTGATCAATGAAGCCAATTAAAGTTCCTTTTTTTATATTTGCTCTTGCCCATCCATTTTTAACACGCTCAAAAGCACGCAAGTTAAATACTCTATCCAAGATATTCATTGGGCAGTACATACCTTCAACTTTAAACTCAACATCATTCTTAAACTTTGCTACAAAAAGATTTTCGTCCCAAACTAAAATCTTACCATCTTCAGGACAAAATAAAGGAAATATTGCATATCTATCTGAACCTAATTTTCTTTTATTACCAACTATCAAGTTGGTATCACTTGCACGCTTATAGTAAGGAGTATCTGTTATTGGGTAATAGGTATATTTATTTGCTTCTGTTTCTGGAATAATTGGTATTTCAAAATTTCGCTCATTAGGTTTTAAACTTTCAAAAACAACTTCTTTTGAACTGAACATCTCTGGTTTAATTTCTCCAGAAATGCCTTTTAACAAAATCTCAAAATTCTCTTTTCTTTTTGCTTGTTTCTTTTCTAAAATATCTTCTGGGCTCACTCCTTCATCGATAATACTTCTTAGGTATTTATAAAATTCTGGAGTGTATTTTAACAACGCAAAACTTCTAAAATAAAAAACAGTAGTAGAAGATTTAAATAACATCTTCTCAATCAATTCATTCCTGAACTTTAATAAAGCATTATCTCTTACTGAATGGAAACCTTCAGTGCCTTGCTCGAATTTACTCTTTACTAAAGAGTATTCATTTAAATTTTTAATTACAATCCCAAAATTTTCTTCTAAAGAAACTGATTGCAAATAATTAGAATATCTTACGTAGGCTTTAGAATCTTTGGGTTCTGTTACTGCAAACGAAACTATCGGATTTAAAGCACCAGCCTCTGATTTTAGAGAATTCTCTATTTCTCTAATAGACAAGTTCCCTGACTCTTCTTGTTTTGTGATAGAAATTATATTTTCTTCACCTTCGATACAGCTAAAGCTAACTCTTTGCTTTTGATCATTTTTTACTAAATCGTACCCCCAATCTTCTACATATCTTAAATTTGCATCATATACTTTTTCATTAAAATATCTAAGATCTAACTCAACATTATAACTTCCAATTGAGCTTGGATGATTTATAATGTTGAGTCCCATTACTGTAAAATAAAAAACATCACCATTTGATTTTGTATTATCTATTGTTTTTTGTATCCATGAATTTTTAATAAAAACAAATGGATTATTTTTAATTTGACAAATAAGTCTATGTAATTGAACTAAACCATCTGGTGGAAAGGTTAAGTTTATTTGCGCATGATATATGCCATTACCCGATAAAACTTTTGTAGACACTCTAGTCCTTAATGACTTGATTGAATAATTTAAACCTTCTTTATGCATAGATATACTTGTTGGAGGAACAAATAAACCTATATCGTTTATCCAAAAGTTTGGGTCAATATTCAAATTAATAATATTATCAAGTCCACGCATATTAATCCCTTATGGATTTTGTAATATAAGAATTAGAGATAGGCATTCTTCCATCTTGTATACCAAGAAATGCATTGCCTCCAGCGCCAACTACTTTTCTTGCAGACATCATCGCTTCTGAATAAGTTGGTGCTTCTCCATACATTCTGATTGAAGAGTTTCTAGTTACCATAGTCTCTCCTAAATTGATAGGTCTATCGTAAGTATTCATAGGTTCTTCAAATCTACTGGGTGCTACATTAGCATGCTCTTTATGGTTCATATTGTAAAGATGACGACCGCCTAGTGACTCTCTCGCTCTCATATCAGAAAACTTATTTTCTGCCTCAAGAACTTCAGGAGAATTTTTTACTCCAACTAAGTATCCTGCTCCCATTGCAGCCGCAGCTAAATACCCACCACCTCTCTTTGAAATAATATCCATATTCATCGCTACAGTCTCTCTAAGGTTCCTTTGAGCATTCATAATTTCTTCAATTCTATCAACATTAATATCTCCGCTGAATCCACCTTCCATTGAAGAAGCTAAGAGACTCATTACTTGCCTCATTGAGAAAGCATCTCCAGATTCTAACACTTTATGCAGTCTTGAGTTTGATCCTAAGTTATGCAAGCCTCTTTCTTTTACAGTTCTTGCCATTACATCAAATGTTTCTCTTAAACTATCTCTGTTTAACTGAACGTTATTTAAAGATTCTCTTAGAGACTTGCTTGCTTCTCCTTCTGGAATATTTAGAAACTCAATATTTCCTAATGTAACGTTGCCTCCTGTTTCGTAAGCAGTTCCCTTAAAAATATTCTGATCAAAGAAATTAAATATAGCTTCTCCACTACCAGAACTATAAGAGGTTTTTAGGGCTGATAAGAATTCCACACCAACGTCTGCTGCTACCTGTAAGTGCTTAGCTTTAATGATCAAAGATTCCTGAGCAACCGCAACTAAAGATGCGCCAGCTCTTAATCTATTGAAATAGGTTCTCATAGCGTCTTCTCCCCCTGCTCCACCTTCATCTACTGCTGCTTGAGCTAAGCCCAACATACCTACTTTTATTTGTACGTCTAAGCCACCTACTGACTTAAGAATTCTTTCTTTTTCATATTGATCTAATCTGAAATCCATTATGTTTAATGAGCTAGCCCCCATTCTTTCTCCGTAAACATCCATACCTCGACCTAGCTCTTTCATATTGATCAAGAATTCAGCACCAGTTCTATATAATCCGTGGAAAGACTCAGCGTTGTTTTTGAAACGCTCTCTCATGACATTAGTGGTGTCATGATAGACTTGATATATATCTGCATCGAAGTCACCAATTGAAAATCTGCTAAAGTCCATACGTGATTCATATTGTAAAAGTTTACCTTTAGCATCATACATTTGTTTGCCTTCTTTAAGTAGATCAGCTTTCACATCTATCTGAGGAAAATAAATTATACCTCCACCAACGTCTCCATATGTTTGATGGTAACTAAGTCCTCGCATTAACAGCTTATTTATTCCCTCCCTTACAGTCGTAGTTTGCTCTCCTTCAGCTGTAGTATATTTTATCTGCTTATCACCAAAAGTTTCGTCTAATTTTTTTAAATCTTCAAGTCGTGCAATCCTCTTACTCTCTGTTGCTTCTTGTAAAGCCAAAAACAACGAGTTAACTCCACCAACTTTATTCCCAGTAGTTTCTATAAATTTCCTGCCTTCTTGACCTACAGCAGCTCTTACAGCTGCATCTTCTTCTGGAGATATCTCGTATTGCCTATTTTTAAAGATTTGCCTTCCATCTATTACTACGGGTTTTCCAGCCTCATCTAGCACTGGTGTTTTTCCTTTATTTACATCAGCCATCAACCTACTTAAGTCAGAATCATATAGTTCTTGCAATTGTGCTTTTATACTTGCAAATTCCGCCCTACTAGCTTCGTACTCTGCTTTAGATGGGAGCGTATCTAAGGATTCTGTAAGTTGTTGTAGTCTTGCTTCTTTCGCTTTCACAACATCATCATATTCTGTTTGTACAGCAGCTAGCTGAGCGTTTCTCCCCGCTATTAGCTCTTCACGTTTTGCTTTGTAAGCTGCTTTTGCTTGAGCTTGTTCCTCTTTTAAGCTTTCAAAATGAGCAAAAGCATCATTAACTTGTCCTCTTGCAGCTTCTATTTCTGGACTAGTCATTACTCTTTTAACACTTCCATCTTTATCAGTAATGTCTTTAAAACTTATTCCGCCTGACATTACTGAACTTAAACTTCTCCTTAGTTCATCTGCTTGTTCTCCTTGAAGATCTCCTCTCAAGACAAAGAATTCAATTACATTATTGCTTTTTATTCCTGAGCTTTTGCTTCCTCTTTCAATACGCTTAGCCATGTTCTCTTTGAATGCATTTATTCTGTAACTTTTATTCCTAATAAAGTCTCCAACCGTAAAAATACCAGCTTCTTTTAGTCCTGCTTTATTATAAAGTCCGTAAAATGCTCCTAGTTGTTTTTCAAAACTTGTGCCTGATTTAAACCTCTGAGCAAAATCACCTATCGAAACAAGGTCGTCTGCTCTGGGCAAGTTCCTTCTTTCTAATTCAAATAAATCTTCTACTTGTTTATCTACAAAAGACAATCTTGCTCGTTCTCTTGCTCTTCTTTCTAATTTTTCTAGCGCACGTTTCTCTTTTGTAGCAACATTACCTCTTCTTTCTTCACTAGCAGCTTCTCTTTGTTGAAGGTTTTCTTCTTCAACTCCTTCTAATGAACTTAATCTTTGCGCTGCTCTATTTTCAGCTCTAGTTAAATCTGCAACCTTAGCTGCCTTTGCTTCACTGTCTTCCTCTTTTGCTAAAGCTGCAAGTCTTGCTCTTATATCTCCTAGGCTGCGTCGTCTTTTTTCGATTTCCGTTTTTACTTTAGGCTTTATCTCTCTTGTTACTATTCCTGCTTCTCTTTTTTCAATGATAGCTTTTGTTTTAGCAATAAACTCTTTTTCTTTTTTTGTATAAGGAATAACTCTATCGTCGCGAGTTCTACTTAAAATATCATTTACTTCTCGAACAATGTTTTGATTTACTCTACCTTCTGTAAAAAAAGAAGATGCCAGTCTATATGCTTTGGCTATTTCATCTGATAGTTGATATCTTGTTTTTCCTGAAGTGCCTTGTCCAAGTAAATTTAATCTTAACTCTGAGAAAGTTTTACTTAAAGTATCGATTGTTTCGCCTGCTTGCGTTTGTGTAGTTTCGGCCACTAACTGTCTGCTTGTTTCTATTACATTCTGAAATAAAGCCCCGGAGATAATAGCATTAGTAATCCCAATCCCCTTATACTCAATGTGTCCGTAACCTTCTATTTCTTGAAAAAAACGCCTACTTGAATCTTCTGGAGATATTTTCATTTCAAGACCAAGAATGCTTCTTAATGTACTTTCTACTTGTTCAAGATGCTCTCGATTAGTGTCGTATTCTTTTAATTTATTTTGAGCTTTTCTGACAGTTTTCAAAACATCTAAATCTTGAGAATCTGGACCTCCAGATAAAGTATATCTATCATTCTCTGGTCCATATCCAAAAATGTACTCACCATCACCATGCCTGACTATTGACTTAGTAAAAAGATCAAATACATCTTCTCCTCCTTTAAAAGTACCTGGAGATTCAGGGTTGAAAATAGGTTCTCTGGCTAAGCCCCTATGTTCCAAATACGATACTTTACCCTCTCCTTTTCCTACATAATAACCTGTAGGCTTTAAATACCCCTTATCTATTAAAAATTCTTCAAACGTATTTCTATATTTTGAATCCCCACTCAAATCTATATAATCAGTTATTGCTTGCTTGAATAAGGTTTCATTTCCCTTAAATACATCTTCAAAAACATTAAGTTTATTTTTTGTTTTTCGTAGTATAGGATCACCTTGTTGGATCTCGAACTTCTTTAAAGTTAATCTTTGTTTAGCTGATTCAAAAGCTTGATTAACTTGATCAACATAACTGCTTCTAGTACTTTCTCCAATTAGTGGTTCAGAACCTATAATTCTATTTTCACCTAATAAAATATCAGTATCAGTTTTAACAACTTTTCCTTCTGAAGTTAAAAGCTTAGCATTTGAATCTCCATCACTATCAACTCCCAAGTGCCTTGCATAAGGTTGATTACTAACGCGTTCTAGCCTTAGGTTAGGGACTTGCTTCATTAACCTCGCTAATCTTTCGCGTTGCCTTGTGATATAATCTGTTTGGGAATATTGAAGCTCAAGGATTCCACCCCTAATAAAATCTGGGATGTTTTCTCCAAAGCCACTTGAAAAAGGCATTCTAAAACGAATCGAATCTAAAATATCTAGACCTTTATTATACCCCAGAGTAGAATCAGTTGGATTTACTCTATATTTTACAGCTGCTTGTTTAACTAAATTATTCACAATATTTCTTGCATTAATGCGCTTTTCATAAGCTTCTCTTTGTACCCTTTTAAGGTTATCTTTTGCTTGGTCTATTCTTTGTGATGCGCTAGCAAAACGACCCTGAACACTTTCTACGACAGCTTTAGCGGCTTTTAGCTCTGTTTCAAATCGCTTAGCGTAACTACCTGTAGCGATATTCCTCTCTGCTCTAGTTCTTGTAGCTACAAAGATACTTTCTCCAGCTTTAGTTTTTAAATCTGATTCTTGAATAGAATCCAAAAGTTTACTTTTCTTTTCTATTTGAAAATCTAAGTTCTTTTTTTGAGGATCTGTATCTTCTAATGCTTTAGCTTCAGTTCGCAAAGCTGCAATTTCTTCAGTCAGCTTAGTTCTTAAAGCTTCTGCATCGCTAGCAAGTCCAACTCTATAAGTCTCAGTTACAAGTTTAACCCCACCACTTCCATCATCTACATAACCTCCCATAATATCTGCTCTTCTTGCATGAAGAGTTTCTCTTGCTAATCTTAGTTCCCCATATATTCTTGCTTTTTCTTGATACACTGCAGTTACGTCTCTTATATAACTGTTTGTACCGTCCGTTCTCGACTCTATTTTGTATTCGAAGCTATTTTCAATTAGCTCACTCCCAACTACCTCATATCTTCCTGTTATTTTATTAAACTTTCTTTTTTCTCTAGTCCTCTGTCTATCTACAATTCTATTTCCTTCACTATCAGTTTCAAAAATAGTTTTTCCAAGGATTCCATGTAGCTCTGCTTTTCTCTCTTTTAGAGCTACAATTTGTTCGAAGCGACTAAGTTTTGCTGCTTCATATTCTTCAAAAGAATTAAATTTAAACTTATCTCCATATAAGGTTTTTAATTTTTCATACTTAAGTTGATTCTTTCTTCTCTTTATTTCTGCTTTTCCTTCATCTGTAAATTTAGTCTCATCATATTCGGGACCGCCTGAAATTAGCTTAATGAACGGATCGTCCTCTCCTTCTAAGAAATCATAGCGCATGATCTCCATGCCAGGCATAAAGTGAGCAAAATAAATATTTGGGTTACGCTGTACTGTTGCAAAGATACCTTTCTTTTCTTTATCGTACATTCCAAAATAAAAGTTGCGCATAGCTTCTGTAGTTCTGCGTTCAATTTCTGCAGCTATTTCAACTTCGTTACCATTAGCAAACTTATCAAATCTTAGTTGACGAGCTGTAGCTTCTTTGAAAGTAGTCATACTATCTAAAAAGCCTTGGCTATCTTGAAACAGTACATAGCCTCTTTTCTGGTTGAATGCATCAAGCAAACCCTGTCTTATAGCTGATTGCTCCCCTCCACCTAGCGTTGGAAGTAAAGAAGAACTAGCTGCATCTTTTCCAAAAACAATTCCTTGCCCCATATAAGTCCCTGATCCACTAATCCTCCCAGTCAATGCATCTCTAAGAGCATATCCAGAAACCTTTGCAATCGAACCTCTAGCTGCTTTGAATCCGCTTAAAGCGTATCCAAATTTCACATCGTTTCCACTACTATCAAACATTCCTGAAATAGATGCATTTAAGTCTGTAATGTATCGTGTGAATTCATTTTCTATATTTATATTGTCTCCGCTTTTTCCTACTACGAATCCTTCCAGATTTTCTAAAGTTGAAGCTCCTGGAAGATATATTTTACTTTTTCCACCTGTAATATCTAATATTCTTTTTAGATCCGTTTGATTAGTAAAAAGCTCTTCCAAATTTAAAATAGATCCAGATGCTCCACCCCTATTTATCAGGAAGTTTTTAACACCTGCTTCATCAGCTCCAAGCCTTATTAACTCTTGAGCTTCAGCTCTACTTAGGGATTTTAAGCTTGAGATACCTTTTATTTGATTTTCAAAATCAACATTTCCCATTTGACTTAAACTAAAACTAGTTAATTTCATTCCAAGTAAAGCTTCGGGTCTTCCACCAATATTATCTTGGCGAGCCAAAAATGATCCAAGGAACCTAGTAGCACTAGACTCATCTAGCCCAAAATTCATTCTCAATGATGAATACAAGTAATTCATAAAGCGCGGTTCTATCTTTGCAAGATTTCTTGCGTAGTCTGTATGTACGCCACCGCTAGAAACATAATGCGCAGTAAAAGTAATACCTCTTTTAATCTCTTGCATAGTTTTATTTGAGTTAAGCCTTGCTCCGCTAGCAAGTCTTTGCTGCACGATAGTTTCAAACTCGCTAGTAGTTAAAAACTTACCAGACCTATCATAAGCCCCTCCGAGTATTCTCCCCACATCAGCCTCAGTTAAACCGTGAGTTTCTGCAAGATTTAAAACAGCTTGTACTGAAGCACCCATATATGCTTTCTTACGACCTAAAGCTCCTGCAGAATCAAGACTGGTGTACGCTTCTCCAGTCATTGAATTGATTGCTTTTAAATAAGCATCGTCGCTTCCGATTAATTTCTTCATCTCAGCTTCATAAAGATTTCTACCGACTCCAAACAACTCAAGAGACCCAGCTATTTGCGAGCTGATAAATTGAGGTCCTTTCTTAAGTTGTTCAGTTGTAGTTAACAATGTTTGATTATGTTTCACATTCAAGTCTGTAAAGAAGCTAGATATTTCACTATCACTCAAACCAGCCTGCTTTAACTTTTGTTGCATTTGTGCTTCTGTAATACCAAAAGTAGTATCTTTTAAGATTGTAGAGAACATCTTAGTTCTATCTAACCTTTGGACCATCTCACCGCTTATATGTGATCTGGTTCGACCACTCTCAAAAGAGCTTTCAACAATCCCTAATGTGAAATTCATAATTCCTTTTTTTCTAGAGATAGCAGCTACATCTTCATCGCTAAGCCCTAAAATAGCTCGACCTTGCCTATCTCCAAATTCTTTAAAGAATTGGTCAACGCTATAGTCCCCCCCCTCTCCAATTACCAAGAAGGGGTTCTTGGTGCCAACTCTGCTTTTCAAAGTACTAAATAATTTACTTTCAGTTAATCCATCATCATATACAGTCTGATTAATTGAAGATTTTACTTCTAGTGTCCCTCCAAAGTAAGACATACCTTCACCAAGACCTAAGCCTTGACTTACATTACTACTTAACATTATTGCTCCAAGATTTACTCCATGAACTCTCGAGGCTGTCTTATTTATACCAATCAAATCTCCACCACTACCTACGCTTGCTATTGTTCTATTCTTACCAAACCTATAACTTTTATCTACTCCCACTACTCCTGCACCTAATTCATAACGTCCAACCATCTGAAAGTCACGTGCAGTTTGCTCGTTGATAACTTCATCTATTCTCCCATAAGGAGCCATTACATTAAATGCAGATTCATTTGCTCTTGCCATTGTTACATCAGTAAAAGAAAGCGTTTTATTTCTATTAAATGGATCTTCAACTCTTGTTATTATTGGATACCCTGTTCCTCTCACATCTTCTGGGTACATTTGCATTAAGCGCTTAACTAGGTTTTGTTGCATTTCTCCAGGAAAATCTTCTAACCCTGCTATGAGAAATCTAGCACTTTGAACGCTTCTTGCAAACTGCATATTTTCTTGAAATTGCTTACTTATTAAAGATACTCCTCTTTCATTTTGTATCTCACTAAAATTTGTGAACATTCCTCTTGGAGCATCAAGTCCAGGCATTCTTAAGAATTCGTAAAAGTTTTTAATGTCTCGCCTAGACATATTATTTAAACTACCAAAATCACCAAACCCCTTAGATACTCTTTGAAAAATATACTCTTCATAAGAGTAAGAACCCTTCCCTGAGTAAAGATTCCCCCCTCTTGCGGAGGTTAAATCTATATTATTAAATATTTCAGGAGCATTTAATACTCTTTGTGGAGCAATATATCTTGTGCTTAAATTCTCTGTAGCTCTAACAACTACCATTCCATTTCTATCTCTAGATAAATAAAGTGGAACTTTTACTGAAGAAGCTTCGTTACCTACTCTTAAATATAAATTTTTAATTCCTGTCTTGTCAGCATTATCTTCGAATCCAAGCAAACTTACATTATCTGCTCCACCTGCCATTTTTACATAATTGGCATATCTTGTACGAACTTCATTAACGTCAGCCCCCATATCCTTCAACGTTGCAGCCAACCTTGAGTCTCCTAACCCTGAAAACTCTTCCATCTTAACTTGTCTCTCTAAGTTAAGAATCGTAGAGCTATCTCTTCCAGATAGAGTGCTTTTTATTTTATCTAATTGCGCAAACTTTCTTCTAAATTTAGAAAGAAACTTATCGTTGCTAGCAATGTAAGAATTATAAGAGCTTTCAAGTCTATCAATTTGTTCGCTTGTTAGATTTCCAGTATTATATCCTGATTTTATGATTTCTTTTAAATCACTTGATCCTAATTCTTTTAAAGAATCATAAAGGCTGCCTAGTAGCGCTCTTTTATCTTCTATTGAAGCATCTGAACTTTCCAATACAGTTCTTATTTGAAGATCGTTTTTAAAATCAGCTAGAGCTTGTGTTTTTGCTGCGTTTTGCAATTCTTGCAAAGCCATTGAATCTCTTCTTAAAGAAGAACCTACTCTATTAAATTCACCAGAACCCGTACTGCGGAAAGATCCTATTTTAGAATTTACTTCTTGAACAATATTAGAGCCTTGAAAACTTTTATATCCTGCATACCCAAGCGCCCCAACTGTTAAAGCTTCTTTACCTATAGAAGACATCTTTTCTTTTACTTCGCTATTATCTTTATTAAATAAGCTTCTTAAAAGTTCACTCGCCATATTATCCTCCTAGTGCTCTTGCAATTAACATTTGCATTTCAGGCATTCTATCATCAGTGTAATGTATCTCTGCTCTAGATTGTTCTCCAGTACTAATTCTATTTAATACAATTTTACTTGAATCTAAATCTGATACATAATTGCTATTTCTAATTAAAGCATTACGAGTCGCATTTCTATGCATACCACCAGGCTGATACATAAAAAGATCAGCCCCTTCAAGATAAGGTTTTCTTGATACGTTTCTCACTTGAGATTCCCACATGTCGTAATCGTGTATTTCTTGACCTGAATTATCTACATATTTGACTTTAATATCTTCTATATCCACATCCTTATGCCAGCCTATCCAATCTACACTAGGCATTGGTTTATTTCTAAAATACTCTTCCATAAGGTACATTTTCTCTCTCATATACTCTTCATCAATTACTGCCTTATCACTAGATAATAAAGAAACATTCTCACCAGAATCTATCCTTGACCATATATTCTGATATAAATGCTTTTGATCTTCAGGTACTAGCTCAAGGATTCTTTCTCTTTCATCTTTTTGAGCATTAGCAAAAGCATCAAAAAATCTCTTATCTGCATTTGGTAACGCCAAATAAACAGAAAGTGCATCTCCATTAGGATTCACTCCTGTTCTAGTTCTAGCTGCTAAACTTATATATCTATTTCTATCTTTTTGGTTTTCAGCTTGCTCTGCTAATTGCATGTATTTCATAAATTGAAGTTTATCAAAATGCTCATTGATTTCTTCTTTTTTCGTAACATGCATAGGTTTGCTATCAACGCCCATTATTCTCGCTGCTGAATACATTGCTGGCCTGAACCAGTCCCTTATAGGAGAATCCCAGAAAGGGTTAGCTGTACCGTAAATTCTTTCTGTTTCATAGACTTCTATAGCATCTCTAGTGTGTCCTAGAAGTTTAGAAGCAGGTCTAAAACCACCAGGAACTAAATACTCTGCAGCAGATAATCCAGTACGTATTGCACTAGTGCCTTTTTCGTACATATATTGAGTTATATCGGAAGCTATAGGGATTCTAATAGCGTTAGGGTGTGGCTCATAGTCTCTTGTAGCAGCAAGTCTTTTTTGATGGTTCTCTACAATGTTATCGAGCATTTTAGATTCATGCTCTGTTAAAATTCCAGCAGCTTTTCTTTCGTAAAGCTCTTGTTGCATTTTAATTGTTTGTCTGCTTTGCGGAGCTACATCAGCTAATATCTTATACTTATGAATTAATGGATAGTCTTCAGGGTCTAGTCCAGCTACATCAGGATTTAATGCTTCGTACCCTTTACCAGGTAATCTTGCTGAGCCATTAGCTATTGCTCTATAAGGGTCTCCTCGTTTTAACTTCTCCGGGATATAAGAAGGCATTGAGTTTATTAATGGGTTATAAGCCTCTATTTCTGCTCTTGGTCTTGGGAATAAACGTCTAATTGGCTCTGACATAAAACCAAAGCCACCAAGTTCTTTTTCCCAATAATCTCCAATAGAAGAATCCATTGCAGTAGAAGTTGCATACACCGGACTCATCGTTCCTAATACTTCTCTACCAGTAAAAACTTTTTGTATTATATTTTTTGTATAACCAGTCAAACCTTCTATTTCTCTAAATGCATACTGAATTCTACCAAGTGCAGGCATTCCTTGATACGGAGAAACTGGTGATCCTGGAGGTATCTCTCCTAACTCAGGAGAAGAACCGTAGCCTTTAATATAAGCTTGCTCCACTTCTCCACTCTCTTGATTCAATCTAAAGAGCTCATCTTCATGCATCAGTTTAGGTGGTTTTAATATCTGCCCAATTGTTGATGATAGTAAAGGCCCAAGCACTGGCATATCTTCAAAAGCTGCACCTGTCATTGGGTAGGGTCTATCTTGATAGTTCTTTTCCTCTAAGTAATAGGTGAAGTTCTTAAGCATGAATCTTGTTATTGGGTTAAAGTTCTCATAATCTTCCCCCCAAACAGATTTCTCATCAGACTTAGTCATTAACATCTTATAAGCGTGGGGTCTAAAATATGAAGTCTCCCCGCCTTCATAAGGAGTACCTCCAGCTTCCCACCATCGACCTTTCTTTATCTCTACAAGCTTCTCTCCTTCATATACTGCTTTAAGCTCATCAGGATCCTCCATCATTCCAAAGAATGCGCCAGTCATCATTTGGTGTATAAAGGCAGTACCTAATACTAATGCTCCAAATCTTTTAACAATTGGAGCTGCGCTTAATGATTCTGCTACTTCTTCATAAGTTTTATTTCTAACAAAACTTCCATCTTTAGCTCTTACATCTTGCTGAACTCCCCCTAGCTTGATATCTACTTCACCTTCAAGGGTAGCTCCAAAAAAAGAATGCACCATTTCTGCACCAAATATTTCAGTGCGCCTCATCATATTATTAATGAATCCAGATCCTGTTGAATATCTATTATTAATTTCTACGATTTTATTTAATAAAGATTTATTTAAATCATTATCTTTATAATACCTTGTGTGAACTTCAGATCTTGTTGCGTGTGTTAATTTATAGTTCGTATCAAGTATTATTGATTTCAACCTTCCGCTATCTTGCTCATTTAACATTTCCCTTAAAAGCACTTCATTGTCTGAAAAGAAGCTTCTTAACTTTGATCTGGATTCTTTATCTAGATTATCTAAACTAACATTCTTTATTATAGAATCTAGCGAAGACTGATACCTTTCTAGAAGTTCTGTTTTTATCTGACCTTTCTGTAGTCTTTCTGCAATTGGATTATACTTTAAGAATTCTTCTGTATGTTTATCTGCAATTTTCCCAAAACTAATAGCATTAAAAAGTGTTCGCATTTGGATATCTTGTCTTGATCCAGGCAAAGTCACGGATCCGACGATCCCAAGCCTATTTTCTATTGCTCCATAAACTCCTCTAAAAGCATTATCAAAAGAAGATGAAATTCCTTGCTTTGGTACAGGTTTTCCTTCGGCTCTAGCTTGTTCTCTTAAAAGAAAGTCTTGGCCATAGTTGGTATAAGATAAAGCAGCTGCTCCAAGTCCTAAAAATAATCCAGTCGTAGTTTCTGTAAATCCAGGGAATAATCCTTCTATTCCCCTCCTGATATAAGACAATCCTGTATATTTTCCAATATAAGAACGCGCTATATCTAAATTTACTGCTGTTGTTGCAATACCTTCTTTAATACCTTCATTAAATCCAGGAAGCAACATCTGTACTGCAAATGCTGCAGCCCCTAACTTGGCTGTTCCTTTTAAATCTTTAGTTGCATTGAAATACATTCCAGCAAGACCAAGGCTTATTCCTGTAGAAGCAACAAGATTTCCAGCAACTCCAAACTTTCTTCTATAGTGATCTACCGTTTCGAGCCCCATATAAACTGCACCTATTTTAGATGCTTTTAATCCTAACGAAAGAAACTGTTTATAGAATGGTCCTGGCTCTGTTTTTAAAGATAAACCCGTATACTCACTAAACCTACCTAGCAGTTTTCCAACTACAGGCATTTGATTAAGCGTAGCATCTATTAATCTATTGTAACGTTGTATACCCGCAGTCAGTTGGGCTGCAGGTATAGCGGTTCTTCTTTTTAAATCACTTAAACTCTCGAGTTTTCCTCTCACTGATGGAACTAAAGCTAACCTGCTAGAATCTTCTGTGACCGAATCCACATACATGTTTGCATAGTTAATATCTTTTACATCCAAGTTTTGTAATATAGCTTGAGTTACAGGATTTAATTTAGTACGTGAGCTTGATGCTTCTAATGCATCAAGAGGTTCGTATGCATAACCTCTGAGCTGTACTGCTACATCATTAGATATTAAAGTTGGCTTTTTTGTTTTAGATGGTTCTAACTTTATTTTCTTTTCAATGACTTTTCCTGAATCATCTTCAATTTTTTCAACTGTTTCATCTAGTTCTTCAAAAAATAAACTCCCCCTACCTCTTGCCTCTATGTCTTGCTCATAAACAAGCCTGTATCTATCTGTATTTATTCTATGACTTATTTGAGCATAAGCTTCATCTCCAATAGTTGCTCTTAAAATATTTTGACTATCTTTGTTATTCTTTATAAATCTTGATTCAAATACATATCTCCCAACTTCTTTATTTGGATCTTGTAAAGAAGCAGCTTTTTCTAATTCTAATGCTGCTGGACTTAATCCTATTGAAGCATACTCTGGAATTCTTAAAGTGTTTAATAGCCCACCAAGCTTTTCATTAAGAATATTTCTTACTTGTTTTTGACCTATATCATATACACTATATTCGCTTCCTTGCGAATAAGCTTTAGAAGCTAAATAGCGCCCACCAAAGTACAAACCACCATAAGGCAACAAGGACATTCCAGCTTCTACTAAAGGGTGCATTTCTGGCTCTTGTTGAAGTGCAGAGTAGTATACCCCGCCTTGTCCTTGCTGAGTATACATTTATTAACCTTTCTTTCTTGCGTCTAGCTTTCTCGCCATTGCTTCTTTAGATAACCTAGCTCGCTCTTCTTCTATGAATCTTTGCTGAGCTTCTTGCACTTCCCAATATCCGAGCTGCTGTTCTTCATACATAGGATTAAAAGCTACTTCTTGTTGAGGCTTTTCTTTTTTCTTTTCCTCAACAACTGCAGTTTCTTCTATCTTTCCGTAAAGCTCTTCATAAATCTTTTTAAGATCCATTCTTTGGTAACCAGGTACACTTTTACTTAACTTGTTCTCAGCTGATACAAAGTTAGATATAAACTGTTTCTCGGTCATCTCTTCTATATCTTTAGGAACCATAGAGGAGAAGGCATAGAATATAGTGCTTTTCATATGTTCGTATAGAGAGTCCGGAGACTTCTCTTGTCTTTCTTTTGCTATTTCTAGTAAGAATTCTTCACCACTTTTAGCTCCTGATAATTCAAATATTAAACCACCAGTAGATATGATATATCCAGCTGGGATATTTTTATTTAAAAGCTCTACTTCACCAAGAAAACAAATATTAAAAACTTCTTCATAAATAAAAAAAGGCGGGATCTTGCCTGCCTTAATTAACTTATTAAAGAAGTTAAACTCTTTTATTTTTAAGAGTTTAAAATCAAAACTTAAATAATCATCAAATACTATTCTATAGAGCTCAGAATTTAATTCTAAAGCTCTTGTTAATTTCATAGCTGAGTCGTTAATAGCATCGCTTGTTGAGGTGTTAAGAAGCCGCTATTAAGTAGTATCATCTGATACAGAGAATCTAGCACTCCAGCCTTACAATACTCAAGCCAGTTATTATTGAGGCTAGGATAGAGTACGCAATACATTACCACTTTCTCTTTAAGCTTCTCCTCTACTTCATCAGCATCCTCGCTTTCACGAAGCTTATTCATTAGCTCTTTAATCTTCTTCCATTCGCTTCTAGTGAGATGGTGATATACATATACTTCGCCTTCTCCAAAAGCCATTACATGAATACCTGTCCTCCCATAACGATCTTTCCACGCTTGGATAGTATCGTATGAAGGAGGATTAGGTTCTTGAGCAAGTAGCTCCATAATTTGGTCTCTAACTACAAATGGCTCTTGTCTTGGAGTTTCTTGAACTACTGGAGCTGGGGGAGGAGCTGGAGGAGCTTTCTTTCTTTCAATTTCATTAGAAAGTTTATTAAGCTCTGCATCTAAATCAATCATAGGTTCTACCTTTTCAATAGGTTTAATTAGCTGCTCAATTATAGTCTTGGGCTCTTCAACTATAGGAGCCTCAATAGGCTTTAGCAACTCTTTTTTTGCTTCTAAAGCTTGTTGCCTTTTTCTTTCTCTGCGATACTTTGGAGCGTTTAATAACTCTTCAGTTTCTCTTTTTTTTTGAGCCTCAAGTTCTATTGCCCTTACTTCTTCTTCAATAGCTTTTACTTCTTGATCCATAGGAATAAAAGCAGAAGGAGGCAATGACTTGATAATAGAATCTGCACTAGGAGATTTTCTTTTAAGTGCATTAAGAGCTTTTTCTGAAACAGGGCTTCCAAACATTACTAAGTTGTCATCTAGTTTTCTGCCTTCAAATCCCATATTATCTTACTCCATTTATTAAGTTTCTTCCAATAAAAGAATATTCCTCAAGAATTACCTGCTCGCTTATTTGAATAGTTTGACCCATTGATACAAGAAAGCAACTTTGAATTATTCTGCTTTTTGATTTATCATTTCCAAATATTATACTTATATCAAATTTTGGCAATAAAAAATTGCTATTAGCACTATTGTCACCACCTAAAAGATTAATTATATAGTTTGGCTCAGTATAGTTGATTACAAAATTTCCTTGAATTATTTCTCTTCCAGGAAGCATAGCGTCAAAACTAGTCGAGCCATAACCATATATTGGTTGCTGACTATTCTGAAGAGAATAAGATATACCCGCGCACTCTATCAATTTATTATTATTGACTTCTATATAAGTATTGGCACCTGAAAAATATTGATAGTTGCTAAAATTCATTTACTTTCTCCAAATAAGTAATCTGTTAAACCACGGCGTTTTCCAACATTTATCTCTTCTTCAACGTTTCCAACATTTATTCTTTCTACAATATTTTCTGCTCCACTTGATATTGTGTACGCTTCTTTTATTGTTTCTTCAGTGTCTGTTTTTGACGCCCTAAACATTGCTACATCTTCCGCTACAAACTGAATTACAACTTCCGTTACCATGTCGTTTACCGAAGTAACAATACTTTCTCCAGTTATCTCAATACCCTTAATGATCATAGAAGCTCCACCGAAGTTATTTTCTTTCTCGTTATAAACTTCTGTTTGATATCTTAACATCAAATTAAATTTGCTTATCAAACTGCTTAGTTTTGAAGTACCAAAAAAAGATGTGTTAATTTTTCCTGTCAAACTCCCTCTTCCTTTTTCTTGATCTAATGAATAGTAATAGTAATTCAAATCAATATTTGACGGATCTTTTGCTATTAAACTTCTTAATGGATGATCTTCAATAATTAAAAATACCATAGTTCCAGCAATAGTTCTTATTGCTTTTGTAAAGCCTGAAACCCCTACATGCCCAAGTCTTCTAACTGGAGCCTTTGCATCATGTATTGATACTGAGATTGTTGCTAAAGAACTTAAGCGCACAGGACTATTTAACCATTTAAATAAAATTTCGTCTTTATAACTCTCGTCAACTATATCACTTTTTATCAATTTTTCTTCTTTTATTTCTTTCATTTCCATAAATTTTCCATACTGTGTTTTATAAACTTTAAGTTTATAATCGTAAACTTTAATGTCACTATCATACTTTTCTTTATCTATTTTATATTTTTCTAAATTAGCTAAATGGTTAGCTAGTAATATATTATATGCTATAACCTCTGCATCATAAAGAAGTTGCATGTCTAGATTGTAAACGAGTATTAAATCATTTGCACTTTCAAAAAGAAAAGATCGAATATCACCTTCTAGTAAACTCTTACTTTGATCAACAAAATCTTTTCCTTCTGGACCTAAAGATTCTCGAGCTGCTATTAATAAATTCAAAAATTGATCTATAATGTTTACATAATCATTTAACTCAGTATCATCTGCCAACCCATCAACTTCACTAAAATATGTATTTTTTATATAATCTGGTTTAAAACTACTTAAAGTTAAACTAATTAAATCTTCTATTTGTTCTTTTTGTGCCTGGCTAAGACTTCCATCATTATTAGGATCAGAGGGTAAATTTAATATTTCATCTATTTTATTTAAAATAGTATTAGATATATTATTTAACTCATCATTATTAGGGAGGTAATTTAATGCTTTTAAAACCGGTGGATCTTTTCCTAACTCCCCTGGATCTAAAGGTTCTGTTGGTGGCGCTGGCTTTATAGGCTCTTCCATGTTAGGATATCTTTTTTCATATCTTGTTACAGTTTCAAAATATTCAATAGTTTTAGTTTTTTTTCTTTTACTCGCTTCTTCGTATATCTTGTCTGTACCTTCAAACCAAGCATACGCTTTGCAGTCAGCTCCTGAGTATGAATAAGTATATGTCATTTTGCTTTCCTCCTAATGAAAAAGGGGCTTACGCCCCTTCAATTACATTTTATATTTTATATAACTTATTAATCAAATTCTTTGACGAACCCAATCAACCGCCCCATCGATAGCAATGCTTGCGGCATCAATTGCACTGTCTACGCGTCCGCCTATAGTTTGTTGAGCAGAGCTCGGTTGTGTTTCTACTTGTGCTTGCTGAACTTCAGAGTAGCCACTAGCGCCCTTTAAACCACTTCCATTTCTATTGCTACTACCATTATTCCAATTATAAAGCTGTTCACGTGCTGAATGGCCACCAATTTGCATATCAAAAGTTCTCCAAGGAAGAATTGTGCGGCACACATAAGTCATTTGGTTTTCAATTACGATATCATCAATCGAGAAACCAGAACCCTCATTAAGAATCTCACAACCATATAAACGCATTTGAGCCGATTGGCCATATTCATTAACTGCAAGAATTGTTATATCAAAAGGAAGTATTTGATCTACATAAAATACAGGGGCAATAGCATAGTTATTACCAACCTGGTTAACATCATATGTTCCTCCAACTTGTAATCTCTGATACGCTCCGCTTGCAGTTGCACCACTTTCTCCAATTTTACCCTCGTTATTATTTAAAGTAGATCCAAACTGAGCGCCTCCAACATTTACTAATGCTACTGAAGTGTCGGTCTCGTTGTTAACATTTCCAAGTGCTTTTGTATCAGCTGCTCTATCTTTTCCATTTCCAACTTGAGCAAACACTTCATCCTTGTCTCCCAGGTATTTCTCTCCAGTAAATACTGGAGACATTAAGATGTGAGTATCAAGCATTAGTGAAATCATAGTACCAGCAATACCACGCTTACCGCGAGAGTAAGAGATTGGATCTACTGAGCCCATGACGTAGATAGGAGCTTTCTCACGCTGAATAGCATAAGACAAAGCTTGCATTGATCCAGCTTGCTTGCCGTTGATAATTACACGAATATCAACGCCAGAATAAGATGTATAAGTTCTAGAAAGATCTAGTGAAGTTGCCATGTTTCTTTATCCTTTATAATTAGCGTTGATTAAGCTGCAGGAGGTGCAAGAGTAATATCGATTGTAACAGCCTCGATGGAGAGAGGAGGTACAAAAGTAACCGATGCACGAAGCACGCCGTTAATACGATCAAGCTGAGATGCCGTCAGGTTCACTGTGATTGACTGTGCATATCCAGCAATAACCATAGCTCTCATCTGACCATCAATGCTTGAACGCAATGAAGCGATTTGCTCATCACGATAAGCAGTACCAATTACGCTATTGCAAAGCCCTCTCAGGCGAGCGATGATTGCGTTTGCAGATAGAATTGAAGATACCTTTGAGTAATCGGAAGTGCGTAGCGCTGCAGTGTAAATTGAAGAGATCACGCCAGTCTGATCAACCATACAAACTCTTAGAGCTGCAAGGTTATCAAGTACTGCGCGAGGTGTACGCTGCTGAGGAGTGAAGCCTGTGATTCTGCCTCTTACTGGGCCTATAGGCTCTGTTCCAGGAGCAAGGTTGGCAAGGATAGCGGCGATAAGAGGTCCAGCTGAACCAAACTTAGAACCTTGCTGAGTTGGGATTAGCTGCCTGCCACGCTGGCCAGGGAATAGAGTCTTGGGATCAGGAGTAAATCCATAAGCTCCTACGACGACTACATGCTTGCCAAGATCGATAGGATTGCCTGAACGATCAAGTGCTTCATCTTGGTCATCAATGCCGTAAGGAGTTTGGTTAGGGAGACTATCGCCATTGGTGAGGATGATACCACCGAAAGCAGCACCATCACGATAATCAACTGCGCCAGCAAGTAACTTGGTTCCAAGCACCCCAGTACCATTTTTAGTTACCTTAATAGCGCCATCTGCCTGAACAGTGTAAGTTGCAGGATCTCCAGCCCAAGTAGCAACACCGCTAGCAGAAGCAGGTGCGGGGCTTGTAGGAACGATAGCGATAGTCTGAGAATAGTTTGTTGAAGCGCGATAAGCAGCAGTGGCAGCCTGGTGCAAGAATGACACTTCGCGAACTTCCTCAGCAGAAGCAACTAGCTCGACAGAGCTCTCGGCTCCATCAGAAGGGAAGCTCATTAGGCGTAGTGTTACAGCCTCAGGTACGAGCTCGCCAGTTAAAGCAAAGTGACCATAAACAAAAGGATCATTGTTTACGCGCTCTGGGCTGGCAAGTAGATAATCAGAAACAGCTCTGCTTGCGCCAATTAGTGAGGGGCGAAGGCGAACGGTAGAATCTAGGCCATTAGTAAGCACTCCTCCGATGATGCTCATTGAGCAGAAAGGGGTCTCTACAAGAAGCGCATCCTCACCTTCAGAAGGAGCGTTCAAAGTTACGTGACACTCAATCATACCCTTGTCATTAGGGAAGCACTCGATTGCAGTCTCAGCTCCAGCAACAGCATGGAAGTGAATCTCAACCATGTTGAGTAGATCGCCTACGAGCTTCTGGTCAGCGCTAAAGCTATAAGAGATTCCATCATGGGTATAGTTGCCTACGTTAGCTGCTGCAAAAGGATCTTTGCGACCAAACATATACATGTAAGGGAGTCCATTAAATTGAAACTTCCAGAAATAACCAAGTTTATGCTTAGCCCAATCTAGAACTTCCTGAAGGCTGCTTGAAGCACTAAGCTCTACAGCAGCTGTATCAGCATAGCACTTCTCACAATAAATGAAATCTACATTCTCAAACTCAAGCTTCTCATAACCAGCTTCATTCGCAGCATAACGCTCGCAATGATCAAGATACTCTTTGGCAGAACCATCAATCTTGCTAACTGTAATTGCTGGATCTGCATCTGCGAGGCTTACGACTGTTCTGCTAAACATATCAACTAGCTCTAGTTGGCTAGCCAGGCTAGTTGTGCTATTGAGATTTCCAACGTTAGAAAGTAAGAAAGACGACTGACTTGATAATACGCTAAGATCAGAGTCAGAGAATCCATCAGAAAGTCTATCGGCTACTGCGAAAGCATCCTTAGTATAAAGAACGTAACCAGTAGGAACATTTAGCTCTACGCTGAATACTGAGTCGCCATCAATCCTGATTAGTCTCTCAGAGTCAAAAACTACGAAAGGTCTCTCTCCCTTACGATTGCCAGAGTAAATAATTACGCGCTGACGGACCAGGTTACCTTCTTCGAAAGGAAGAAATACCGCCTTAAGTCCTTCAAGAGTATTGATGATACCCCTGGCACTATCAGCCTCTTGTACTGGAAGAGGTTGAATATTAACAAGAGTATCAAGTTCAAAAGAGCCAGGGATAGCTTGTTTAATTTGAACATGGAAAGGCTTTGCGCCAATGCGAGAAACTGAAATGTTTGCAAAAGGATTGCTTTGCTTTGCAGCAGTAACCACTTGCATGATTTCTGAACGGCTATCAAACTCTTCTACTGTCGAAGTAGCGTTTGTTACGCGGAAAACTTCTTTAGCCAAACCGCTTAAAGCAGTTGCTTGAGCATGAATGCGTAATCCAACTGCAGGATCTGCAGGTAGATTTCTACGCATGTTGTTATCATTGTAGGTGGTAGTGATTTCACCAGCAATGTTACTCAACGTAAGGTTTGTATATGGCATTTAAATCTCCTATTAAGGATTAAGAATTAGGTAATATTCCGATATCAACTAGGATTGTTCTAATGATTGAATCTGCTTTTGCATCAAACTCTCTGAATCTTAAAAAGAATCTGAGAGGTCTACTAAATAGTCTTTGTCCGCTAATTGTTTCAAATTTATCTTCCATTCTTTCTTTAAAGAAAAAACGTTCAGCTCCACGTACTTCATATGCAAATGCAGAATTTATTAATAACTTTTCTAACCATATTGCACGTTTATTTGCAAGTTTATTAGACAAAGCCCAACAATTTAATTCTATTACATGATCAACAGGTCTACTTTCAACTGTTATTACTTTATTAGGTAAACCAGGGCGCATTTCTTGATGTGAATAAGTTGCTTTCCTATGGGGTCTTGAAACACCTTTAGTATCCATCATACCAGGTTTTCTCTCTACTACTTTGAATGATATAACTTCATTTCCATAAATAGAGATATCTTCTGGTGGGTACTCCTCTACTACTTTAATTAAAGCTGTTTCATCAACACCTTCTCTTAATTGAGCATCTTGTACTAGCTTTTGAGTTATTGAGAAAAACAAATCTAATGTCATTGGCTCCGTATTAGGAAGGAATGTACTAGCTATATTTACATTGTATGGATTGCCTATAGTGAATTCATTTAATACTAAATTGTTTAGTATCTCCCCATTACTATCTACTACATTGATAATTACAGTTTCTTGTAAATTTCTAGCCATCTTTATCTTCTCTCTCTAATAGAATTAAACTCTTTACAATATACAGCAATATACTCAACACGACCATTATCTGCTCTATATTTTTGTATACTTTCTGGTCTATAGATCTTTTCTCTTTTATAAGGTATTATAAGATTTCCTTCTAAATCAAGACTCAATTCTACGATTTTATCATTATATGATATTTTTTCGTCATATCTTAGATAAAAGATCTTATAGTCAGTAGCAAGATTACCAGGTCTATAATCCTCAATCTTATCAGCTTTACCTCCTACTGATCCGCTAAGAGTAGAATAACATCTAGTAAATCTCTCGTTCCAAATGAAACCTTCTCCTAGACAATATTTGCATTGGTTTTCTTGGTCAGGCTCATCAGTTAACTTTGAACTACAAGCGCATTTTATTTTCTTTCCAGAAACATCAATAGCTGTTTCTCTTATTAAAGCTAAATGATTATGAGGCATATTATTATTCGCCCCATAAACTAGCTCATCAAATTCTTTTCTAAGATCAAGCTCTCTAGTCCCAGGGCGTTGTCTTCGAATAGGAGGGATCATTATCTGCCTCCTCTTTGAACTCTAGTAACTGAGGAATAATAGTATTCATTCCATCCAGAGTATCCATGCTTGTACTTCTTCTCTCCATGAGCTCTATACATAGAGTTTTGAGTAGGTTGCAAGAATGGTTCGTTCCATGGGTCGTGCCATTCTCTTGAGCGTTGATTCTTATCAGCTCGCTTATCTCCTTTAAGGGCTGAAGTGGGACCGAGCCCTTGACCAGGTACAATACAACCACCTGCATTGACCACTCTCCACCACTCATCTCTCTCTGCTTTTAACTCATCTATTAGTTGCTTAAGATTAAAATCTAAGCTTCCTCCATTTTGAATTAATAAATCTCCAAGTTGCTTTTGCTTTCCTGAACTTGGAGATGATGCTCCTACTGGCATGCTAAATAACTTGATAGCCGCGTCAAACATTACAAATCTTGTTCTAGCAAAGAGATATCTCTCTGATGTTGGGCGTACCCCAGTTATATTATCAGCTTCTAAAGAGGACCAATGTATTGCTAGAGCGAGAGTATCATCACGTACTAAATCTACCCAATTACCCATTTCCATACGAAGCATTTCTGTTGAACAATAAAAAGGATTATATTCCGTTGAAAATGAATAAAAGAGATCACTATTTAAAGAAATTCCATCTTCGCTTGATATTTCTTTAAACAATTTAACCACTATTAATGAATTAAAATCTAAACCACAATCAGCTGCACTAATTACCGGATTATTAATTACTTTTATATCTTTTTCAAAAACAATTGCTTCACCATTAATTGATACAAGCCAACTCTCTTTCCAATCACCAAGTATCGGAAAGCTAGTTTCATAATAATAGAAACCTAAATCTACTCTTACAGGATCAATGTCTAAGATTACTGTTCCATCAGGTCTTGTTAGAAAAACATTTAATTCTGCTGGGTCAATTAGTTCTCCACAAGAATCTTTAAATAACATCTTTGATTTATATGTTTTGTTTAAAACATAACAATCGCATTTTACTTTTGTTGTTTTTCTAGGTACTTGTGTTGGATTTGCACAAGAGCTATTTCCATTTGAGCAATTTGACATCTTATTTCTCCTTATAGCTCTAATATTATTTTGTTATCTTCTACTGATATTATTTTAAATACTTTACGCTCTCTATCAGATCTAGTTCCATTTGGACCATCAAAGGTTCCGCTAACTGGATAAGATAATAACTCAACGCTCGACTGAGTTATTGTAGATGCATCTAGATTTTTGTTAAACTCAATAACTATTTGTTTCAAACCAAGATCAACATTAATTGCGCCATCATAAGGGGTGATTGATACTACTCTTAATTCTTCTGGATTTACTACGCCTCCAGGTAATTGAGGAATCAGGCTTTCATCTACTCCTATTGGACTTGTAGAAGTATACTCTGGATACACATAAATTGAATCTGTACCAGTTTTAAAATTAATCAAATAAGAATTAACAAGCTTAACCTTACTGTAGCATTTAATAGTAAAGCTTTCATTTAAACTAAAACTTGATTGCTCAAACTTTACCATCACTCCTCTATCGCAACTTCTCCACCTTTGTACGCATCTACTTAATCTCTGAGAGTAATACGCTTGGGCAGGTGCAGGTTCCACCTCATCACTAAACCACCAAACATATTTAGCTTCAGAGCCAACTCCTGCTGTAACTATCTTTATATTTAAAGTAGCTAGTTGCTCATTGTTTTTAGGCTCGTAACTTCCATAACTAGATACTCTTGTCTCTAAGACTCCAAGCTTACTAGGTGAATAAATGGTTCTTTCAGTTATGCATTTGTTCTTTGATATAGGCACTAGTACGTCTGGAAGACCATCTATATTCTCAATATTTGAACCAACCAAGAATAATGAATAGCTTGTATTTTCTTTTAAAGGCTCCTTAGGAGTTACCTTTATAAGAGTTCTTATCTCGCTTCTATCTATTAGATTGACTCCTTCTTCAAAAGATACAGGTGTAGTGTCTAGTACTGTAAGCTCTTCAAACTCACACTCTACAAAACCTTTAAATCCTGGAGATCTAAGAAAATAAGGATTCTCTCCACTAGAAGCGTTAATCCATAAAGAGTTATTGGGCCCCGAAGTTCTATCAAAGTCAGGCCCATATACAATTACAGATTCTTTTACCGACTTTAAATCTACTGCATTATCAAATGCTAAATAGAACTGCTGCCCAATAGGAAATTGAGTTTCATTGTTCTGAGGGAAGCTCAGGTCTGCTAGTAGTTGTATCGCCATCACTGTCCTCTTCGTTTCGTTTTATTTTGATGAATTCGCCTTCATCTTCTATAGTAAATTTATTATAAATTTCATCATCTGCATATTTAAAGTTTTCTTTGATATAAATCTCTAAATCAGTTGGTTCTGTTTTAAAAAATCCCATAAATAGCTCCTTAAAATAATAAAGGCAGATATTGCTACCTGCCTTTATATTATATTTTGTTGACCTTCGCAAGGAAGGTCTTGCTAATTATCAGAGGTTAGCGCGAACAGCAGCCTCAGTGAGATCAGCAATATCGCTAGGAGCAGCATCGATTGAGCCATCCCAGCGGTTCTCAGCGCGCTTGACGTTCTTGAAGACGCCAACGCCTTGACCCTCATGAGCAACAGCAAAGCCGTAACGCTCACGGATCTTGACCTTGACAGTCTCAGTGTTCTCATCGCGCCACTCAACAGTAGTAGCCTCCTCGTCAACGAGGTGGAAACCAACGTTACCTGAAGAGAGAAGGAAGATATCGCCAGTCTCTGACTCAGGATCGTAGGGGCAGAGAGGAGATACAATGATACGGAAGTTAAAGGGGAAGTAGCTGGGGAGCTTAGGAGCAGAGGTCATCATCTGACTACGCTCAAGGTTACCAGTTACAGACTCACCTGAAGCTCCAACACCAGAAGTACCAATGCCGCGAGGGTTGACAACGCGAGTGCCCATTGTAGGACCGCGTGAACCCATTGAGCCATTGCTGTAAGGAGCAAGAGGACCGGGATCGCCAGTGTAGGGATTGAAGATTGAGCCGCCACCATGAGCAAGCATCATTGTACGGAGTACAGGATCTTGAACAAAGGTGTAGTAGAAGAGGGGGTGCATAAGTAGGGTGTCAGGAGTGAAACCCTCCTCGCTCATGTGAGCCATTGCACGCATGAGGTTCTCCATGGTTAGAGAGCCATTAGCGACAAGCTGACCACCAACAAGGCCACGACCGCTGCAAACGCCATAGATTGACTGCGCAGGATTGAGGTTGTCAAAGAGTGAAGTGCCGAGTTGCTTGAGGAAAGCAACAGCCTTCTGCTCCTTGTGACGAACGAGAGCAGCGCCCATGAGCTCGAGGTTCTTGGCCATGATATCGAAAGTGCTGTAACGGAGAGCCTCATCGGTGAAGCTTGCAGCGATACCGCTCTTACCGATATAAGCAGTGCTTACAGCGCCACCCATCTGGAAGCTTACCTCAGGGTAAGTACCAGACTCTTGCACGTCGCCAGCGTAAACAGCGCCCATTGCGCCAGCAAGGATCTGAGTATTGAGACCCTTAGCAGCTACGCGAGTAAAGAGGGGTGTGATGGTGAGCATAGGCTCTACGGGCTCACGAATAAGGATCTCCATTGACTCCTGAAGGAAAGGAGTAATCTCTGAAGAAGAGATTGCATCACGATTCTTGGGAGAGATGGTATTCGCAAAAGACTCCCAACTTACAGATTGCTCTGAGTCAGGAAGCTCACCGCGATTACGAATCATGTCTGCGAGATAACGAGCAGCAGCCTTGCGTGAACTAGGAAGCTGAAGCTCCATGCCGTCAGTTAGCTTTAATGTAGCCATATTATATTAATCCTTTTTGTATAATTCTAATATATTATTGGAGCTTGACGTTGATGACAGCGATCTCGTCAGCAACGGTCTCACCAAAGTGAGCAGGGAAAGTGATGAGGTCAGAGAAGCCACCAGTTGCGCTACCAGGCATCTTGGCAGTAGCATCGAACTCATCGCCATCCCAACCAGTACGAACGCGCTCAAGGTGACCACGAGGCTCCTTGAACATTGCAAGCAGACGACCCACTACGAGGTGATCAGCATGATCCTCATCGCTAGCAACTACGAAGTTGCTCATCGCGTCGAAGCTTACGAAATCGCCAGGACGACCATCGCCAACGAACATCACCATACGCTCCTGAGAAGAAGCTGCAAGGGTATAATCAAACACTGAGAAGCCAGTGAGTCCAGTAGGAAGCCCATTGCCACCTTGCTCCCAAAGGAGAATGATTCCAGCGTCAGCATCAAGAGTCCAATCGCCAAGCTTAGCAAGTAAACTAACATCTGCACGATGACGAGTAGAAGCCATTCCGCTCACAGTCACAGGGGTGCGTGAAGTGTGTGAAGCGACCTTGCCAAGTCTGAGATCATAACCAACAACATTGTCGCCAGAAGCAATGAGTCCAGCATAGCGAGGCATTGCTGAGAGCTCCGCTGAGGTAAGAAGTGTTGCTGCGCCAACAAGTACAGTAGTAGCTTCCTCAGCACAAACGTGAGCAGCCTTCATCTGGATATCAGTGAAGAACTGAATTAGATGCTGCTTCTGATAGTTGGTGAAGTGAAGGTTTGCAGGATCGTCACCAGCCCAGACAAATACGTCATAGGCAAGGATACCTACAGGAGCAGAAATGAATGCGCGAGCAATTGCCTTTGCGCCAGCAAGATCATCAGCAGCCTCATCAAAAGAAGTACCTGCCCAACCAGAAGCCTTCACTGCAGTTGCAAAGTCCTCAAGGCTTACAGTGTCAGCAGCTGTAACGAATGCGCCAGTACGAATATCAATTACGCGAGCAGCAACATCGTTAGCAGTATACTCAAGAATTGTGTCCGCAAGTGCGCCAGCATCAAGGCAACGACGGAGAAGCCCTGAAGGAACAACTCTGCCAGCGCCGTCAAGGCTTACAACCTTGCCAGAAGACATAACAAAGTAATCCTTGCTACGCTCATTCTGCCAAAGTACGGGAAGCCAAGCAGCAGGCTTCCACTCGCCGTGAGGAACTGAAGCGTTCATCTGCACGACGTTATTGGGTGTTAAGTGATCCATTAGATCAGTACGGGTCTTGAAACGACTCTGGAAGCGACTAATAGCCATATTTATTCTCCTAAAAGATTAAATCTTTTTTCTATTAAAAATTCTTAGGATTAAAGCCACGGGGTAGGTATTTGGCTTGAGTTGAGAACCAATTGTCTGCGAACTCTTCACCATCTTTATTTAGGATATTTCTATAAGTATCTAGAACTTTTTTCTCATAAGCTCCCAGATTATCATCTAGGCTCTTAGTTGTAATAACAGTTGTATCTTCAGTAACTACTTTTTCTTCTTGTGCATGATTAGAAGGATTCTCTACTTTTTTGTCAAGAATATTATTAGATACAGGATTATTGTTAATTTCAAGTTCATTTACAATATTATTATCTACAATATCAATTTTTTCTTCTGTTTTATTATCAGAAGCCTTAACAAGATGATTTAGCAGTTCTTTGAATTGATTTGCAAGATTATCATACTTAGCTTGCAATTCTTCGAAACGAACATCAAGTGAATCCTTACTCTCAGAAGACTCACAGCTCATTCTAGAAGCCTTCTTATTTACGCAAGCCATGATCTTAGCTTTGGTTGCATCAGAAGCCTTAGCTCTGCCAATCAAACGCTTAGCTGCAGTTACATGTGCGCAATCAGGGATGGGGAAGCTTCTGTTGGGTCCGCAGAAGGAAGACTCAGGTAATGAGTTGCGCTTCTCTGCCGAGAGCATTGCATCCATCTCAATTGTTAAGGCTTGTAATGCAAGATCAAGAATTTCCCAATCGATATCATCATCGACAACAACTTCAGAATCTTCCATATCAGGAGCTTCATCGAATTGAGCTTGCTGAGCCTCTGTAGGCTCATCAGCTACTTCAAGAAGATCCTCATTACCTTCTACTTGAATATCTAGCTCTTCGTTATCCATGTTCTTCTCCTTCTTCGCAGAACTCTTTTTAGGATGCCCTGCTGGTAATAGATCATTATCTACGGTGTATTTAGGGTTAGATGGTCTTCCACTAGCTACTAGCTTCAAGAACGCATTTACTCTAGCTACACCCCAACCAGAACGAGACATTCCAGGTCTATGTGTACTTGAGAATGCGCCGGCTCCTCTACGATATACAGCCTTGAGCATACCGAGAGAAACCTTCTTGCCTTTCTCACTGCCATGCTTTTCATTGTGAGCTTTAGCTTTCTCTTTCAGAGAGTTAAGCACAGAGCCAACTTCGATCTTTCCAGAAGCTTTAGAAGCAGAGCCTTCAGCATTAACCTTAGAGCCTTTGATTCTCTCGGAGGGCTTAGCTGGAGTCTTAGCTCCTTTCCCTTCAGGGGAGGAGCGAGAAGCGTCTTGGCTTAATGACTCAGTTTGGGCTGAGTCATTTGCGGCGCTGATCTTGATTGCCCAGTCAACTCCGGTAGTTCCTCCCCAGCCGAGCCAAGCTACGTAGCCTCTATCCTTCCAAGGCTCACTCTTGTACTCAGGAGCGACTACAGCGTTCTTCCTGTGCCTGTTAAACGCTGCCATGCGTTTAACTGTCGACAAGCCAATCTCAGCTTTGCTAGCCAGTTGTCTGGCTCGGGCCCAGCCAACCGGCGTCATTCCCTTAACTTCGGAGCCGTACTTAGCTTTCCAGTCGAGTACCTGTTGAGCATTCCCTTTTGCCCCGGCGGGGACTTTAAAGGTTTTCTCATCTTCGATCAGCCCTGTCAAGGAAAAAATCTCTTCCGTCTCCAGAAAATCTTTTTCCATGCTTCCAGAGTAAGTTACTTTAATAACCATTCTCTCTTTGCCTGAGCTTTGTTGAACATATGTCTCTCCATTCTCATGGAGCTCCATCATGTTTTGATCACTCAGAGCCATAGAGTGGTCATACTTTACTTCATCTTCTTTTTCTTCGCTGGAGCTTTCTTCTTCTTTGGTGGCATCATGGGTGCGTTCTTGGTTTGCTTGTAAGCCATTTTGATCTCCTGTATCAAATAGTGAATCGGTTAGAATGATTTCTTGTAGATTATCTCTCTTGGTATCTTGAGTATTATCAAGAGAGTCTGTGATTTCCATTGCTAGGACTTGTGATAGATCATCAGCAGGGGTATTAACAATACTACCCTCAAGAACAATGAAGTCTCCTGTAATGAATACACAGGTTTCTCCATCGTATTGTTCGCCATGTCTATGCTCACAAATTCCGTCTGTAGCCCAGTCGTTGTCACAAATAGAGCATACGTGGCGGTTAGTAGTGCTGCCTGCGCTAAAAGTAAGATAGCGACCATCAAGAAACTTTTTAATCGCGTCTTCATCTGTGATATTTGCCTGCACTCTCATGCGACCTAAGCCGGGCCACTTCTTATCATTTAAAAGGTTATTCTTCTTTAAAGACTGATAGATCCTCTTAGGATTGTCTTCAATAAAAGCGTTCCTAAAATCAACAAAAGAATCTTGGCTACTAAAGAACTGCTCTAACCCGTCAGTAGTCTCTTGCCAAACACCAGATACAAAACGACCTACAGGCTCGCTATGTTGATCATGGTTCTTTAAGATTGGCTTTGGATAGGGGTTAGTAAGAGAGTCAATACCTCTCTGTTGTCCTTGAGTAGAATAAACTCTGTTATTGATCTTTCTACCTGAATGAGAGAGATCATAAGTTACAAGCAAACCTTTTCCTTGAGTATAAGCTCTAGTAAGAAGAGAATCCGTTAAGACAATCTTCTGCTCTTTATCTAAAGTTAAAATTCGTTCATCTGGATTGATTTGAATGTAATCATTATATTTAATAATTTTAGACATGAATTAACCTCTTTTGTATTTAAAATAAATTATTTATTTATTTATTTCAAGATTATGCAAAAGATCAAGTATATTTTTTCCAGATTCAATTTCTTTAAATAAAGATTCAACATCTGAGTTATATTTTGGAGCTAATCTCTCTCCATTTTGATTAGCAGGTCTTGATCTATTATTAGATAAGTTCCTAGCCCCTTGAGGCTCTCCAGGTTTAGCTCCTCTAGTCTCTCTAGAAACATTCATTGCTTGAGCCTCTTCTTTAGCAACACCTTCCTTAGTAATAGCTGAGGTTGGTGATTCTGCTAAGGCTTGTGAGCTTGCTGTGAATGCGCCCATAGTTTTTAATAAAGCTAATGGCTCCTGATAAAGCTTAAAGTAAGTTAAGTCTCTATCTGCATCCTCTACTGGTTGTTCTCCTAAACGCTTACGAGCTTCTTTCTCACCAATGAGATTGTTAAGCCAAAGCTGAATAGTCTGGTTCTCATCTTTAGCGCGCTCTTCTTTATCTACAGTACCAAATCTAATATAAACCATCTTCTCTGGATTGGTTAAAGCATCATCATAACCGCCTTCTAGCAAAAGCTCATTAACCACGTAAGTCTCAATAAAAGTCTTAACATTCTTCTGTAAAGCTTCTACATCTTGAGTTGCTATCTTAGATAAAGTATTTGCAGTGCTTCTATTAGCCATATCACCTTCGCCCATATCTATAGGCGATACTCCAAGCCCTGCATAAACTCTCTTCTTAAAGTAATCTAAGTAATCTTTGATATCTAATGCTTTACCCTGTGCACCTACTACTTCAATATTATGTCTATGGTCAGATACAAATACGCCTCCAGAAGGCATATACTCGATTGTCTGCTTAACTAAGTCAGACTCCTTAATACCATCAGGACTATAACGCTCAGGCATATTATCGTTACCAACCTTGTAATGAAACAAAGGATGCAAGTTACTATCAATCATATTCTCAATAGACTCTTCCATCCTTCTAAGCAAAGCTAAATCTTCTAGTACTGGAAGTATCTCTGGAGTCCCCATAGTGAACCCAGGTTTTCTATTAGTATAGAAGTGAATAACATCTTCAGGAGAGAACTCTTTCCACTCACCAGTATTAGGTTGCTCTTGCATTACTTTCTTGATCTCGCCATTCCTCTTAATCTTAAACCAAAGATTCTCAAATGGCAGAATATAGTAACCTGCAACTGGATCTAAAGCAGCCCCATCTAGCTGTCTAATTTTGCCTGTAGATGCATCTTTACTACGCACCTTTACCCAGGCACAGTTAGAGTATCTAATGAGATCGTGGGCCAAATCAGACATCAATAAATCAAAGGGCTGACCAGAGACCAACTCGATCTCTTTAATCCTGCGCTTAATATAATCAACAGTCTCTCTGTCATTACCTACGAACTCCCAACCTGCTAAAACAAAGCGCTGTACTTTCTTTTGAATAGCTTTGAACAAGAAAGCATCAGTATCTTGAGCTATTTGAATTTCAGTTAAGTCGTACTCAGGCTTGAACCAATTACCTCTATGTCTATCTGCATAAGGCATAGACCTAGCATTGATTCGCTTGACGCGCACCCCAGAGATTCTTTCTGCATTAATAGGCTTGTTTCTATCCTGGAGTATAATCTCTCTACTATCTGATAGAACCTTTAAAGCTTCACTAATTAATAAATTGTTCATCTAGTTCCCCCATTGATAGCTTCTGATGTTTCTTGCCTAACTTGATTACCATCCCTAGATACTTGATCATTTAATTGATTTAACTCTCCACCTAATCTTTGAGTTTGCAATATAGTTTCAAGTATTCTTGGATCTTCTCTTTGTATTTGAGTTTGATTTCTTCTAGGTTGATCAGTTGGTGGATTGGCTGCTCTCTGTATACTTGGTGTAGGACTTACAGATTTATAAGTAATTCTGAAGTTATTTGCAGTGTTATTTGTCATTTCTTCATCATAAAACAAATTAAATCTATCATTATTACTAAATACTACTTTAAAAGCAGGTATTTCACTATAAATATAAAAAATATTTTTATGTCTTATGCCGTCGTCTATAACTTCTTCTTTTTTAAAGAAATCATCTTTTATATAACTACTAAAATTTATATCTGAAAATATATCAATTATATTTTTAAAATTAACATTAAGTTCAATAGATGCTAAAGTATCCAATCTTTTAATAATCCTAATGTAATTTGCATACTTTCTGTTGCTTACTAAGAAATACAAATGAGATGCATTGTCTAGTATGTCTAGTTTAAAAGACTGATTCTTCTCTCTAAATACAACTTCAGTTAAATAACTAGCCAAACCTTCAGTTATTACTCGTAAGCTACCTACAGTAAAAGCTTTCTCTACAAGCAGTGATTGTAGAAAAGCCCCAATGTAAGAACTTCCTTCTGCAAAGAAAATACCTTTATAATTTTTATAAAAGTCATAAAGCTCTAAAACAAAATTATTTATAAATGTTGGATAGTCTACTTCGTCTGCAATATTTATTTGAGGTTTTAACTCATAAAATTCAATATGCTCTTTGTAATTTTTACCTCCAGTAAAAACCCCAGACTCATAAAAAGTAGCAATATCTTCGTAATCTAATAATGTTAATATCCATCTAGCTAAATAGAAAAAACGATATTGATCAGCATCTAAACTAGTTAGGCTTTTACTAGTAAGTAATGCATGATCTATTGATTCTGAATCTTCAAATAAAGCTTCTTTGTCTGGAAAGTTCCTATTTCTCACAAAGAAGTTCGTACCCATAGATTGCAAAACATGTATATGCTCATGAAACAGCGTAGAGAAAAGCTTATTGAATGTGAATTGATAGTTCTCATTATATGAATCTATTTGTTCGAATTGCATTACAAACTGACTCGGATTAATTCTGTCAGTAATTATTTTCTCAGTATATAGCTGAGTATCTTCAAATTCTCTATTTGTAATGTAGCCTATACAGTGGAAATCAGAATCTAACCAATTCTCATTCTTATTGTTAAATTGAACCTCTATTACTGATTCTTCGTCTTGTCCCCTTTTTACTCTTGCTGCTACATTGTCTTCTATTGGATCACTATCAGTAGAATCTTCTCTTGTTTTTATTATTAAATTTCTAGGTAATTTAAAATCTACTTCGTATTTATTTGAAATTTGGTTTTCATAATCATCCAAAACATAATTGTAATAATACTTTAAAAAGAAATCTTTATTCTTAAATCTTTTTAAAATAAAACTGTCTAGAGAATAACCAAAGAAAGCTGATACGAAGAAATGCCTTAATCCTTCAAGTGGTAATGTTACTACTCCATCGCTTAAAGATATTTGTTTAAATGATATTGAATGCTTTTTTAAATAATCATCCATCACAGTTCTAGAGTTTGGAATTAACTCTCCAGCTTCTTCATCTTTTATATAAAAGACCCTAACTCTAGATTCCTCATTAGTAATCAAATTTTCTTCTTCAAGTTTTTTAAATATACCTTTTTCTAATTTTAAACTTGTTCTTGGTGTTTCTTGTTTAAGAACATTTTGTAGCTTTTTAGCTAATTTATATTTTATAAAAGGAATTGCTGAATTTAATAAACTTTGTGGAGAAAAATTACCAATAACAAAATTATTACCTTCTATTTTATAAAAGTTATTTATGTTTTTTAATAAATTGATTAAGTCTAAAGCTTTTAATTTATTAAAGAAGTTATCTATAACAAAGTTGCCTTGATCCTCTTTTAAGAAATTACTAAAGTTTAAATCATAAAAAGGTGAGTTGGGATTGAACAAAACAAACTCACTATCTGGATCATTATTAAGCTTACTAGCTTTTGGCCAGTACTCTGAGTTTGGTTTATTTTCTTCTGACTCCTCTTTGTAGAAGTTTAATGGATAATTTAGCTGCCTCTCATTTACTTCTGAGATTGCATCTAAGTTTATAAAATCAATAGATACTTCTTCTTCTTTTTCTCTTAAGAAGATTTCGTTTTCTATATTTTGAAATAAAGGGTAATCATTCCAAGTCAAAGAGTCATAGTTAAAATTATTAATAATAATATCTTCTGGTGACTCTTTCTTAATAGTCTTCCAGTGTATTGCTGAATATTCTTTCTCTATGTAAACCCTTACTTCTTCATTTGGTTTTACAGTTCCTAAAATATTTTTTATTTCACTACTATTATTTATTCCAAATATCTTATCTCTAGTAAGTACTGAAATTAAGTTTTCAAACCAAGCTTTTGCTGAATCTGATTGGCTTTTTGGAACCTTTAAAACTATAACAGTAACGTTAGTCTTAATAGGTTGTAGCGGTTTCCTATCTCCGCCGACTAAATTGTCTACTTTTATTTCAGTAATAGTTTCTACTTTAGGAATCTGTTCTGTCACGTAAAGAACTCTAGCTCTTTCTGCTAACTCTTTTGCTTTTTTATTTTTATATTCATCATCTAATCGGAAATAAGCTTCTTCTACAAAGCGCTCTACATTTGCCATTTCATTGGCAGTCATAATACCATTAAGTCTCTCTTCTTGATCTGCTCTATAGATTCTATCTATCTCCCTACCTCTTTCTTTCCACTCGCTTACTTGCCCTACTAGACCTGTTGCAGCAGGGGTTAATTTCTCCATATATGTTTTTACATTCCCTGGACTATAAGGGTTTATTTGGGCTCCTATACTTTGAATGTTTTCAAATGTATTACTAATTCGACGTATAGATGCCATTCAATATCCCCTCATAAATTGAATCTAGATTCGTATCATTAACTACCAGGTGATTAGCTACATCCTGGCAATCGTTTAAATCTATCTTAATTAAGTTATTAGCATCTATAATAGCTACTTCATCCGGATTTAAAGTAAATACAGAGCCATTTGAATTATCAAAAGATAGTGTGTCTTTTGATTGATTCAATTTAACTTCAGTACCAGGCTTTGTTTTCTCAATAATAGATTTAAATACTTCTTGGTTTTCTTTAATCTTTTTACAATTCGAAAGCCCATTAGTTATTAATTCCCAAACAGCTCTTAATAATCTAATTAGATGCAAGAGATTCTTTATTTCTCCAAGCAAAGAGATCTCAAGATTAGCGAACTCTCCCAAGAAAGCTTCGAAGCCTTTAAATGTAGCAATGATGTTATTTACCTGAGATTGTATATAGTTCTTTAATTCATCAAGCTTAGTAACTACTACTTTCTCTATGTTACTAAAAAACTGAGTTACTTGAGCGTCTGACTTTCTTAAAGCTGCGATAATATCACTACTCTTCTGACCTCCAAAGATTTTATAATCTCCTTCTACGTAATTAGAAGAGATATCTAAGCCATATTTACCTAGTAAGAAATCAGCAAGATTCCAGCGATCACCTTCAGCAGTGCTTTGAAGATTTAAGTTAGCAGGATTTCTATTTAGTCCTAGGCGTTCTCTACGATAATACTCGTCTATTAGTGGGCCTCCATAAACACGCTCACCCATCATAAAGTCTCTATCTACAGTTCTAGGCGTTTGATTTGCTGCGTTCTGAGCAGTGCCAAGTATAGAAGCCGCCTGTCCTCTATCACCATAATCTCTTGGGTTTACACTTAGTCTTAAATCTGCCTTCTTAACTGTACTTCTATAAATCATTGGTCTAACTTTTATCTTCATCTGTTCGGAGATAACTTGTTTCTTTCTCTTCTCTGCCAGATCTAATAAAGATTGCTTTGCTGTTGAATCTGTAACTAAGCCAGCCTGCCTTACATATGCTAAATAAAGTGCGTCCTTTTCAGCTATAGCTATCGCTCCTTGCTTATAAGCATCATAGTCAGGAACTTTTCTGACTGTATCTTCAGCAACTAACTCTATTTTAGCTTTATTCTGAACTACTGGGTCGCTAAGAGTTTCTATTAATTCAGATTCTCTTCCAGCTAATTCATGTAATCTTTTCTCAGCATCATACACTCTCTTTGCTGCAGCTTCTCTAGCGCTATACATTACTTCTAAATCATTCAGCTCTCTCTCTATCTCCGCTGGAGGAAGTCCTGCATTCAAGATAGTATTGAGAGTCTCTCCACTCTGTTCAGCTAACCAGCTTAGAAATAATAATTTAAAATTCTCAAAGCTAATATACTTCAACTCATCATAGCTTAAACTATTAAGCACTGTTGCTACGTTAACAGCAGGCGTTGGGTTTGAAGCCATGTCTAAAAATTCACTACTACTCATGTAATTTAACAAGCCTACTTCGCTTCTCCCAATACGTCCGACTACTTGCTCTCCTGACTGTCCAGCATATATATTCCTGTCAATAAGGTCTTTTACCCAAATAATAAAATCAACTAAAAGTTTGACCCATTGATTATCTACTTCAACCTTTTGGTTCTCCGTATAATCTTTTAAGAAATTATAATCGTTCGTAGCAGTTATTAATTCCTTAAGAGCTTCATAGATTTTTGCATCTAAAGATTTCAATTCAGACTCATAGGAATCTACTACTCCTAAGGTCTCAAATAATCTTCTACCAGCTAAGAATGCTTTATAACCTGCATCTGTAATCTTATTAATTAGCTTAGTGCCTTCTTCTAGTATCTTCAGTTGACTTCTATAAAGAGAAGCCAACGCTTGAAGCGTTGTAGATACGGCGTTTCTTATACAATCAATAAAGGGGAATATTAATCTAGGAATATTCTCTACAAAAGAAACAAGACTACCTACTATTGTTTTAATAATAGGTCCAAGTACTATGCTAGGATCTAATCTAAACTTTAATAGATCTGCAGAGTATTTAATAAATAGTGTCGGTAACAGTAGGTTCAAGCCTTTTAAGTTTGCTGGACAAAGCAAATTCTCTCCAAAAGAAATTGCAAAGTTACAAACGTATTTCATTAGCTCAAGAGGATTCATATCTAAATCTATTTGCTTAAGAAGATCTTTGATTTTATTAATCATCTTCCCAAGATCAAATAAAAACTCTAATGCTGGAGATATGAACTCTAGCTTGATATCAATAAAACAATTGAAACATTTCTCTAAGCCAAAGTTTTGATTTCCAAATACTTTTCCATCTTCACCAAACAACCAAGTATCTAAAGTCTTACTTACTTTTAAACCTGCATTTGCATTAACACCATTAGTAAATCTTTTCTTATAAAATACTTCTGCTGGCTTATCATTAAATAAATTAAAATCTGATTTAGATCTTTCTTCATTAACAAAAAAATCTACTTCTTCTTGACGCTTGCCATCTATGTCTGTGATTGAGCAATCAGCATAGCTATTGTTAATAAATATCTCTTTAAATGTTTTTTCTTTTTTATTGTCTACTTCGTTTTTTATTTCAGCTAAAGGTTGAACTAAGTTTTCTAGAGTATTGTTACTAGCAACTACTGCCGCGCTCAATCCTCTTTGTAATTCTATAAGTACAGGCAAATAACTAATAGATGAGTTAATATCAATTTCATCTAATGAAGAGTTACTTAAAGACTTAATCAAGCCTTCTTCATAAGCTCTAATTAGCTGATCAATATCAATTAACAATAGATCTTCGTTCATTGGCCCACATCTTTGTATTTATTGCGTTTATTTCTAGGCTTACTTAGATTCTCTTTATACTCTATTGCTTGATTGATAGCTTCTTCTGAGAAGGTATCAATGCTAGTCTCATCTATAGGTATCCCTAATGCTTTAAAGAGTAAGAAGGTTTGTACTAGTGATTCTCTTAAATCATTCCTGTGCACAAAGTCTCTAGCAATCTTTTTATATAATCTTTCATATAATTCTTCTAGTTCATTATCATCTTTTTCATAATCATTATCTTCTCTATTTAAAAGATTCTTTAACATTATTTATAAAGCTCCGAGATAAGATCGTTTGCTTCTTTATACTGAATTTCTTTTCGCATTTCTAAAAGCATTATGTAGTCTTCATAAGTGATACTAGTTTTATTACCACCAAAAACTGCATTAGCATGTCTTTTTAGCGCAGTGTTTTTACTAATGTCGTGAGTATACTTATGTGGAGACTTTGTTGCTAAGTTATCAATTTCATCTTTTTTATTCTTCAGCTGATTAATTATATCAACAGCTTCTTTTTTCAAAGACTCTAATTTCTTTTTAACTGCATTTACCTCCGCCTTGGTAAAAGCAATACTAGGGTTCTCTCTAGCTTTCTTTAATAATAAAGCTAATTCTAAATCAGTATATTCAATATTTTCTTCAATAGAATCTTTTACACTTTGCATTTCTTCTTTAGAAGAAGAGATGCTTTTGAATAGATTTCTATTTTCTCTATTTAATTTATTTAAATAAAGATCATCAAAGAATTTACTCATTAAATATCACCTATAACTCTTTTAACAAAAGTTAGTTTAAGGTTTATATCGTTTTTAACTTTGGGGCTTTCATGTCCAGGGCAATATATCCTTACCCATATAGGTATAGCTGTCTCTGTATTAGCTACTAAGTTATTACCTAGCCCTGGTAAATCACAAGCCGAATTAATTAAAACTTCTCCCCACTCTTTATCAGTAGGCTGCTCCTCGCCGTATCTTAGCTTAACTGACCAGCCTGTGCTTGAGAATAAATCTCCTTCAATAAGCTCAGGCATCTCAGGTTTAATTTTAAGATTCGTATAGTAGAACTCAGAAGAGTAATTTCTTATATAGATTTTCTCTTCATGAGCGCCGCCAGTAAAACCATTATGAGAACTCATTAATTCAGTTAATGGCTCTAGTTCTGAATTCAAAATAACTAAGCTCATATCTTGTTTCCTCTGTTTTTATTAAACCCACTACTATGGTCATTTCTTCTACCAGTAAATGGAACTCCAGCTAACGCCGCACCAGATACGGTCATTATTCTCATATTTGTTCCCATATTACCTTTATCTTTACTAGTCAACATTTTTTGCGCATAACTTGCTCCGATACCTCTCCCTTTTACTTCATCTGGTGTCATTTTTCCAATTGCATTTAAAGCTTGAGTTCTCACTGATTCGGCTGCTTGTCCCAGCACTGCAGATCTATGCTGTTGAAGTACTAGGTCTTCATTACCTGCTTTAACGGAGAGTGATAAACTATCATCGGATCCAGCAAAATAATCTTTAAGTTTCGGTTGGTTTATATCTCCTCCTGCATGTAATTCTCCGTATTCGCCAGTTCTAATTTCTCCAATTGTCTTTCCATCAAGCTCTCCAAGTTTTATTTCTCTTAATTCTGCTTGTGCTGCAACTGCTGGTTTATTAACTAAAGCACCATAAGCGTCTTCTCCCATAAGCTTTTTCATCATTCCTACTTCAATATCTCCCATTGATTGCTGAACCATCCTTCCCGCTCCTCTTAATCCTACTGCAGCTAAAGCTCCAACTCCAGCACCAGATTCAAACTCTCCTCCTGCTGCGTAGTTAACTAATCCACCTAAAGCCCCAGCAGTAGCTAACATCCCTACTTCTTGGCCTAAAGTTTTATCTTCTAAACTAAAAAGATTAGTTAATGGTGAAGTTGCTCTTGTTTGACCAGCTCTACTGTATCCTGAAAATAACTCTCCAGTCTCATTAAGATTTCTTGCCATATCTTCGAAAGAACCAAGAGTCCCGTAATTCCCTTCTTTTTGAGAAGCTAAAAAATTATCTCTAGCTTTAGTAATATTTGCAAATTCAACATCAGATAAATCTCTTCCTGCAGCAGTATTTAGTTCAGATCTGAGATTTGTCGCATCGTACCCACTCCCAAGACTATTTTTAAGTGCCGCATTAGTTGCATTTTGTTGCGCATCACTTAATCCCGAAATCAATCTTCCACCCATTACACTTGTGAAATCATCCATAGCTCTTGTAACATTTTCGCTACCCGCTCTTATTGCTGCACCTGATCCAAGAACAGCATTACCAATAACATCTGGAGTTATTGAAGTTACAGCATTGTAACCAGATTCTATTGCAGCTTTAGCTCCACTCATTTTAGCTAAAAGTTTTGCTATACTCATGTGTTATTTCCAACTTCTAGAAGCGCGTTTTCCAAAATGGCCTCTTTTTTGTGCGTGTTGAATTTCACTTATAGGAGTCATTCCTCTACTAGTATTATGATACTTATTGATTCCATCTAATATAATGCTTTTGGATTTTTCAGGATCTTTTTCTACGTTTTGTCTACTAATCTCTAATAAGTGATATAAACCAGGAACGCCTTCTTTTTTATTCTTATCAAATAAAGCGGAGGCTTCATCTTGCTTTGCTAGTTTATTAATAGCCTCTAACTTATGAAATGTAGGTACTGAAGGAAACATATGCTTACCTGAGTAAACTGATTCTTCTAGTACTAAGGCTCCTAAAGCTAACATAAATGCGTCAAGCCTGTGGTCTCCTACAAGTTCGTTTTGCTTACCATATATAGGCTTATTATTTTGGGCGTTATATTTCTCTATTACATAATTAAAGAACTGGTCTGTTAATGTCTTGTCAGTTACAGGATATTTAAACAAATTCTCTTGTAAAATTCTAGTAGCGTTCTCTACTAAGAAATGTTTCCCTGTTTTCTTTATATCTTCGTTAGTTACAGGATCTTTTAGAATTACATTCGATGAGAAGTTAAAAGCTTTTAATCTATCGTAGATCTTAACAGCTTCTTCCTCCATAGGAGTTTTGTTCTGCTTGCTTCTAAGAGCATAAGACTCCCATTTAATATCTTCTATAATAGTATGCCCATAGCCCTCGTCAGCATATATATAATCTGGCCGCCATTTATAATTGAGATTCATTAACTCTTTAATCCATCTCTTAGCAGAGAACTCAGAAGATGGAACGTTTACAGCATCTAAGCCAATCCAAACTTTATCTTGTGGAAAATATCCAACAACATAAAACTCAGTACCTGCGTTTTTATTCCAGTCTATACCTATAGCCTTGATACAGTCGTTAACAGAGCGCAGCCCTAACTTCTTTTGCAGAACATTTAACTCTGCAGCATCATCATAGCTGTAATCTAGCCTTGCATGGTTTATCCAATTCTTCTTGAAAACACCTTTCTCATCATCAGTAAATACAGCCATATATTCTGACATAAAAGACTCAGGTGTAGAATCTCTTATAATATCAGCTTTGATCTGCTCCCAGAAAGGCAAGATAGAAGTAGGTAAATGATCTGATTTGAAATCAGAACGCTTTTGAGTCCACTCGTGAAACTTGCCTTTCTCTCCGATAGGCGTAGAGGTGGCAATTAATATCGTATCTGGAGTAGTAGCAAGTATAGGGTTAATCACCTTAGTTAATACTTCTTCTGGAATCATATCCATCTCGTCTAGATAAACTACATTCGCAGAGAAACCACGCATAGTACCACCACCAGAACCATCTTGCCTTACACCTATACCTGATACGAATCCTTGAATTAAACCGCCATTCTTAAACTCCATCTTAAATGTAGGAGTCTTAATATATAAACTGTCTCCAGTACCAGAAATTACTTCTTGTCTAAGCTCTACATTTCTTTTTAGAAGCTTTTCCATTTCTTCAAAGATGTTAGTTAGCTGAGCCTGATAAGGAGTAACTACCATTATAGAAGGCCCAAGATAAACAATATTACCTTGCGAGTCACGACCTCTATCTAGCTTCATGTTAAACGCGTAATAAATAAGCTTTAGAGCCATGGCAAAGCTCTTACCTGCACGACGCCCTTCAAGTATAGCAATACGCTTACTAGTGCACCTTATTTGCTCTTTCTGATAGCTTCTAATAAACCACTTAGAGTCTTCATCGCTAAAACCAAACATGAGCTCGCACCAAGTAACAGGATCGATAGAAGCTTTTAGCAACTTAGTGGCGTGCTCTTGAGTCATGCCTGTTTTTTCAGACAGCTCTTCTATCTTAGAAGCAGCCCCATCAGGCAATTTCCTAGCAACAAAATTACATTTAATAGTATTTTCGCCATATTTATAATGTTGCCTAATCTGGCAATTGATACAACCTCTAGTTGTATCCATATTTATCTTATCTTTAAAGTAATCCAATATTTCTTCAGAAGCTTTTGCATCTGGATTTTGATGCTCAACTCCATACTCATTTACAGTGTAAAGTTCTTCTTGAATTAAAGCTCTAATCTTTGGGTGCATATTAGTATCTCTTATAGTGGCTAAACATATCTCTATTCATATGTACTATATTAGCTTCTTGACCAAAAGCACTTCTTGCATTCATATGAGACTTATTCATTGCTTGTAGTGCGCGCTCTCTCATTGTTACTGCATTCTGAGTAAAGAATGCAGCAGTATCTCCTGCATAATTTAAACCCTTATTTCTTTGAGCCCTAGCGAATCCACCTTCCACCATTGCATAAGTGCTCGAAACTACTTCTTTCATTGCATAAATTCCCGCACCCGCTATTGCTAAACCTGCTAAGCTTGAACCAATATTTGCACCTACCGCAGCACCCCCAGCAGCACCAAAAATATAACCGAACATTCCAGTTATATTTTCATTTAAAATTTCCATTCCTACATAGTTATTTACTACTGAAGCAGCGCCACTCAAAAAAGCCGATCCAGCAGTAGCGCCAATACTTGCTGCTGTATGAGCAACCATTATACTCGATGCTCTAGCAAGCAAAGGCATTCTTGCATACGGTCCAGTTAAACCAGCTGCATATTGATAAGACATAGCTGTTCCAGTATTAACTTTTAAAAACTTATCAGCTTTTGCTCTATCAATAATATCTCCACCAACTACAGTCGCATTCATTGCAGAATAGTTTGCGAAAGCATCTCTTACTAAATATCCCGGAAGCCCTTGTACGCCTTCTTCTGCAACAGCTTGAATTCCAAAGACAGCAGATAATGCTAAAGGAAGCGCTACGCTTAGTTTGCTACCCTGAATAATTCCTCCAGGAATTAAATTAGAGCCTACTGCCGTAGAGTAATTTCCTGGCAAATTAGCTTCAAATTTTAAAGGGTTACTAAATAATCCGGTGCCATTTGACGGCATTATATTTGTAACACCAAACTTCGCTTGTCTAGATAAATTGGAAAAATTTTGATCACTAAATACAGCGCCAAAACCTAAGTTTCCAACAATTTTTTCAGCACCTACCGCATAAAAAGCGCCAGATAGAGCTCGCTCTCCAAGCATCTTTCTAGTAAGCATTGCCGCTCCAGTACCTTCTGCAACAGCAGCTCCATTCTCAAGTAAAGATATCATATCCATAATTACATCCTATGATGGCCAATTGGAGAGTTAAATTGATTACGCAATGCGCTTTGCTGCATAGCCGCCATTGTTTGTTTTCTTTTAAAAGATTCAATTTCTCTTATTTTAGCTTCTGTAGACTTTTGATTCATTTCTGACTCATATACAGAATCAGAAGTAATCAACTTAGCCATCTCTACATTGTTTTGATTTACATTTCCAACCTTCATCTTCTCAGTTAATCTATCGGAACCTCGAGTCCTCATAAGTCTGCCGATCTCATACTTTTGCTGATCAAGTACACTTGTTATAGAATTGCTAGGTTGTCCGTAAGTCTCCAGATTCATTGCTGAGAATTTAGGATCGTCTGCAAATGGCTTCTCAAGACTACCTATCTTCTTACCTAGAATCTCTAATTCTTCTTTATTTATATAGCCTTGTCTTTGAGCTTTGTTCATTTCTGCAAACATGCTCATCATATTACTACTATTAACTACTTTAGCGGGATCATTTAACATGTTAAAGGTTACTGTTTGTCCACTAACTTTTGTTATCTCTTTATAAGCTTGGAAATAAGCCTCTGACCACATTCCCTTCTTAGCTTCATAAGCTTGCTCTTCAGCTATTTCAAAAGCTTTTTGGTCATATATAGGCTGCTTACCTTTACCCTTATAAGGAAGATAAGCAGCAGCGCCTCTCTTTAATAATTCTAAGTTCAAGTTTTTACCATCTACATAAACAACACCTACTTGACGACCATAAGTCATATCTCCCGGCTCAGTTACTACTTTCACTTCCTTAGCGTTGGCTAATAATTCTTGAGCTATCTGCTTCGCAGCTTCTGCATATGGCTGAGCAGCTCTATATTCGTGAGCAGTTTCTGGAGCATCTATACCTGCTAAGCGGAACTTAGCTTGACCAGTAGTACCCATAAATTTATTCAATGGATCAATAATTCCACCATCTCTATTCACAGTAATAGTGTCTGCATCTTCTACTGTGATTTGTGTAGGATCAATACTATACTCTATTAAGTTTTTACCTTTAAGAGATGAATACCTTTCTGGATTAACTGGATTTCCCATAGTTACTAGGCTTGGTTGTTCTATAGAGAATCCATATTGTTTTCTAAAAGCAGAGTCTATGTGTTTCTTAAAGAAAAGCCCTATATCTCCTTCTTCAGAAAAGTGCCTTAACATAAACTGTCTATTAATATAATTCTGACGCTCTCTCCTTAAATTATGATCTTCAAGTACAGAGGAAGAATAACCCATACCTTGGTAAGGGGAACCGAAGTCTGTATTCAGTTTACGCATGAAAGCAGCCACACCAGATTCTGACATACCTTCTATAGTGTTTCCATATTTTATATTTAAGTCTGCTTTATAGGCTTCTTCGCTTCCGTACTCTTGAGCCTTAACATTCAAGAATTGCTCATAAGTAGGAGTTAGCAAACTTTTACTAGCTTGTCTTTCTGGAGTAGCTGCCCCAAAACCAGCTAAACCTAAAACAAGCCCGACATAACCTCTCTTTGGAATACTACTTATAATCTCTCCTAAGTTTCTAATACTTGGCGCTTCGGGCATTGAAATAGCTTGCGCTGGATTAGTTCTTGGTACTAGTGGCACTTCTGCTTGCGCTATAACAGTAGGACTTGTTGTCGGCGTTACGGTTGGTATTGTTTCTGGTACTGGAGCTTCTGGTTCACCAAAGCTAACTCTTATTGCATTTTTAAGAAAATCACTTAAAGAACGACCTCTCCTCTGTCTTTGATTTAATTTCGCGCCTCTAGTTATTCTTCCACTTCCAGTTTTTAAAACTACTGCTTGAGCTTTAATAGTAGCGTCAAACTCTGCTTGATAAGTTCCAGCAGCACCAAATCTTCTTTCAAATACTTCAATCTGTTTACTTGCAGATTCTGAATACTCGCTACCTATCCTGCTTAGCTCGCCTCGGTTCTCTGGAAGCAACTCTCCGCTACTACCAAAAAGCCCTGAGATTCTTGGTATTATCTCGTCAAGTATTCTTCCCCTATCAGCGCTGGCATAATCATCTAACCCTCTCATATTTTCAATAAACTTATCTAAAGTAAATATCTTAGTACTTTGAGAAGCGGCTATAGGTGTTGCTTCTGTAACTGCAAGCCCACCAACTTCTCTTGCTTGCTGTACTACCCCCAATCCAGGCTTATATTCTTTTACATTAAAGAATCCACGCTCTGCTAAATCTACTAAGTCACGACCAGCTCGTTGCCTATACAAGACATCTATTAAAGAATCATCTGAACCTGAAACTCGTTTAGTTAAAGCTTGAAAGGCTCCTGCATATTGTTGCGCTTCGTAGTAAGCCCCTCGACCTTGAGTCGCCTCATCTATCAACCTTCTCCCAACTTCTGTATCTTTGCTTACTTCGTCTATGGCCTGCAAGTGCTTTAAACCTTCAGATAATACAATCTTTTCAGAAATAGCTGTATCTGCAAAGCCTGCGTGAAGCTCTTTTGTGTCTGTTAAGTATTTAAACGCATCTTTTTCACCACGTCCCACAGCTGCTGCATACGAATAAAGTCTAGCCTGAACTTCTACACCAAGCGCTGCTGGCTTAGAAACATTAGTAATCAATCCTTGTTTAATAAGCATAGACTGTTGAGTTCTGGCTATATCTAATACGTCTCTTACATCGCCTTCTTTTGTATGCTTAATTAAAGCTTCATACATCCCAGACCAATCACCACTCTTTTGGGCCAATGCTCTTGCTCTTGAAAACTCTACTCCAGTAACGAAGAATGGTTTACCTGTACTAACTGAAATACCTCCAGTAGTTCCGAAGAATGGGTTCTTTGTTTGAAGCTTCTCAGTTCTGCCTGCATTCAGTGCTTCTATTTCTTTTTCATAGCGCCCATACTGATAGCCTCTAACAAAGTCTGACTCATCAATAGCTTCTAAGTTTTTACTTGCTCTATCTGCATTTAAAGCTTCAAATGCTTCTTTTGAGTAAGCATCTATATGCCCGCCAAACTCACCTGATTCGAAGCTAGCGTTAGCAATCCAAGTAACCTTACCTCTTAATAACTTAGGTAACTCATCCTGCAATATCTTTCTGATACTAAACCCCTGTTTTAATTCTAAGTTTTCTCCTTGTTTTCCAAAATAAGTTTCTGAATCATAACCCGCTGCTTCTACTTGAGCTATAAGTTGTTGCTTACTAACGTTTTGTAAATTTATAGCATTAAATAATGCTCTTTTATGAATTACATCTTGGCTCAAAGCTTCACCACTACTATCTACTCCTACTTTCGCTTTTATAAGCTTAGCTTCATCTTCTACCATTTGGACAGCTTGGAACTTATCAGTACGAATCATCTCGTCTTCAATAGCTGATTTTAACACCGGATCTTTTCTAATAGCTTCTACCAGCTTGTCAGTATTCCCCCCTGCATAACTTCCATAAACTGTAGGATTCCTTAAAGCCATTTGTCTTAAAGTATCACTATATTTTATTTCTCTAAAAGTAGCATCCCCGAGATTACTATCTAAAACCGAACCTCTAGATTTATAAGCAGCCTCACCTAACTTAGGTTCTACACCTAACAAAGCATTAGACGTCGGTACAAACATTGTAGTTTTAGCAGATTGATAATCGTGCACAGCAATCTGTGTAATACTATCTCTACCCAACCTACCTGTAGTTTCAATATCTAATAATACTGAATTCTTCAATATCTCTGCTGCATTACCAAAAGCAGAACCAGATATTGGAGTTCTAGTATTAGTTTTAGGATCAAATACAGTTACAGATTGTACTTCTCTACCTTGTCTTAGATACAAATTATATACAGTATCATCTGCAATTTCTTTTGGAGCTAATCTAAAAGTCTCAGTAACCGTTTGCCCATTTGGCAACTTAACTACATATTCTATTTCTTTATACGTATCTCCAGTATTTATAAAAGTAAAATGCTTATTCTTCATCTATCAAAATCTCTTTTGGTAATAACTTCTTTGAGTCAACCTCGTATAAAGCCTGCCTCAACATAGATATTTCCTCCAGAACTCTAGAGTTGTTATTATTCTCTTGAATCTTGGCCATCATCTTAGCCTTAGATTCTCTAGTCTCCACTAACTTCTCTAACCAGCGTTCCCTGCGGCGCTCTAATTTATCAATCATATCTACTACAGGGTGCAACTTAGTAGTCTCAGCTTTCTCACCATTCTCATTAAAAGCTACCACATCACTAATAAGAAAATCTCTACCTTCTCCTTTTTTATCTCCATTAGATAAAATCAAAACGCATCTATTCTTATACAAATCAATTAAAGATAATTCATTAACAATACTCATCTCTACAGGATTACTAGGGTCTACATTTAAATAACTAATATAGTCTATTAATTTTTGTTCAACAAAAACAGTCTCCATAATACATTCTCTACCAATAGGATAATCACTCTCTTCTCCTAATACTAAAGCGCCATTTACATCTCTCTCTGGTATAGGACATTTATTAATAAAAGGACACTTCTTACATCCCATACACATAATAGGAGAAGAAGTATAAACTCCATTCTTATAGTGATTAGACTTAGCTACAATCCTAGCTGCTTTCTCTGGAGGTAGAGAGTTCAAGTATTCATTATGAGTGCCGCCGAAGAATTTAATAAGATCCATATATAACTCCTGAAAATATATAATAAAAAATTTAAAATAAATAATAACATAAATCAATAATTAAATTTCTAAAAAGACCCCGGGGGTGAATTGAAAATATTTGGGAGTAAGAGAGCGCGAGAAAGTATAAAAAATATTTGGGAAAAAGCTGTTACCTATGACGGCAATTAGAAAAATATAAAAAATATTTGGGGGTGTTATTTTTATAGTGGTTGGCACGATCCAAAAGATCCGTGCCCACCCGGGGGGAGTAAGCCCCTGGCCGCTGTGGCCTATAGCTTGAACACACCGTGGGTATGCCCCACAGAAAGTTCTGTGATCACATCATGATCAAGAACAAGCTCGAGAGTATTAACAACAATCCCTGGAACTTCCGCAAGGTCTTCAAGATCGAGTGGTGTAACCGCAATGAGGGCGTCTCTGGTTGGGCTTCGGCCCCTGCCAACATCCCTGACTTCAACGGCAGCACCGACGACCATGAGGACTTGGGTATCATCCTCGCCCTCCAGCGCCACTATGGCACTGCGCAGGTCGACGGGATGTATGTCTCGCCTATGACGGCCCGTTGGGCCGAGGCGTGCACGGTGGGTTTCGTGGTGGATGGGTGGCGCTACGGGCAGGCCTTCGGGCTCGCCTGGCGCGTCCGCGTCCGCTGAGTCGCTGTTGTCTGATCTCTAGCCGCTTAGGCGGCTCAAAAATAAAGTCCTAGGGTCACCATACCTAGGCCGAAACGCCGTGAGGCGTCCGGGGAAAGCCCCGCTGATGAGAATTCACTTGTCAGAATGCCCTTTGCAACAGGACACACACGACCATCATAGCAGCTATCAAGCTGTGTCGTGCAGTGTATGAGACTGGGCTCACCTCCCTCCCGTGCAAAAAGGAGAATCCAATGCACAATCAGTTTGATCCAGAGAATCGCCAGTGGTGCGGGGAGTGGCCCATCGTGGCCATCCCCGCACCTGAGCCTGAGCCCACCCCCGAGCCCACGCCTGACCCTGAGCCTGGTATGGTCACGCGTGTTGAGCGCGTGGCCCAGGAAGGGCTTTCTATTGGTGAGATGATTGCTGAGGGGGTCTCCCTATGGACGCTTGCGTCTTGGGGGATTGCCATCATTGCGAACCTCGCTCGAAAGTTCCGTAAGAAGAACTAAGAGCACCGCTGCCAGGTGTAACTCCTGGCGAAACGACTTCCTCTCGCTTCAAGTGAGAGGTTTGCTGTGAGGTGGAATCACAGCTGTAATAGTTGTCAGGGCTTAGCCCTCTGACGATCCAGCGGGGTCCAATCAGCATTCTTTGCTCCAAATACCTGCGTTTGTTTGCTTTTCGTTAAAAGCAGGGATATGGGAGTCACACCCATTGCAAGTGGCCACTCCTTTCTGAGTCGTAGTCCAGTCGCTACTTATGCGGCGGTACAGTTGATGCCTCAATCAACCCTGTTACTCTGAAATCAGGTTAAAATTCAGAATCTACTAATACGCATAAAAGGAGTATCCTATGCGTAATCTTGTGAAGATGATCCTCGTGAACAACCTCCTCGTCTCTGAGACCCAGGTCACCCAGGGGCTCTTCGAGGAGGTGATGGGGTGGAACCCCACTCGCAAGGTCAGCCGCTTCTCGCCCCCCACGCCTCACCGCTGTGTAAGGGACGTGTCGTGGTTTCAGTGCGTACGCTTCTGCAACAAGCTGAGCGACCTTGAGGGGTTGCAGCGAGCTTATTTGCTTGATGAGACTGCAGAGGTAGCCTTTACAATTGAGGGTGCCAATGGCTACAGGTTGCCCACAGCAGCCGAGGCCAAGGTCTTCGCCAACAAACTCCTCGTAGCAGTTGCCAATAGGAACTCAGAGTTCCTTCTGGATGTGCATAATCACCGCCTCAATGACCTTGGCCTCAAGGGCGTGGGTAGTTCATGGGAGTGGACTATCCAAGATGCGGATAGAAAGTTAGATAAAATTGCCACCTGCGACTCTGAGGCCAGAGGGTGGTTTATGGGTGGTTCAGTGGCGGTGACCTTCCGGGTCGTCCGCTCCCGCTGAGTCGTTGTTGTCTGGTCTAGCCGCTTAGGCGGCTCAAAAATAAAGTCCTAGGGTCACCATACCTAGGCCGAAACGCCGTGAGGCGTCCGGGGAAGCCCTGCTGATGAGCACCCGCACATAAACGTTACAGGCTGCGTTTACTGTGAACCTTCCAAGCCTAAAGAGGAGGAGTTCCTCAAAAGTGAAAGGCTGCGACTTTACTGCAGCCGAGAAGTGTCCCGTGTTCGTGGGAGACATCCACGCTCGTCCAGAGCTGTTGGAAGCCGTCCTCCGCGATTACGGGGATTTGAGGGTCATCCTGCTAGGTGATATCCTCGACGGCCCCGGTGGGGCTCGTGGCTCTGCTGAGCTTGTCAAGATGGCGCGTAAAAACGCCGTTGAGATGGTGCTCGGCAACCATGAGCTGTATCCGATCTTCGCCACAAGCCGGCAACAGCTGGCCCAGTGGTGGGGTGAGGATCCTCATGGGAAGACCGCCGAGAGGATCTGGCAGGAGTGGATGGCGATCCACTCTCTCCTTGATGATGAGGACATGGCATGGCTTCGGTCGTGCCCCCTCTATCTGAGAGGCGAGGGCTGGATTGCCGTTCACGCAAAGACCCTTCCCATCCTTCCTGCCCAGTACGTGACTGGTGCTCCGACCCAAGCTCAGATCGAGCTTGTGGATCACACGGAGAGCACCCCGTTCTGGGCTGAGGCGTACGATGGCCGTTTCGGCCATGCGTACTTTGGGCATACCCGCCTTTCCAAGGTGGGGCGCGCCCAGTGGCCTCATGCGACCCTGCTCGACTGGGACGCAAAGAAGGATGGTACCTGTGGGGTGTGTGTGCTCGGCGGCACACCCCACGCGCTTCTCGGCTAACGCCGAGTTCCCGAACCCTTAAGCTTTTGGGTTAATAAAGCAACAGCCCGACCCCCTAGAGTGGTCACTTCCTGAGCATGAAGGAAAAAACTGCTCACCAAACCCTAGGGTTCACCATACCTAGGTCGAAACCATGCTGGGGGGGTTACACCCCCAGGCATGGTCCGGGGAAGCCCCGCTGATGAGTCAAGCTCACAGATTAAAAAACAAACCGCGCACACAAGGAGAATTCCAATGCGCAACCTCATCGTCACCGCCCTCGCGATCCGCGAGTTCACCCCCACCGCCCCCATTGCTTGCTCCCTCGCCCTCCCTGCCCACACCGATACCACCACCATCGTGGAGCCCCCTGCCCCCGACATGGCGCCCATCTCTACCCCGCCGCTCATCGACATCTCGATGGGCAACATCGTAGAGCAGATGCGGGCCTTTGACCCGCCGCTCTGGGTGCGTCCCGGGGTGGCGGGGTTTAGGGTGGTGTGGGGTGAGGTCACGCCCCCAGTCCCCCTCGAGGTGGAGGTCGGGGGTGTTGGGGGTTGCCTCCCTCACGTGGCGGGGGTGTGGGACGGGAAGCGGATCAGGGTAGCCACGTGGGGGAAGAAGGGGAACAAACAGTTCCACCGCGGCGGACTGGAGGGCACGATAGTGCATGAATTTGCCCACGTACTTCAATGGTATGGGGCCGGCAACAGCATCGGTGATTGGTACTATACCAACCACCACGATGAGCAATCCCACTTGTTCAAGAAGTGGGAAAGTGTCTTGTCCCCGTTCTACGCGGGGTCGCACGAGGCGGAAAGCACCGCCGAAGTGTTCAGGGTGTTAAAGGGGTACCGTTCCGATGAGGAGTGGGAGAACAACTCCCAACTCCTGAAGGAATGGGAAGGTTTCCTTAGGGGGAACGAAGTGTTCAAGCACTTCTTCCCCTAGTCTTCCGACCTGAAGAGGTCATTAAATATACTAGTCCTGGGGTCACCATACCCAGGCCGAAACGCCTCCCTTTTGGGGGCGTCCCGGGAAGCCCGGCTGATGAGAGTTGTAATTCAGCACTCCTTCAGATTCAACCCACCTGCATACAGGAGAATCCTATGCAGACTAAGTCCTCGGCGGCTACCACCGCCCGCCCTAACACCCCCACCCTCCGCGACGCGGAGCAGGCCGCGCTCGCCCGGTGGAGGGCGCTGCCCACCACCACCGCCACCACCCCCACCACCCCCACCCAGGCCGCCGCGCTGCCCCCCGCTGCGCCGTCCACGGAGACCACCATGACCATGGCACAGATCGTTGGTCGCATCACCCTCAAGGTGAGCGCCAAGGAGCGCCCCGCCCGCCTCGCCCCGCCCCAGCGTGCCACCCGCCGCACCCCCCTCACCCGCGCCGCCCTCGCCACCACTCTCCCCATGCTCGAGACGCGCTACGAGCGCGTTGCGGGCACCCTGCGCCTCAACGACAAAGGGGGTGTCGTTTCGCGCCACCCCGCTCTCACCCCCTGGGTGACTTTCGACCCGCAGTCGCGGGATTACAGCATCGATCGCTACATCGACGGCCCCGGGCTCCTCGCCCTCAGCCGCAAGGTGGGCGCCAAGGTGGTGTTCGCCAACGCCACCTTTACCGCCCTCGCCGCCCTTACCCCTGAGCAGCGCGCCCTGCGCCGCGCCGCCCGCCGCGTCGCCCGCCGCACCGAGGCCGAGCGCCTCGACGCCGAGCGCACCGCCCACGCCCTCGCCGCCGCCCACGCCCGCGCCGCCGCCCTCGAGGAGGAGGCCCAGCGCCGCGCCGAGCGCGCCCTGGCCCGCAACACCCTCAAGGCGGAGCGCACCGCCCTCGCCCTCGACCTCGCCGGCGAGATGGGCGTGACCACCGCCGCCGCCCGCCGCGCCCTCCTCGACGCGGACTGGAGCATAGAGGACGCGCGCAACGCCCTTGAGCTCGCCGCCATGAAGGCCGAGGAGCGCAAGGAGCGCAAGGAGGAGCGCAAGGAGGCCGCCGACGCCCTCGCCGCGGCCCCCGCGAAGGTAAAGACCGCCCTGAAGGGCATCGCGAATCAGGCCCTCAAGGGCCGCATCGCCCTGGTCCTCGACAGCCTCAAGGGCCGCCTGCTCGGGGTGGCCCTCAAGGCAGCCCTCGCCGCCGCCGCCACCACCCCCGACGCCAACACCACCCTCACCACCGACCGCCTCCAGTGCATCATCGCCAGCGCTGTCGACGAGGAGCGCATCCGCCGCGATCTCGCGGTGGAGCGCAAGCTCAAGATGAAGGCGGCCATCAAGGCGCGCAGCGAGGAGGTCACCAACCTCTTCGCCCGCGCCAAGGGGGGCGACAAGGGTGTGCCTCAGGCACTCACCCTCGCCATCACCCTCGCCCGCAAGGTGCGTGGCTAAGATGTCTGCTGAGAACAACAGCAACATCACCGCCACCCCCGCCAACGAGCAGGAGAGCACGATGACCACCACCACCACCACCACTACCGCCGCCCCGGCCACTCCCGCCACCGAGCAGGAGCAGGTTGTGCACACGGACAACGTCACCCTCCCCAAGGCCACCCCGTGGGATGCTTCCTTCCTTGAGGCTATCAAGGACCGGGACTTCCCTGAGGCGTTTAAGACCTTGGTGCTGGCGCACTTCAAGGAGCGCCAGCTGCACCCCATGTTGTGCTGGGGCCACCATTCCACCAAGCAGCTTGAGGAGTTCATCTCCAACCAGTTGCCCTTGGACAGCGCCTTGCGCGCGTTCCAGCTGGACACCTGGGGCAGCCGCAGCTTCATTGGGCGGCACTTTTCGCCGCTCTTCAAGGCTCGCTGGGAGTCCCTCAAGAAGAGCCAGGAGGAGGAGGAGATGGCTGAGATCGAGCGCCTCAACAAGCTGGAGGAGGTTAAGCAGGCCGAGCGTGACGCCGATAAGGCCCAGCGCAAGGCTGAGCGTGAGGCTCAGCGTGAGGCCGAGAAGGCTCAGCGCAAGGCTCAGCGTGAGGCTCAGCGTGAGGCCGAGAAGGCTCCCAAGAAGCCTTGGAGGAATGTGCCAAACCTCCACCTCGACCGCACCGAGCTGTCCACCTACACGGTGGAGCAGCTCAAGGCTCTGGCGGTCATCAACGCGACCGCCCTCCTTGTGCAGATCGACAGCACCCTCAGCCTCAAGCTTGTGCAGACTGAGGATGGCTTGGTCATGCCCGAGAGTCCTGCGAAGCCCACGCAGATCATGAAGGGCTTCGGGACCGCCAAGAAGGCGGACCTCATCAAGCTCCTCAACTGGATGGGCTCAGGCGACATGAGCATGCGCCCGGCAGGAGCCACCAGTGACCTCGTCAAGGCGGTTGCCCAAAACTACCGCCCTGAGGAGGAGAAGCCGGAGGAGTCCCTCGCTGAGGTGATGGTGATCGGGAAGGCCGAGAGGCAGGAGAGCGCGAAGGCCAAGAGGCGTCGCCGCGAAAGCATTGTGCAGCTTGAGGAGGCCATCAAGGCTTTCCCCGCGCAGGCTGACGCCATCAAGCCCATCAAGGAGATGGTCTCGGCGGGCGGGGATACCCCGACCCACATTGACCTCGAGCAGGTTGACCGCGCCAGCAAGGCGTTGGAGGGTAACACCCTGGAGCAGGTCAGCTCTCAGGTGGGAGCCACCTACTGCCTGACGCTCCAGGTCTACCCGACCAACGAGCGCACCGCTCATGGCGATGGCAACCATGCCCAGGTCATGAAGGTGGCCTTGGTGCCCAGTGTCGCCTGGCGCCAAGGTGCCAGCTTCTTGGTCAACCAGTTTAACAACTGGATTGGCCTTGAGCAGAACCAGGACTTGGCGAAGAAGCTCAATGCCAAGCCGTTTAAGGTCGAGGTGGACGATTTCATTTTCGTCCAAAACAAGACCGACGAGAACGGCAACGAGTCCGCCATCCCTGAGCTCAACAGGGTATTGACGAAGCTCGGGTATTTGGCGGTCACGCCGGGCTTCTGGCTCAAGAAGAACCACCCCTACTGCGCGTGGATCAAGAGCGTTTTCAAGACGAACTTGGTTGTGCGTGGGCGTGCCCGCAGCATCGCTACCACCCCGTATCAGGCTCAGCTGTCTTTCCAGCTTGAGCGTGATGCCGAGGGCAATGTCATTGGTGTGAGCAACACCCCGGTGTTCGTCGCCGACCTCACGAAGTACGGCCATGTGGGTCTTGATGGTAGCAATATCATCAGCAAGAACCTCATGGGTACGGGGTGGACGCCGGGGGTTGTCGCGCAGATTCGCCTGCACACCAACCCCTACATCGCCCAGTCGTACGGCGTGCAGGGCAAGGGGCTGGCTCGCGCCCACAATGCCTGGGCGGTGCACACCCAGAGCGGGTGGGTCATTAAGACCGACTTCTATGCGAAGAAGTCGATCATTGACCAGGACGACAACCTCTCCCCCGCCGAGAAGGAGAGCGCCATCAAGGCGTTGAAGGCAGAGTACCTGCCCGCAATCATCCTTCACTATGACAACGTGAAGGGCGCGGGCTCGAAGGAGCTCGAGAAGGCGGTCAAGGGCAAGACCACCCTCTTGAACCTCAACCAGTGGGGCATGGAGGATGGTTATGAGTCTGCCCTCTTCGGTGGGGTGATCGCCGAGGATTACCGCGGTCAGAGCACCACGAGCTGGCAGAACGGCCAGCTCTACAGCCCCGAGGTGCTCGACGCCAACAAGGCCTACATCCACAAGCTCCTCGACACTGCCTTCAAGAAGCTGGCGGTTTCGGGAGAGAGTGCACTCTCCGATGTTGAGGGGTTTGATGTTGGCCTGCGGCAGCTTATCGCTGCCCAGCAGGCTAGCAACCACAAGTGGGTGACGTCGGTTGCTTTTGGTGCAAACCAGAAGTGGCCCACGTTCTACTGCGAGCAGATGGATATGCCCGCAGGCTTTGTGGTCGCAGGCTCCAAGATCGGTGGGAAGGCTGACAAGCTGGCAATCACTGGCCAGCCTCAGCTCTACCACCAGTGCTTGGTGGTCGCCAACCGTCTCAGCTGGGACGATGTCAACGCCGTCATCGAGCACCTTGATGGCGAAAAGGTCACCCTCACTGAGCTCCAGGTTAAGTGGCTGGCAGCTTGGGGTAAGATGGGGGTGTCCGATGATGATATCCTCCATCGCCTTCGCTGGATGGCTGGTGGCTTCGTGCCCAATGGCACTGAGTCGCTGATCTGGGTCTCTACTGTAGACCAGAAAACCATGCAGCGAGATTCGGACGGTGACCGCCTCTTGGTGCTTTGGGATAAGGATATGATTAAGCTTGTTGAGGATCACAACAAGTCGATCGAGGCCCTCCTTAAGCCCCACCTGGAGGTGGACAGGAAGACCGCTCTGGATGGCGACCAGAAGTACAAGGACTTGGCCAATGGCGATTGGGGCAACCCAGATATCGCTGAGGAGGCCAATGAGTACATCTGCGCGCCAAACGCAGGTCAGGGGCCCACGGGCGAGTTGGTTAACGCCAACAGCGCTGTGTTGAACCACTTTGTGTGGCAGCAGGTCAACGGCACCTGGCAGCCCGAGTCAGACAAGATGCACCACATCTTGAAGCTTTACGGTTTCATGTGCCTCTTGATCCAATGCTCCATTGACCGCCAGAAAAAGGTCTGGGCGGTCCCGGCTCTGTGCCAGTGGCTGGCGCTGGACTTATATAGTGGAGAGATCACGTCCTACGAAACCCTTGCTCCTGGTGTGGAGAAGTACAGCTTCTTCATTCAGACTAAGAGCGGCGACAAGTCCATCCGCGAGATCCCTGTGCGTACCGGCTACGCCGATATGTTCAACAGGAGCATCATCAAGCCTTGGTTGGCAATGATGATCAACTTGGTGAATGCCAAGAGCACCTGTTTGAACGACACCACTGGGGCTTCTTTCCAGAAGGTGTTTAAGGATGTCGCTCAGGCGTTCTTGGACTCCTCGAACAACCCTGGCGGGTTTGACTGGGCGGCGATCGCTCAGGCAATCGGTGCGCAGGTCTCGGCCGAGGAGCTCAAGAGCAAGTGGGTTTTCCCCGACGAGCTCTACAGCTTTAAGGATCAGGCCTCGCTCTACGTGCCTGTTCCCAAGGCTGCCCCGGGGATCAAGTGGCTCACCACCAAGGCCACCGAGGTCTACTCGGGCTGGCGGAAGGAGAAGGGTATTTCCAACTACCCCTCCAGGCAGCTCTTCTTGAAGTTGAGCGGCCTGACTGCCGACTGGATGGCAAAGCCCAATGCCCACTTTGGCGACGATTCCAGCGCGCTGGACTTCGTCAGGGAGTTCTCGAGCATGATGGCCCGTTCTGTCGCACAGAACCTGGCTAGCGTCGCCAACAGCGAGATCAAGCAGGGGCGCGGCGGCGACACCGCCCGAGAGGCGTTGAAGGAGATCCGTGCCGCGTTGACTGTCTTTGATGTGTACCACCCCGTCAGCAAGCTTATCAAGTATGCTGTGGGGAGGGACGCCAAGCCGGCCAACGTGAGCATGGCCTGTCTCGGTCTCATCCGTATGTGGACCAAGTCTTGGTTGACCTCAGCGGCGACAAACTCCCTGATCGAGTACTTCTCTGTACTTAATCTTTACGGGCAGATCGACGCCAACTTCGACTGGTCTGTCCAGGAGGAGACTGAAGCGACTCGGTCCGTGAAGGAGGAGGTCACCCCCATTGAGGTCGCGAAGAACGTTCTTCGCAACTTGGAGGTGGTCTGCAACGAGGAGAATAAAACCCTCCTCATGCAGATGATCGATGACGTCAATAGCGACGTCAGCCTTGCCACCCTTGTGGAGAAGAACCGCCTTGCCGCTCAGCTTCACGAGTACAGCATCGCGGCTGAGCCCACTGGTGCCGAGCGCATCCTCACCGAGTGGTTGCCTGCGCTGGAGCTGGCCCAGGACAACATCGATATGGCCACAGAGAGGCGTGAGCTTTTCCTGGATGATAGCATATTCCAGGACTTCTGTGGTCTTGTCGGGGATCCCAGCATCGTCACCGAGAGGGCGTTCCTGGATTTTGCCCAGAGGAAGATCCTTCCCGTGTTGAGCAGGAAGCTGCTCAGCCTGACGAAGAGCCAGGCCAACCTGGCGAACCAGGCTGACACCTGCATGCTCAACTGGTACCGCCTTGTGGCGAACCAGGCGGGGTGGGACGCCACGAAGCTTGTGAATAATCTCGCAGGCTTCACCAAGCTGTACCTGCCGCACATGCTCCCTCGCACCCGCGAGATTGTGGATCTCATGACCCCCTTTGTGCAGGCCTATCGCACGAAGGTGTGGATCCTTGACATGTACGGCAAGGTCGGGTCTCTTGGTACGAGCGATCCGCAGGTCCACAATCAGCGGATGGTGACCATGGTCGAGGAGGCGGTCTTCAACATGAAGCACGTCTTCGACCCCACCAGTGGCACTCTCCGCAAGGAGAAGACGATCAAGAGTCGTCCCGAGGTGGCAGTGAGCCCGGCGCTTCGTGCCAAGTTCACCTGGGAGCTCCTTTCTGAGGGGCTTAGCCATTACGGTCTCCACACCACTCGGCGCCCGGCGTTCATCGATACCAAGGATGGTAAGAAGATGATCGTCACTCGCACCGACCGGTGGGTTTACATGGACTCCAAGATGCCCCGCAACTTGGACATCCTGAATAAGGCCTGCGAGCAGGGTCTGGTCATCGGCCACATCTTCAACCCTGACTGGTTGAAGGTGATGTTGGAGTCGGTCAAAAACCAGCTCAATGTCCCGGAGCTCTCGGCTGATGAGAAGGTGAACCTCGAGGCGAAGAAAGACGTGCTTGAGTACGCTCTCGCAGACGTGCTTAGCATGTACGTCATTGAGGACACCTCCCCTCGCACCCACGAGAGGCAGCTACTCGGCTCGCTGGCCTTCCCTGCCTGGTACGGTGGTCGGGATAAGTGCTTCCAGCACACCCCCTTTGACAGCTACCGCACCAGCGCTCACCGCTCGGTGTGGCGCTTCATCATGAGCGTCATGCCCTTGCAGGCTGAGTTTCAGGACAAGGCAGAGCTCTACGACCGCCTGACTGGCTGCCAGACGCTTAACGCGTCGAACAGACGTGGGTTTGCGGTCAGTGAGAACACTGACTGGGTGAACGCCCTCAGCACCAGCTCTTGGGGTACGAGCACGGCCAACTCGGGCTACTCCCGGGCTCCTCGGGACTTCAACACCACCCCCGGCGACATGTTCATCAATGGAACTTGGTCGAAGCCCAATCGCAGCCCTGCTGCGGAGAACCTCGGGATGCTCGACATCCAGGTCGGGAACATCTCGTTCCAGATGAGGACCGACGCTTACGTCTCTAATGCGGGCTGCACCTTCCAGGTCAGCTCTCGCTCCAGGGAAGATTCGGAGAACTGGGTCGAGAATGCCCCCTCCGGGTTTGGGGAGTCCAAGGGAATCCGCGAGATGACCATCATGGCGATGAGGTCGAATGTGGTGACTGGCCGCATCAACGGCCTTGAGGTGAGCAACATTGTTGCTCAGCGCATCGCGGAGCTCCGTTACCAGGACATCAAGGGCTGCGTGGTCTCCGAGGTGGACTTCGAGAAGTTCAAGACGGAGGCGATCATCGGCTGCTGGGGTGCCACAAACGCCCTCGACAGCATCGTCGTCTCCAAGATGTCTGACGACAGCACCTGGGGTCGCTTCAGCGCTAAGACGAGCACGGCCTGGCGCGACTTTGCCAAGGGCAACAATAGGAGCTTCAAGATCCTGCCCCCGGTGAGCTCGCGCTTTTACCAGCTCCTCTTCGCCGCGAAGGGTAACTGAGCATGGAGATCAAGAGCATGAACTCTGTCCTGGCCCTCCTCCCGGCCTCTGACCGGAAGAACTTCGTCGCGAAGCTGATGAAGCTTAGCGTCGATGCGACGGAGCTGTGCAACTTCCTCAACCTCTTTCCTGAGGATGAGCGCGTCGAGGCTCTGAGCAGCTTCCTTGACGGGCAGGTGGAGAAGCCCGCTTCGGCTGGCAACACCACCTACAACGGCACCGTTAACCGGTACGAGATCTCTGGCGGTAGCAATAACCGTATCGAGATCTCGTACGCTGGTGGCGGGTATGCCCGGCAGAGCTCCTCCACCTCAACGCCCAAGCAGGCTGCTGACCGCAGCGCTTGGAACGTCAAGGGTGAGCTCGTCTACCTCAAGGATGAGTGGGTGAGCGTCATCAAGAGCCTCATCGGCGACGGGAAGGCTCTCAACCTCTCCGCCGTTGAGGGCCTGAAGTTCTTGGCCGCCCACAAGGGTGAGGTCTGGGGTTCGATCAACCCGAGCAACTTCATGTATGTGTCGCAGGCCGCTACCAGCATTGATGGCTTGGTTTGCGTTCCTCACACGGATGTGAAGTACGCTTCCGGTCCCGCCTGCTTCCTCACCATGAAGGCGGAGCTCTATGATGCTGCCAAGGCTGCTGGCTTGATCGTGGGCGGGGACAGCGTTGCTTCTCCGGCTGCGCCGGCCCCCAGCGCTGCTGCTCCCGCAACCAAGCCCGCCTCCGATCCCGTAGCTTCGGTGCAGAACTCTCAGGACCTCAACCTCGGTACTGCCTGGTAGATCTAAACTGAGCTGACTCGGCACTCCTTTCGAGGGGTGCCGAAATGGCCTCAGCTTCGGCTGAGGCCATCGGGGACTAAGTCCCCCTGACGACCCGCTTGCGGGGAGTCAGCTCAGTCTTCTTTTAACTTATGGCTTTTCTGATTCGAAGCACAAAATGCAGCATCGACACTCCGCCACCGCTCCGCGGTGAGAGTGTTGCTACGCAACACTCCGCCACAGCCTCCGGCCGTGGCGTGCGTAGCGCCACGGGCGCTACGGCAGCTGTGCCACAGGCAACAGACATACATTGTATGTCGATGGCGTCGTTGATGACAGAACGGCGCCACTGCAAGGACTCTCCTTGTAGTGCCAAGTCTCTTGAAAGGAGCACCTATGTCAAACTCAGCTAACACCCCCGCAACTGCCGAGGACCTCCTGAAGGCCAAGGTGCTCTCCGCCGCGGCGACGCTCACCCAGATGGGCGCCAAGGTGAACACTAGGATGGACGAGCGTGAGACCGCTAACGGCTTGACTCGGTACTTCCAGTTCGAGACTAGCCTCGCCTCAATCGCCACCCTGGATGCGGCCCTCCTTGAGGGTTTGCTGGTCACCGTGACCGTAGCGGCCTACCAAGGCAGCTACACCGGCAAGGAGGCCCTTGAGAAGACAGCGGCTACCTCCGCTGCAAACGCGTTTGCCAATTTTGGCAAGCGCTAAGAAGCGGCCGTCCCACCACCATGGGGACGTTAATTGTCATGGTTTTCTCGTTTTGTTTCCTTTTAAGGAGACGAGACGAGACGAGGAAAGCGTGCAATGCACACCTCGTAAAAAAAGTGGAATACCGTCGTGACGGAAGCCGTAAGGCTCGAGTCGCCTGTCGAGCTGTCTCCTGGGCAGCGAAACGGAAATGCCCACCAGTGGCAGGCCGAAGCGTGCTCCCGCTTCGGTCAATCTGGCCTCCTGCTCGCCGTGCAGGAGGGTCATCTGGCTAGACTATAGCCAGCATGATTAACCAAGGAGGCCCACCGAGTGGGACTTCGGCGAACCACTTAGTGGGCCTCGAAACCCTTTACCAGGAGGGGAGACTTCGGTCTGAATCCTGGTCCTCTGTAGCCGTGCAGGGGAGTCACTTCATCAGTGATCGAACGAGGGCCCACTTAAGTGGGACTACGGCAACCACCTCGGTGGGCCCTCAGCTGTGCTGTCACACAGGATAAAAAACGGCAGGGTCCCCTCCAGGGGGACTTAAATAAAAACTGGCGGTGGTCTACCTGTATCGGTAGAGAAGCTGATTGCGCACCTAAGGGAACGAAAGGTGTGCGCCCAACAAGTGGGTACTCTCAACGCAAGTTGAGAGGGAACTGAATCAACGACTATACTAGTTATGTCGCTGATTGAAAGGATCGAGGGAGCTAAAGCTGTGCACAGCTATGCCCTGATGAACGAGGAGTAATTAACCTCAAGTAGTCGAAGTTGAGAGCCGCGCTGATGAGCGGCGAGACAACAGTCTGGAAAACTGTTGTCTTATACCCGTGGTTGATGGGCATCAAGTGGGGAGGATTTCTAAGTGCATGCTACTCCAAAGCATTGCTTAGTGAATATCTCCCTGCTGGAGGTGGGGTGTTTTGACACCTCACCTTTGGGCTCGCCAGTATCTAAACTGGCTGAGACTTGTGGCAGCGCGAACGCGAGCCCAAGCTAACCAAATCAACCTGGATGGAGACCTAAAAATCTCCTGTCGACGCCCTCATTGAGACGCCTCCACGTGGCGAGGGTGGAGCCCAGCGAAAGCTGCGGTACTAAGTCTCTGCATCGGGTGATCTTCGCAGAAGGTCATCTAGGTGCAACCGCGCAGGACGGATTTCCTG